TATATATATATATATATTATATTATATTATATTATATTTCTTTGGTTCTTTCTTTCAGCCTCTTGCTGAATCACCCATCCCACCCGTTACCAAAAGATAAAATTTCAAACCCAAAAGGAGAACGACACAATGACAGAAATACGAGAAACCGCATACAATCAAACCAACGACCATAAAACAGCAGAGATATCGACCAACGAAGCGGTATGGATCAACAAGCTGCTGCGACTTGCCGGCAAATATCCTAACGAGATACATATTCTTGAACACCCAGATAGCAACTACGGTGTGCTTTTGATTGAGCTACCCAAATCGTGGTTTAAAATCAGTCCACCTAGAACGTGCAACTTGACTGATGCACAGAAAGCAGCGGCATCCGAAAGACTCAAAAATGCTCGTCAGAAACGTACATCTGAAGTGTAAAAAAATGATTTTAAAAACGCACCAATGAGTTTTCAGGTAAATTTATATGTTCTACCAATTGCGTTTTAAATTTGCATAAAAAAATACTATTGAATAGAGGAGCATAAAATGAGTATTGATTTTTATAACCAACATATTTATACCGCACGAAAAGAGCACGAATGCACTTTATGTAGACGCCCCATATTGAAGGGTGAAGAATATGTTTATACTGTTTGTAAATGCTATTGCGAAGATTTGTATACTTCCAAAATGCATCTTACTTGTGATGATTTGACGCATCGTTATATCCAGATTCTGGAGCCAGATGATGAATATAGTGAAATTGACGTGCTGGATGATATTCGTGACCAAGTATGTTCAATTTGTGAGGACAAGGCATCTTGTAAGTGTAAATATTGGGATGTACCTAGGTGCTCAAAAGTTATTGAAACATACCGTTTGTAAGAAGGAGAGTAAAACGATGGCAAGAAAATATTTAAATGACCTCGGCATAAATGATAATTTTATGAAACTAGATCCCAAAGATTCTAGATGGACAAGATGGAATAAGGAAATTGAAGAATATGGATTCCCAGATTATGAAACCTGGTGTCTAGATATTTATTTTTATTGCTGGCTTTATGAGAGGTTGAAAATGTTTTTAGAAGTTAATTGCATAGATTTAAATGTCCATAAATTCAATTTTGAAAACAAAGAATATACTCAAAAAGAGCTTATAGATAAAACGTTGCACGGATGTGAGCTTGCCCTTTCTGAAGCATTCGAGAATAAAAAGCTGACAGAAGACGAAGAAAAATCAGTGTGTGATATTCCTTGGATTTGGGCAACGGTAATGCCTGCAATGTGGTGGTAGGCGAAAATATCTCGGACATGTAATAATTATACCCTATGGGGAGCAAATAGATATATTATTAATAGATTTTTGTACCCTATAAGATATAAATCAAAGAAAGGAAAACAAATCATGGCAAAAAAGAATGTAACCATTTACACTTGCGACTGCTGTAAAAAGGAATTTCCAGTTGAGGGTAACAAGACCACAAACAATCCATTATACCAAGTTAACATACCTTCAAAAATTTATGATTGCGAAGGACGTGGCTATTCTGAGGGACTGTCACGAATAGAACTATGCTCCGACTGCTATTTGGAATTTTGGGATTATGTTCAGGCTAAATATCAAGTAAGTGAACTCTATGATGTATCTATAAAAAAAATGTTTTGAAAAGATTAATATTAAGGAGACTATATGAACTATACACCACCAAAGCGCCGGATTATTCCGCAAGAAGAGCGGAAAAAAGTATACGAAAAATATAATGGACATTGTGCTTATTGTGGTTGCGAAATCACCTTAGAAGTAATGCAAGTTGATCATCTTATTCCAATGCAATTTTATGATATATATAAAGCCCAAGGTATTGATCTTGATACCTTTGATAACTATATGCCCTCGTGCAGACCCTGTAACCATTATAAAAGCACTTTTACACTTGAAACCTTCAGATCAATGCTTGAGCGACAACCTGAAATATTGTTAAGAGACAGTGCAACATATAGAACTGCCGTAAGGTTTGGTACAGTAACCCCTACTCCACATAAAATAACGTTTTATTTTGAAAATCATGAAAATAAAAAATGAATTGGAAATTGAATAAAGGAGAACGAAAATGATTAAATATATAAATCGTGATGCACTTGTACATACTTTGTTAGACAAAGGCTTTTACCCTGTCATTGTAAGGAATGCTATCGAAGCCACTACGGTAACAGACGTAGCACCTATAATACACGCGCATTGGATAAGAACGGTAGATATCGATGGAACTAGACAATGTTCTTGTTCAAACTGCAAACACACCCGATGGGGACTAACAAAAGCAAAATACTGTTCGTACTGTGGTGCGTTTATGGATGAAGGAGAGTAAAATGAATTACAATGAGCGGATTGATAACATTATTTCTCAGTTACAGGAGCTAAAAAATAACAATGAAGAGGCGGACAGATTAATTAGTTTTTACAGTGGTGTGTTAAATGCCCTTGGAGTGTCATATGAAACAACATTTGCTTTAAGTGACATTAGTGCAATGTACACTCTTCAGCAAGCTGGTTCGGACGAATGGTATTCCTTTGGATATGAATATGATGCACGAAAAGAATGTGAAAAGTTAATTGACAAGGCTAGAAATGAGATAGTAGAAAGAATAAACAATTCATAACAATTGATAAAAGATTTTATATTTATATAAGGAGCAACAAAAGATGAATGAATTAAAGGTGTTTGAGAACGAGGAGTTTGGCAAGATTAGAACAATAATGATTGAAAATGAACCGTGGTTTGTGGCCAAAGATGTGGCAGTAGCACTAGGGTATGGAAGTGGTAAAGCTCCTATAAATGCAGTGGCAAAACATGTAGATTTAGAAGATAAAGGGGTCACTGAAATGATGACCCCTGGAGGAAGACAAAATGTGACAATAATTAATGAATCTGGTGTGTATGCACTCGTTTTTGGCAGCAAGCTTGAGTCCGCAAAACGCTTTAAACACTGGATTACCCACGACGTCCTTCCGACCATTCGTAAAACTGGAGGCTATATAAATAGCGACGAATTGTTCATCGAAACATATTTTGAAGGATCGAGTGAAGAAACCAAAAATATTCTTCGGTTAAATCTTTCTAAAATTAGACAGCTAAATGAGGAAAAGCGACAGCTCCAGCAAACGGTTTCTGTTCAGGCTCAGCAAATTTCAGAAATGCAGCCTAAAGTAACGTATTATGACATTGTGCTTAATTGTAAAGATCTTGTAGCCATTTCTGTAATTGCAAAAGATTATGGATGGAGTGCAAAACACATGAATCAGTACTTGCATGAAAAGGGCGTTCAGTATAAGCAGGGCTCTATTTGGCTGCTTTACCAAAAATATGCTTCGAGTGGTTATACAAGTACTAGAACGTATACTTATCAAGATTGGAAAGAAGAATCACATACGGATATTCGAACATATTGGACTCAGAAGGGTAGATTGTTTATTTATGAGCTGATGAAGTCAGATGGTAATCTGCCGCTTATTGAACAGGAAGGAGCTATTAAATATGAGCACTGAAATTCTTAATGGAAAAATTACATTTACGAGGCTTGGTGAAGAACATGGTTGTCTCTCTGTCAAGCTGACTATTGAAGGAGCTGGTTGGGGTTGTGGCTTCGGGGACTATTGCCTCGATCATTGGTGTGCTGAAGCTGGAGAGCACTCATCTAGTGATGGGTATGGCGCAATAATTGAAAATCATGAAATGAAAGACCAGCCACAATCCCATTGGCTTTAGACGGTCGGTAGTTCACCTTATGAAAACTCTTGAAGTTGAATCTTGGGAGGAGCTTAAGGGGCAATATGTGCGAGTTGAGTTCGAAGATGGGGGTGGTAAAATTCTTCGAATTGGACATTTAATGAAAGATAAGTGGTTTTCTTTCAAAGAGTACTTTAAAATAGTAGAAATGAATCAGTATAATACACCATAATATGAATAATTTGTAAATTACTCATCTAAGCTATTGACAAATCAATCCTTTTGTGTTATAATTACTACAGCACAAAGGGATTGATTATTTTTACAAGGAGATTTAGTATGCAAATTAGTATTAATGTTGATGAGACACAGTTCAAAGAATTGATGGATAAGTCGCTTGCTGCGCTACCAGAAGAAAAGCTTCAGGAAGTTGTTTTAGAAGGTTTTCGAACGTATTTAACTAACACTAATGTGTTGAAAGAGTTAATAATGGCGAAAGACGCTTGGGGTTATGAAATAAAACCCACACAGTTTTTGCAAGAGATTATGCTTAGAACAACTAAGACAAACAAGTTAAATGACTTACGGGACGAAATGATTGATGTTGTTAGAGAAAATTTTGATGAAATTATCCATAAGGCAATGGCGCAGATTGTTTGCAATGGAATATTTAATGGAATGGAAAGATCTATTAGTAGTATAGCACAAACAACTTGTAATCAAATCATCAACGAAAGGAAAGAATATGGAAATTAAGACAGAAGTAAAAGTATATAACGTTGATATGGAATGCCCTCAGTGTCATAAAGGAAAAATGCGCCCAACAGGGGCATGTCTGGATCTTTTTCCATCTACATATCCACATAAATGCACGAAATGTGGATATCTTGAAAATTATCATCAGACATATCCATATATGACTTATGAGAAACAGAATGCCGAAGAAGTTGTTAAAAAGCACTTGAGAAAGACGCGTCAGAGCGAGTTTTTAAAGATGTTCCCGAACGCGATTTTGACTCCGGAAGGCAATGTAGTCATATGTCCCGCCAAGGTTGATGCAACACACAAATGCCGCATGACCAATACGAATTCATTGGCATGTAAAAATGCGTGCAAACCTACTGGCTGACTGAAATTGAAGATGAAAGTGAGGACGAAACATGATTCATGTTGATTTGCCGTATGATTTTGGAACATTTGTAAAAGTGAAAGACGTGGAAGCCAATCTAATTCGTTATGGTAGTGTAGCGACATATGAGGTTATGGATGATGGATATCTAATTTGGGTTTCTGGTTACAAGGAACCTTGGTGCGGGGTGTATTTACCAGATATGGTTGAGCTAATGAGTGATGATGAAATTGAGGTGCTAGTGAAAAAATATGAGGCAATGTTTGAATAAATTAATTGATGAAGAAATAATTGATAAAGTATTAGAGTTTAGAATAAAAGTAAAAACAAATACTGGCAAAGAAAAATGGATTCTTTTTTCGGATATAAAAGGATATATTAGTTCTGCGCTATCTTGTAAGCGTGATGATGGCACACCAGGCATTGAGTTTAACATAGAATGCTGTGGCTACACAAGACAGATTATTGATGCATTATAAAAATATAATTTTGAGAGGCAATTACAATGATCGATTGCAAAAATTTAATTATTGAAGACATCACGCCATGGCACGGCGATGTGTTTGATCATCCGATCTATGAGTACTCTTGTAAACTGTCTAAAAAGAAAATCATACCTCATATTCATTGCAATTATAAGCGATGCAAAGATTATGTCCCTGTTAATGAAGATGAAAGTGTGAATTATAAGAAAGGAAATTAACAATGAAAGACTGTAAAGACTGCAAATATTTTAATGGATATGACTATGATGACGGCACACCTGAGTGTGATTATGAAGGAGGATATGAGGCTTGTCCGTACTGCTGTGAAGGAGATGTGGAAAAAGATAAATGCAAAATCACACTTGATATGCCCGATATTACGACATTTATCAAGCACACTGTTGCTAATACAGTTCACAAAGCAGTATATGATATGATTGATATTTGTGTTAAGTCAATGGTAAAGGACAAAATTGAAGACATTGCGGAAGCATATGTTAAAGAATCGCTTAAGAAAGTCGTTGACGATGAGATCAAGGCTTATATGCAAAAGGAGATTACTATAGGTGGCGGATGGCGTGAACCTGAAAGAAAGCTGAGTAGGAATGAGTATCTTGCTGAATGCACAGCTAAAGTCATTGACGAAAAGCTCAACCCTGAAAAAGTTGCAGATATAGTTAGAAACTATTGTCAGAGAACAATCGATGACAACGTTGCAAGCATTAAAGTTGCTGTTAATACAGGCATAAAAACTCAGTTTGACGAAACGACGAGAAAAGCACTGTCAGATAATGTTGTTTCAATGCTTATGGCGGGAGATACATATAAGAGACTTTCGGACAGTATGGAGAGAATACTGAAATAAGCGAAGATGAAAGGAAGAATAGAATGGATGCTGTAGAATTTCTGAAACAAAAAACAAGATTGTGTGATACTAGTGATTGTGTGGATTGTCCACTTTCCCGTTGCAATAATGGTAAATCTGATTGTGATTGTAGTAATTTTATTCTGGTATTTCCTAAAGAAACAGTTGCGAAAGTAGAAAAATGGGCTACAGAACATCCGCCGAAAACAAGACAAATTGAGTTGTTGAAATTATTTCCTATGACAAGAATGATAGATGGAGTAATTGATATATGTCCTATAGCTTTTGTAACGAAACCTGATGGTTCGAGGGAGTGTTTAATGACCGATAATCTACCAATAAGTCAAAATTGCAAACAATGTAAACGTCAATTTTGGCTTACTGAAATAAAGTAACGATAGGAGGAATGTGGAATGAAGCTATATTTTTTAGCTCGTTCGGGAGAAGAGAGGCTGCTTGCTACGGTGGATACTGAGGAAGATGCGTTTCGTGAAATTCAGAAGTTTTTGGACGAGCATAATTTTAAAAGCTATTATACACGAACGTGGATCGTTCCTGAAGAAAATAATGCAATATATGTTGATGTTGGTTCTTGGTCTGAATATATGGTTATCAGGAGAGATTAAATGATTGATGTTCGGAAAAATTTAATAGGTGTAGTTTTTGGAAGACTTATCGTTCTAGAACGAGCAAATGACTACGTTAGCCTTTCTGGGCACCAAGATACTCAATGGTTGTGCGAATGTTCATGTAAGGACCATAACAAGATAATTGTTCGAAGAAGCAATTTGGTGTCTAAACATACTACTTCTTGTGGATGCTTATCAAGAGAACAAGCAATACAACGGTTAAAAAAAGTATAATAAATATGATTTGTCTGGTGAATATGGAATTGGCTGGACTTTAAATGCTAATGATGAATTTTATTTCGATTTAGAAGATTATGATAAAATAAAAGACTATTGTTGGTTAACTGCTGTTAAGGAGAATCGGTATAGATGTCTGCGTGCTGATTTATGTTCGCCTAGTAAAGAAAAAAGTATTCAAATGAGTAATGTAGTTATGGGGAAGAATTGTGATCATATTAACAGAAACCCATTAGACAATCGAAAAGAAAATTTGAGATTTGCAACACCTACCGAAAATGCTAGAAATGCATCAATAGGCGTTAACAACACATCTGGATTTATCGGTGTTTTTTGGGAAAAGGATCGTAACAAGTGGTCTGCTCAAATTGTAGTTAATTATCATAATATACGTCTTGGAAGTTTTGAAAATAAAGAAGATGCTATTATTGCTCGATTGAAAGCGGAATATAAATATTTCGGTTGCGATTTTGCCCCTCAACGCCATTTGTTTGAAAAATATGATATTAATGACGAACAGAAAGGAAAAGGAAAGGGTGATAATTATGATCAAAGAAGTTGAGCAAATATATGATTATGTTTCTCAGATGGAGGATTTATATTATTCGAAGCTCACAGGTGGCGAAAATCCAACATCTGATATGGTCGTAATGGCTCAAGCGTCAGCATTCCAAAGAGTTAGATATTTTATTGAGAGTTTGGAAGAAGAGAAAGAGCGAGGAAAGGAAAATGACAATTGAAGCAATTAAACAGATGCTCGGTACTTCTACATATGATTTTTTAAGGAATAACGAGCATCTTGGTGATAATATTATGTTTCTTACACTTGGTGGTAGTTATGCCTATGGAACTAATATAGAAACTTCAGATATAGATATCCGGGGCTGTGCTTTAAATACCAAGGAAGAAATATTAACCAATAAGAAATTTGAACAGTTTGTAAATGAAGAAACTGATACTACTATTTATGGATTCAATAAGATTGTTAGTCTTCTAACGAATGTTAATCCTAATACTATTGAGTTATTGGGTTGTAAACCAGAGCATTATTTATACATATCTCCTATTGGTCAGGAGCTTTTAGATAATAAGAATATGTTTCTTTCAAAGAAATGTGTACACTCATTTGGGGGATATGCCTCAAGTCAGTTGCGTCGTTTGGATAATAAGGCGGCACGAGACTTGGGTCAGTTTCAGCAGGAAGCTCATATTTTGAACAGTATTAAAAACGCAGCTTGTTCGTATAAAGAACGTTATTTTGAGCATCCAGAAGATGCAATTAGACTATACATTGGTGAGTCAGTACAAGAAGAATATGATACTGAGATTTTTATGGACATCAATCTTAAGCATTACCCTCTTAGGGATTGGAAGGGTATGTGGTCTGACATGAACAAAATTGTTAAAGATTATTCTAAGCTTGGTAAGCGTAACGCTCACGCCGCTTCTCATGGTAAATTAGCGAAGCATATGATGCATTTAGTACGACTATATCTGATGTGTTTTGATATTCTTGACAACGGTGAGATTATTACTTACAGAGAAAAGGATCATGATTTTCTGATGTCTATTAGAAACGGTGATTATTTAGACGAAAATGATAAGCCGACCAAAGAATTCTTTAATATTGTGGATGAGTTGGAATCTCGGCTAGAGATGAAGAAAAATAGTACTATGTTGCCGGAAACTCCAGATATGAAGCAAATAGAAAAATTTGTTATGAGCGTTAATGAAAGAGTTGTCAAGGGAGAAATGTGAATGTCGGAGAAAATTAAAATATTTGGTGAACACCTAATGCCTGTGTTTGAGCGAATAGGTATTTATCCAAAAAATATTTATCATGGCAAGATAGATAAGTTTGAACATTTTGAGGTTTGGGAATTGACTCTTGAGGAATTTGCGAAAATGAATAGTATATCTCATGATAGATATCATGCTATTATGCCTAATGGCTCTTGGTGGGTTCCAGCGGCAAAGGATTTTGATATGCAAGGTGAATAAAATGACAGAAAAGATAGTGGTAGGTAACAAAGTTGAGAACTATAAACAGGCAACGTTAGTTAGTTTTAGTCAGATTGATAAAACATGGTGTGTTGATACTACTATTCCAAAACATTATAATAGATTTCTTAGGCAAGGTTGGAAGCTTGTTAGGGAATATGTTTATGATAATGGAGAGATTATTGGTGGGGTTTTTGAGGCACCAGAAAGAGCAATTACTGTTCGAAGTGTTACGAAGGAATAAAAAATATGAGTAAATAATTGTAAATGATTTGTAAATTAATATCCTGATATATTGACAATTGTCTGTTTTTGCTGTATAATATTTACAGTACATAGTGATTAGGAAGGAGACTTGTTGAGATGTCGGGATTTTTTATTATCATACCCTTGTTCATGATGGAATTATACTGGATAGATCAGTATTTTGTGGATTGACTATAAGACAAAGTGATTGAGGTGATGAACACATGGCAAAATCACAAAAAAATCAAATTTTTGTGCTAAAAATTAATACTAAATATTTGTCGAAATATAATTGGCATTTAACTTTTAAACTAAGTGAAATTAGAAAACAGCCACAATTGGTAGTTAGTCTTGGCTCGTCTCAAATATTGAGATGGTTAGAAAAAGAACAGTGCCGTCAAAATAATGATTTTGAAGCAACAAAAATTAAACGAGAAATTAAACAAATCAAAAAACAAAAGAATGGCGTTGAGAATAAGAAACGAATTAACAACTTGTATGATCAGTTATATGAAAAACAATTTCAACAAGATTACTTAATGCTTGTTATGGATTCTCCGAAGGACTATAAATATGTATGTAAGCATGGGTTCAAAATAACTATTGATTATGGGCATATCGTTAGGACTGTAGAATATAAAAGGCTTCTTGGAACCGCAGGTTCTATTAAAAAAAGCACTATTATTTTTGTTAATAAAGAAGTTCATGGTATGTTAATGACAAAAATTAATAATGGACGTTACGAGGGACCCAAAGAGGACGAAATACCTAAAAAATACAATGGTATTGATTTAAATTATAAATTTATTGCAGCAAAAATCAATGCTTATTTTGCATTACAATGTTCTGCTAGCATTGCCGTTCCTTGGCCACGCATTATTGTCATTGATGATGTGCATACGAAGTTCAAGGATATTGTAAGACTTGTGAAGGACACTGGTGGTGATAATCCAGAATGGCCAAGTGTTACGGATGATATTGAGACGGAAATAGAAATTAATACTTGTGATGGCATGGGATTTATTTCTCCTGAAATGAGTGCTGAATGGGCAAGAGCCTTAAATGAAGGAGATGAACCGTTATCTGGATTTAATACTCGTTGTGCATTCTTGAAAGGGATGGTGTTCACAGTAGATTTTAGGAAATTTGCTGAAGAAGTGGCACATGCATATATTATTAAAGATGCATGGGGAGACGAGAGAGATGTAAGGGATGCCGACGTTATTCTTACCGTATCTATGTTAAAATTATGGGACTCGTATGCTGGTTATGAAGATTATTATAATAATTGTATGAAAAATGAATATGAGTTTTGTATTGCAAAAAGTACACCTCACGCACTACGTAATGTTCACACTACAAACTATCAATATCTTCAGGATTTTTCATTTACAGATGCGCAGATTGATGAGTTAATCAAACCTACTGTTACAGGAATTAAGGAATGTCTAGGGTTAGATTGGACAAAACTTATTTTATATATGTGTGGTACTGGACTTGACGAAAAGAATGTATTGTATATGGATCCTATGTGTAAAGCAATTATGGCAAATCCAGAACTCGTTCAAGATCCTTATGTGAGGTCTAAAGTCAGTAGGATGATTCAAAAACGAATTAATTCGGCAAAGATAGGTGTGCTAGACGTAGAGGGTGACTATAGTATTGCGGGAAATGACCCATATTCATTATTACAGCATATGTTTGGTCTAGAAGTTACTGGTTTGTTAAAAAAGGGAGAATGTTATCATCAGTATTGGAAGGACAGAGGAGCAAAAGAAATTTGTATATTTCGGGCTCCAATGACAACAATTGAGAATGTGTGTAAACTTAGTGTTGTAACTAGCTCTGAGATGGAAAAATGGTACAAGTATATCAAAACATGCATCATACTTAATAGTTGGGATACTACGGCAATGAGATGTAATGGAGAAGATTATGATTCGGATTCGAATTTTTGTACAGACAATAGAGTTTTACTGGATGCCTTTGAATACAAAACTACTCTGATGTGCGTACAGGATAGTATGCCAAAGAAAGTGCCAACCGAGGATGACTATATAAAATCTGATATTAATGGTTTTGGTGATTCTATTGGCAGTGTTACGAACAAGGCAACAAACATGATTTCTTTGAGAGCTCAGTTTGATCCAGACAGTGAAGAATATAGGAGACTAACGTATAGAATTAGTACAATGATGAACTATCAGCAAAACGCTATAGATAGAATTAAGGGCGTTGTCGCCCGTCCAGTGCCTAAAGAATGGTTAAATCCAAAAATGTTTAAAATTAAAGATGATGATGATGAAGATACTATTAAAGATAAGCAAATAAATACTAATATAGCAGCAGAAATTAAACCGTGGTTTTTTATCTATCGCTATTCTCAGTCAAAAAAAGAGTTAGATGAATATATTAAAACTGTTAGATCAAATTGTAAAATTAGGTTTGGTAAAAGTTTAGATGAATTATACACTTCAAATGACAAAACAGAGAAAGAAGAATTATTTGTATATAACTACGAAAAATATATGCCTGTGAGTAGAGCACCTGGAACAATGAACCGTATTTGTTGGAGAATTGAAGATGAATTTCAGACTGTAGATGTATTTCCTGATATTGAGTTTGATTATTCAATATTAAAAAGTGATATGACGTATGCTCACGAAGAATACGTATCAGTTCAACAGTTGTATGATGAATATAATAAAAATATGCAATTATTTTTAAAGGGTATTAAGAAAAATGAGTCTTCTAAGGAAGAGAGAGATGCATTTATGTCTCGACTGATTGAAGATTTTACTATTGCTTGCTATGAGAAATGCCCAAATACAGAAGCATTAACTAACATTCTTATCGACATATGTTACACATCAAATAAGAATAAGTCATTTGCGTGGAATATTGCTGGAGAACAGATTTTTAATAATGTTTTGAAAAATAATGGATATAAACTTCAATATCCAATCAAGGATAAAAATGGGAATATAGAGTTTTGTGGTCATAAATTCTCTTTATATACACAACAAGTAGGTGGTGATATAGATGTTGATTCTGAATGAAGCAAAATATGCAAAGACAATCTATGATGGAAAAAATCAAGAAGAAAAATTTACTCTTGCTAAACTTAGATATGTTACTAGATACCTGTTATATGTTGAACATATAGCTGATGATGAAAATTATATAAATACTGTAGCGTGGATGAAAAAATATCATGAAAATTTTGAGGAAAGTTATTATTCTAAATTGATTTCCGATGCTATAGAACAAGCACACAAATATCCATTTTATAATATCGAGAGTATTAAGATCACTCGGTCTGAATTGGACGTCATATCTTCTTTAGATAACTTGAGGGCGGAAAAAGTTTTGTTTGTTTTATTATGCATGGCAAAGCAGCAAAGCGTTTCGTGTGGTTTTACAAATGGTCTTGTAAGGTATTCTATTGTGGATTTATGTAAAATGGCAAGAATATCAGTCCCCGCTGAAGATAGAGAATATATTTTACATTATATTTTACAGCATGGATTTTTAGAATGCCCAAAGAAGAATAATACTAAATGCTTGATTGTCAATTTTATTGATAATAGTGATGATGTGGTACTCAATCTTGGTGATATTGATTGTCGAGAACTTGCTTATATTTATTTAAGCTGGAAGAATAATGGCAAAGGATATGGTTATTGTGAATGTTGTGGACGACTTATGAAAAAATCTAAAACGAATCCTAAGAGGTTTTGTGAAGATTGTTCTAAAATTGTAGGAGAGGTTCCCGATGATAAAAAAGTTGTTTTATGTGTAGACTGCGAAAAGCCTGTGTTTATAGATAATATGAACACAAGAACCTGTCGGTGTGAAGAATGTCAACGAAAAAAGCAGTTGGAATATCAAAGAGCTTCCATGAAAAAGCTTAGAGAGAAAGAATAGGTTGTGAAGTGACCATTTTAATTTCATACAGTACAAAGTGATTAGGAAAAACTTAGGGGGAAATACGCCTGACAAAAAAATAGGTCGAGATTTTCCTAATGAGAGAAAATAAGAAATGATTATTCTCTTAACATTTTTAAATACGAAACATACAAAAGGAGAAAACGAATTATGGATGAACTTATGAATATTTTAGCGGAAGTTCCAGAGTCAATAGCAAATCTTCAGCTTCCTGATCCAGAGCTTAGAGACTATTACAGAGATGAGCAGGATAGAATTTTCTGGGTTGATGATGCAATTGATGATAATCTTCTGGGGCTTGTTAAAATGATTATACGTTGCAATAAAGAAGACAAGGATATTCCGGTTGAAGATAGAAAACCAATTAAGGTTTTCGTAGATTCACCAGGTGGGGATGTGCAAAGTTTATGGACGACTATCAAGGCTATTGAAATTAGCAAGACCCCCATCTGGACTATTAATCTTTGTTCTGCCTATAGTGCAGCAGCAGATTTAATGGTCTCGGGACATAGGCGTTTTGCTTTACCAGGGACTAATTTTATGGTTCATAACGGAAGTTGTAATTACGGTGGGCAGGTTGATCAAGTGGAATCGATGAAAAAGTATTTTGATAAGCTTGGAAAAAAAATCACTGACAATTTCCTAGCTCGTACTAAAGTTGATCCAAAGATATTTAAGAAAAAAGCAGTTAGCGATTGGTTCTTTGATGAAAATGAAGCCCTTGAAATGGGTGTTATTGATGAAATTATTAGTTCATTTGATGTTTTGTTTTAATTCATAAAAAAGGAGCCAAGTTATGGCAAAAAATAAAGATAAGATTAAAATTTTTTTCGTTGGCGAAGCAGCAAATGATGTTACGGGGTCGTCTATCTGGATACAAACTCCAGATAGGCAGATTCTGTTAGAATGTGGCTTATTTCAGAGTTGTGGTAGCACTCTTGAGACATACAAAGTAAATAATAAGCATTTTGAATTTAAACCCAAAAATATAGATTATTTGTTCTGCCTTCATAATCACAGTGATCACATCGCGTTGTCCCCTCGTTTATATGCAAAAGGATGTACAGCACCAATGATTATGCCACAAGGTTCATATGAAATTGCGGAAATCCTTCTTAGAGATAGTGCCAATATTATGAGAGCTGATGCAGAAGAGCTATCTCTTAAATTTAAAAGAGATTATGCTCCAATTTACACAGATTCGGATGTTAATATGTGTCTTCAGCATTATACTGAATATCCAATTGGAGATATAGTTCAGTTAGATGAATATGTAAAATTTAGATTTGTTCCTTCGGGACATATTCTGAATAGTGCGCAGATAGAGCTTTGGATTACTTGTGGTAATTTAACTAAAAAAATTGTATATACATCTGATCTTGGTAATGTTCATATTAAAAAGTATTATGCAAATACTTTTGAACCTATTAAACGAGCGGATATTTTAATTGGGGAAACTACTTATGCTCGTCAACCTAAAATTGCAGACGCAAAGATGAGAGAAAAAGATTTGGAAAAACTCGAAAGTGTAATTAGACAGACGTGTTGCGAAGACCGTGCGAGAATTCTCATTCCAGTTTTTGCTAACGATAGGGCGCAAAATATACTTACATATTTGTACGATATTTTTGGTAACGATGAAGCTTTTGATATTCCTGTTTTAATTGATTCGCCTATGGCAATACGTTGTTGTAAAGCTTATTCTCGTATGTTAGATGGTGAAGATGCAAAAAAATGGGAAACAGTTTTGCAATGGAAGAATATTCATCTTGTTGAGGATTCTGTTGAAAGCAAAGAGTGGAGAGATGCTAACATTCCTGTTGTGGTGCTAGCTAGTTCTGGAATGATTGTCAAAGGAAGGTCTACTGGTTGGGCATGTAGCATGTTACCTAAAGTTAAAGATAGAATCGTTTTCTGTGGCTTTTCGGCAGAAGGAAGCATAGGGGCTATTATCAAAGAAGGTAAACAGAAAACTATTACCATTTCGGGCAAAAAATGTGCAAATAAATGTCAAGTTACTAATCTTATGAGCTTTTCTAGCCACGCTCAGAGAGATACGCTTTTAGACTATTATAGTTCTGTACAATGTGAAAAAATCATATTGGTACATGGGGAAATGTCAGGCAAGCTTGACTTTGCTAAAGAGTTGCAGGAAAAAATTTTTAATAATGACAATACAGGTAAAGTTGTAGTAGCGCAGCGTGGATATGAGCTGTCCATATAACATAAAGTGATTGATATACAAAGGAGTAAAAGGATATGGCTAAACAGGGAGTAAATAAGAAATATTCAGTTTCGGCAAGTGGTGTTTTAAACATAGAAAATGGCATTTTGACTATTTCAGTAGAAGATATTGGAGATTTTCGTCTTGATGTACTGTTGCGTGATTTTGATGGCTGTCCTATCAAGTTTACAGCGGTATATGACGAGGAACAGGAATCCCCAGAGGTTGTTAATGTTGAAACGGGAGAAATTGTAGAATAGTAGCTAGAATCAATCAAGCCTCTCAACGATGCTCAACCCGATTGGACTTTCGTAAAGGTTGGTGCGGAACCTTCAAATCCGCACTTTTGCTCTGATAGCTCAGTTCGGTAGAGCACCTGACTTTTAATCAGGATGTCATAGGTTCAAATCCTATTCGGAACATCAATTAGCCTAGTTGATTATGTTTGCGGTTGTGTGGTTCAGCTCATTACTTGACTACTATTCTAGCAAGAAATCTATTCGCTGCAGAGAAGGTTCTTCGGACGCTAGGCATATAACAGCATAAGTAATTGGTAGCATCAAGTGCGAGTGCTTGGAATGGAGGTTCGAACCCTTCTGCTGTTTTTTTATACAATAAAAAAATAAAGATAAGGAGAAAAATAATATGATTATTACAAGAGAAAAGATTATCCATGAGCTGTCTGATAAATGTCAGTTTTATCAACGAGACATTAGGGTATTGCTTCGTGGACTTGATGAAATTGTCAAAGAGCATTTTAGTGAGGTTGCAGATGATGAAGAAGTGGTTCTTCAGCTCGTTGAAGGAATTAAAGTTGGATTTAAGGTGGTTCCTAAAAGACAAAGAAGAAATCCCGCAACAGGGGAAGATGTAATTTGTTCGCCCACATGTAAGCCATTCACTAAATTTAGTATGCCCTTACGAGACAGTATTCAAGAAGCATATGAAAATAGAAAAAAAACATCAAAAGAGACGTAATGTCTCTTTTTTTGTTATATAAGAAAGGATAGAAGATATGGAAGAGATACTAAAGAAATTACCTGAAGAAAATGAAAGTCAATATATTTGGAAAGTTGGACAAGCAAAGGACGCAGGCTTAGTTACTGAAACTTGGGAACAACTTGCTCCAAGGCTTAATATAGAGCTTGGTATAGATGATACTGAGTGGAGGGGTGAGTCGGCTTTTCGTAAAAAATACAGAGTTATGCAACAGGCATATGATGATGTATTTAGTAAAAAGCAATTTGCTGAGGAACATAAGGATAAGATATCTGATGCAACCAAAGAACTCTATATAGCAAAAAAACAATTCGAAGATCAGAGACGTGAATGTCGCAAGTTCTGGACCTCAGAAGCGAGATTTGAACATTTAACTAATAAAATAATAGAATCTGTAAATTTTTTGTGTGAACAGCAGCCACTAACTTTTAATGATTTTTATATTGGAGAGTCATATAAGGATGCGGTACTTTGCATGGCAGATTTCCATTATGGAATGATAACGGAAAATATTTGGAATAAATATAATACTGATATTTGTCGTCGGCGTGTACAAGAGCTTATCAATAAGACCATAAGGTACTTACAGCTTCATGATGTGCGAACATTACATGTGTTGCTTTTAGGCGACGCAGCTCATGGAGCTATCCATGCTAGTGCAAGAGTAGCCTCCGAGGAGGATGTTTGTGATCAGATCATTAATGTATCCGAAATAATAGCAGAAGCAATCAACACATTATCCCAATATGTTCAGACAGTGAATATATACGCTACATACGGAAATCATTTAAGAACTGTGCAAAATAAAAATGATAGTATTCATTCAGATAATATGGAAAAATTAATACCTTGGTGGTTAAAACAAAGACTTCGTGATAATCCAAAAATATCAATCATTGAAAGTGAATATTATGAATTTATTTATTTAAACGTTCTTGGATATGATATTGTAGCAGCACATGGCGATTTAGAGAAATTTAAAAATTTTGGAGTTACAGTTAATACATTATTTTCGAAAAAGTATGGTAGAACAATTGATTATACTATTAGCGCAGACAAGCATCATATTGAGGAGTTTGAATCTTTAGGTATTGAGTCCATACTTACACGTTCGTTATGTGGTACTGACGAATATTCCAATAACAACAGATTGTACTCTGCCCCAGGTCAAACATTGATGATTTTTAGTAGTTCTGAGGGTAGAGAATGTACTTATAATATCAAATTAGATTAAAAATGAAAGTAGTTAAGGAGATTAAATTAATATGAATATAGAAAATCAGAATATAAAAAGTAAATTAGTTTTTGATTATCGTGCGTGTCGAGCGCTTTTAAAGAAGGGCTTGCAGGTAATAGACATAAAGCCTCTCAAGACTGATAAAACAAAGCCAGTGATAGTTTTTGCTGACACGCCTGAGTTTCAAAAGGCTTTTGCTGAAATTACAGAAGAACTTAAGAAAAAAGACGAAGCCAAGAATGAATCTTCGGTTGAAATAGTCGATTAATGCCATAGTGGTCATTTTCGAAGAAAGGAGTGATACCTGTGGCAGGTCGTGCAATGGGTCCAAAAAAGAGATCGGATGACCCAATTAATAAAGAAGAATTTTTATGTTATTATTGTGGGAATAAAAAAGTAAGGTCGAAATTCTATGCATCTACGGATCCGTTCAATACCGTGGGCGTCATCCCATTTTGTAAGGACTGCATAGAAAAAATTGCTCGTAATTACAATAAGACATCGAAGCAGTTTGGAGATGTAACCAAGCAATCGTTGTGTGCGGCACTTGAAAGAATGGATTTGCCTTATCTAGATATACTTTGGGAAGCGTCATACAAAGAGGTTAATGCTCCAGATTTAGATAGACCAAAAACAAATGTATGGGCAGCTTATATTAAAAATGTCAAATTGCCTCAATATAATGGAATGCGTTGGCGTGATGGAGATTTGTTTAAAAAGGGTGAAAGCGAAATTCATTCGGAGACAACTACTTTGCCTCAAAATCAAGAAGTCCTCGAAGAGTGTGAGAAGAATCGCAAAGATGTTATTAGACTGATTGGGTATGATCCTTTTGATAAGGAGGCTCCAGAAGATCAACCTTTGTTATATGCTCAGTTAATTGGGTATATAGATATGAGTGGAGACAATGAGGATATGACTCGTGTGTTAGATTCTATTGAGATTGTTAGAGGATATTTGCAACTACAGAAATTAAACGATATGTCTGCGAAGGCGTTTGCTACATTGTCTAAAACTGGGCAGTCTGGCGAAATTAAAAATTACATGGATACAAAAAAGAAGGTTGCAGATGTTATTAGCCAACTTGCTGAACAGTCGTGTATTAGCATGAAACATAACAAAAATGCTTCGAAGGGAGAAAATACTTTTACTGGTAAAATAAAAAAACTTAAAGAATTAAATCTTAGAGAAGCTGAACTGAACGCATTTGATATTGACACTTGTGAAGGTATGAGGCAAGTTGCGGATATTAGTAACGCATCTATTATTAAGCAGCTACACTTAGACGAGAGTGATTATACGGAGATGCTTGCACAGCAAAGAGAAATGATTGTGAAGTTACAGAGACAAGCAGATACGAAAACAGAAGAAGCACGAATTCTCTTGAGGGAAAATTTGGATTTAAAATCTTATATCCAGTCTGAAGGATTGGATATGTCAGAGCGTTTGTCTTCTGATACTATATTATATACTGAATAAATGTAAGTTACAGCAATTGTATAACCTCATCTTGAAAGGGAAGGCTAGCCACATTTCCACTAGCTTTAGACGATGGGTAATTCATGAGATTCAGCGTGGAAGGATTATGTTCTTATAAATCAGTTATTGGAGCACCATTTTACAAAAGAATAAAAATAGAATTGTACAAGACGCATAGAAATATGCGTCTTTTTGTATGAGAAGGGAGGATTTTCGTTGAGTAAAACAATTACTCCACAAAAAGATATATGGATTCCAAAAAATTATACCGTTTTTGTGAAGCCAACTGAATATCAGTTGAGTCAAAGAAAAATGGAAGGTTATCGTAAGTTTGCAGAAATAAAAAACTATTATCAACGGAATCCTGTGAAATTTATTGAAGAGGTTTTGGGGGCAAAACTGTTTGATTCCCAAGCGTATGGCGTTGCTATGAGTTGGGCAACGCCTTATGTTTTGTGGACGTGTTCGCGCGGTTACGGGAAAAGCACATTGATTGACTTGATTCTAATGGCAAAATCTATGCTTTACAATAACTATATATCTTATATAGCCGCAGGTAGTTCAGATCAGAGTATACAAACGTTTCAAACTTTAATCCGATTAGCAAATCAGGCTATAGAATCTATGACTGGCTTAACGGATGTTTTTAAGGAGCAAGTAGAAATCAAAAACGCTTCAGGGGATGGCTTCGTAAGAAATCCAGCAGGTAATTATTGTACTTTGTACAACGGATCAACAATAAAAACACTTAACTCAAACATAGACCGCCGTAGGGGAGCTCGTGCTAATATGGTGGTTTTTGATGAAACTGGATGGCTGTCCGAAGAGATGCTTAATGTCTATGCTGCATTTACTATTGTTAACAAAGATTTAAAACTTGGTGGAGATGTGGACGTTAATAGTATTAAAACATTACCAAGAGAGGTCGCAAACCAGTTACTATATATTTCATCAGCATCATCTATAGATACGCCTTTCTATACTAAGTATAGAGATTTCTCCAAACAGATGATTTTAGGCAATAAAGACTATTTTGTTTGTGAGGTTAATTGTGATGTTGTAATAGATGGCACCGTTGGCGGAAAAGTATATCCAGCTTCACTTTTAAAAAAAGAAACTGTTGATGCCGAGATGAGGGCCAACCCAGAGAAAGCGGCAAGAGAATATTATTGTCGTTTTAGTGATGGTGGAAATATCAACAGCATCATTAAAAGAGCATGGATTACTCGTAATTCATATACGAGACCACCAGTACTATTTAATGATACAAATGAACGAAAAATTTGTTTATTTTATGACCCAGCTAGGTCTAGTGACAATTCTGTGTTATTAATAACAGAATTGAGAGAAGATCCTGATCTTGGGTATATGATGGATATTTTGAATTGTATTAGTTTTGCCGATATAGGGCTTAGACGAAAAACTCCAATGATGTATCAAGAGCAAATTAATGAAATACATAATATCCTTTTAGATTATAACGGCGATACTATAGATTATGATAATATTGAAGTCTTTATAGCCGATGCTGGTTCTGGTGGAGGTGGTAATTCTTGGGTTGGAGACTCCTTGATTCAAGATTGGGTTGATCAAAGTGGAAAATACCACAGAGGTCTTATAGACAAAGAGTACTCGGCAGAATATGTGGCTCGTTTTCCTAATGCCATAAATAAAATGAGATTGATAAATCCTGGGACATATAAATCGGAAGCGTTTGAAGCCTTAATAAAAATGGTAGAAGCTAATCTTATGACGTTCCCCTCGGAATACGACAACAAAGGTTATTTAAATATATTAGAAGTAGATGAACGAATTTTAGCAAAACATAAAGCTGAAATTTGTGCTCGGCTTGATACTATGGATTTATCACAAGTTGAATATAATGAAAGATTAGAAGCAGAAATGGCTCAATTAGATGTTGGAAAGGTTAAAGTTAAAAAACTAAGTGTTGACGAGGAAATAGCATTAAAACAGATAGATGCTATGAAAGAAGAGATTAATTTAATAGTCTCGGTTTAGGGCAACTTAAACAAAAATAAACCCATTGAATTGCTGGGAAATCTTAAAGCTAAGACAACTACAACGTAGCGTGAAAACACAGGCGTGAATGTGTGAAAATGTTTTAGATATGTAGACGATCAGCAGCCAAGGTTCTAAATCGGAAGATATGAACAAGGTTCAAAGACTAACCGTAAGGTGTAGGGCAGTAAGTGTTTGACTGTTCGAAGTGGTGGGCTCACAATACAAAGTGGTTGTGATGAAGATATAGTCTACTCACGTGTTCGAAAGACCGTGGAATGAAAATTCAACAAGGAGTAGCGTCCTTAAAATTATTTTTTCAATTTTATTGTTAATTTTATCAGAAGGGAGGGTGCGTTATGTGTGGTATTTATTGTATTGAAAATTTGGTTAATAATAAAAAATACGTCGGGCAAAGCATAAATATTGAAGAAAGATGGTATCACCATCGTAATGCTTTAAGGAAAAATGTACATTATAACAATCATTTGCAAAGAGCATGGAATACATATGGCGAAGGTTCGTTTAGTTTTTATGTTTTACAAGTGTGCGAGGTCGACGAATTAGACAAGCTAGAAGTTTATTATATTGATTTATTTAATTCAAATAATAATCAAAATGGGTATAATCTTGAATCTGGCGGAGGAGCGAATAAAAAGGTGTCACTAGAAACAAGACAAAAACAAAGAGACGCCAAGCTAGGCCGGACTTTAACCGATGAACATAAAATCAACATTGGAAATTCATTAAAGGGGCATGTGGCATATCCGAAGTCCGAGGAAGGGCTGCAAAGATTGCGTGATTTGAACACGGGGAAAATAATACCTGAAGATGTTAGGATTAAAATTAGCAAGGCTATTACTGGGAGGCAAACATCAGAAGAAACTAAGAAAAAGATAAAAGAAAATCACGCAAACAAACATCCAGTTTATTGCCCTCAATTAAATGAATATTTTGATACAATTTATGATATAGAATACAAGTATGGTATATCGCATCAAAATATTTCTAAGTGTTTGAGTGGAGACAGAAAATCTGCTGGCAAGCACCCAATTACTGGAGAGAAATTAACATGGGTAGATATGAAAAATAATTTTAGCGTTAAATAAATGGTGTTAATATTTGTAGAACTAAGCGTGATTCGGGAAAAGACTCTTTTAAGCTTCCTGCATATAAAGATGCCGATACGGGGGCATCTGAGGCGACTCTCCACGACGATAGGGCGTATTGTCTTGCTTTAGCTGGACTGTATTTGCAAGAGAAACGATTGGAACATGTAAGAAAAAAAAAGAGAACAGTTCCATCTAATCTTGCTGAAATGTTTACTCTAACAAGAGCAAAGCCAGTTAATAAATTATTTGGATAAGGAAGGACGGTGAAGCGATAATGGCTGAAAAAACAATAAAAGAAAAGATTGAATATTTGTCACAAAAGGAGCAAAATGAATATCTTTCAAATCAGGATAAAGGAAAAGCAAATTTTGCTAAATTGAAGGACATATTGCAATTAATTAATCTTGAACAAAATAGAACTATTAACTTAAGTACATATAATAAAGAAAGTCTTAGATCATATTTGCAAGCACCGTCTACCGAGACTAACCAGAAAAATTTACGTAAGCTTAGTGATTATCTTTATACGGTTTCTCATATTTATCGAAGAATGATTAATTATAAGGCGGAGCAAATTACTTGTCGGGCATGGACTGCGTACCCTGTTGTTAATTTAGTTGATGAAAATGACGCAGACAAGATTAAATCAGATTATGAACGCATTACTCGCATTGTCAATAATATGCATATGGAAACTCAGATTTTAAAAATGATGTTACGTGCATGGAAACATGATGTTGTTTATGGCTATATTTATGGTGATCCTGAAAAAGAAGGTAGCTTTTATATACATTTATTAAATCCTGATTATTGTCGTATTTATAGTGCGTCATATTATGCTGGTTGTCTTGGTATTGCTTATGATATGTCATATTTTAGAACATACCCTGATGACTTAGAGTATTTTGACAAAGAATTTCAGAAGTTATACAACCAATACCAAAGTGATAATGTACGATGGAAAGAATTGCCTATTGAAAAAACTATATGCTTTAAGATTAACATTGATAACTTAGATTATCCAGTAGTTCCACTGAGTGGCATCTTGGAAGAAATTATCAACCTTGAAGATTTGCAGGCTGTACAAAGTGTTGTAGATGAATTGAGTGCATACAAAATGATTTGGGCAAAGATACCAACTATCTCTGGGTCTAAGGAGCCCGATGATTTTGCAATAGATTTAGATTTGGCAAAAGAATTTTATCAAAAATTATTAACAATCGTGCCTGAAGGTATTGCCTTGGGTTTATCTCCAATGGACTTAGACGTGTTAGAGTTTCAAAATAATTCTGCGGCAGAAGACACTAATACATTAAATAAGGCATATCAAAATTTAATAGAAACTAATGGTAGTATTGTACTTAATTCTAACAGGATTACTAATAGTGAAAGTTTTAAGAAGGCTATGATGGTTGAGTGCCTTGATGCTATGAAACCAGTTACACAACTTAATGCATGGATTAATTTATATTTAAAATTAAATTATAATGTTGAGAACTTTGTAGTGGAATATAGTGACGTGTCTCCGTATTTTGTTGAGGATAGATTATCTACACTTAAAGAAGCAGCAGGTTATGGTTTGCCAGTAAAGCTTGAATATAGTTCTTTGCTTAATTTAACACCTGTTAAAGAGCGAGGTATGGCGTATGTGGAAGATATTCTTGGACTTGGCACAACAGACTGGATCCATCCGTTAGTTAGTTCTAATACCCAATCTGGGGTTGACCCATCTAATGATGGTTCTCAGGGTGCCCCAACGAAGGATGATATTGAAATTAGTGCAGATGGTGTTGCTACAAGAGATAAGAAATAAGTGAGGTGCTTGTAATGTCACAGGATAAGAAATTTATTAAAACAACTGACAAGGAAACTGCTGACCGACTTATGATGTTGGGTTTTCAGCTTGTGACCCAGATTGGCAGTACATATACTTTCTTGAATGAGGTTAAGAAGCTTGACTTTGAGGTAGTAGATAAAAAGAAAATTGTATATGATAATAATTTGAGTTTGTAATCTCCTTTCGGAGTTGCAATATATAATTCTGAAGAAGGGAGGATGAATGAAATGGGTAATCAATCTAGAATTTTAACACTTGATAATTTATATCAGTTTTTTGTAGAACAGAATAAGACTGTTAATTTTAGTTCTAAAGATTCTAAACAACCAATTGTAGTAACAGTGTCTGGAAAATTTGAAGAATCTGAAAATGATATGCCTGGTATGCTAAAGCTTAAACTTAAAGTTTGTCATACGGAATTGAATAGGAACGGGAGTTTTATTTCTAAGGAAAATATGGAGAAAGCTATGCCATCCCTGAAGTATAGACCAATTTTGGCCTATATACATACGACGAGTACTGGCGTTGAAGATTTTTATGCGCATAATATAGAAATCGTTGAAGATGAAGATGGTGAAGAAAAGATTAATTATCTTGAAAGACAGGTTGGCTGCTTCACATCAGATGAGCCGTTCTTGGAATATGATAAGGATATGGACAAAACATATGTTATTGCATATGCTGTTATACCTGAAGAATATACAAGTGCTGCTGAAATTATTCGTAGAAAAAATGGTACTAAAGTTAGCTGTGAGCTAGTTATTAATGAACTTTCTTACAACGCTAAGGAAAAGTATCTTGATATTACCGATTTTTATTTTGGAGGAACGAGTTTGCTTGGCTGCAATGAAAATGGGGACCCTATAGGTGAGGGAATGCAGGGCGCAAGAGCGGATATTTCAGATTTCTGTCACAAAGAACCTATATATACATTTCAAGATAAAATGGTTGAGGTATTGGATAGGCTTAATACGACCTTATCTAATTTCAATAATAATTCTAAAGAGAAAGGATGTGATAAGATGGGAAAATTTGAAGAACTTCTAAAACAGTATAATGTAACCGCTGAAGACATTACCTTTGAAACTGAAGGTCTTTCTGACGACGAACTTGAGGTAAAATTCAAGGAAGCTTTTGGAGAATCTACGGAGACTAGTAACGAACCTACCACTACCGAGGAAGAAAATACTTCTACTTCTGAAGGTGATAATAGCGAAGAATCTAAAGGCGAGTTTGTTTGCAAGAAGACATGCTCTATTAACGAAGATGGTAATATGACAGTTGCCTTCGATATTAGTCATGAGGATATACGCTATGCACTATTCAATTTAATTTCTATTTACGAGACGGAGGACGATGAATGGTACTTTGTTTCAAATGTGTACGATGAGTATTTTATCTTTGAAAATTGGCGTGGTGATAAGCTCTATAAGCAGTCATATACTGTTGATGGAGATAATGTTTCTCTTAGTGGCGACAGACAGGAAGTATTTAAAATGGTTCTTACAGAGTCGGAGAAGCTTGCTATTGAGAAAATGAGAGAGGACTATGCTGCCCTTGAAACTGAGTATAATGAGCTTAAGACGTTTAAGGACAACTATGACGCAGCACAAGTAAAGGCACAAAAGGATGCTATTTTCGCAAGAGATGAATACTCTGTTCTTGCTGAAGATGAGGCATTTAAGACGCTTATGGCTGATGCCGCTAAGTTCAGCGTTGAAGAAGTAGAGTCTAAAGTAAAATCTATCTTTGCAGATTTCGTTATTAAGACGGGAGAGTTCTCTGCGAAGAAAGATGATAAGAAGCAGGGTGCTATGCACTTTAGCACAAAGAGTGTTGATAAAACAAACAAGAACCCTTACGGAAATTTATTTAATTAAGTTGTATAAAATATTATGTACCTTTTCCTGAATAATTGGTGGTTATGTCAATTTACAAAACAAAGTGGTTGGTGTATAATATTTATAGAACAAAGTGGTTATTTTGGGAGAGTGTATTGTGGATAAATATTTTTATTGTTACAGTTATCCGTTAAAGGAATTTTTAATTAAAAATGGCATTGATCCAATTTTTAATTCTATTCATGAAAAAACCCAGAAGAAGTTTTGGGTGTTTAAAGGTACAGAGCAATTGAATAAATTGCTTGATAGGTGGCGTTTGAATAAAAAGTAAACGCCGTATATTTTGAAAGATATTTATAAAGGAAGTATTGTTTTATGTTAAGAAAGAAAACACATGAAGAATATGTCGCTGAAGTAGCTACAATTAATGCCAATATTGAAGTCATTGATCAATATATTAATTCTGATACAAAAATAAAACACAGATGCAAGATAGACCAGCATGAATGGTATGCGAGACCATCAACCATTTTGAAAGGAACGGGGTGTCCTATATGTGGAACTAGAGCGATGGTAAAAGCAGAGTCTAAGACACATGATTCTTATGTCAAAGAAGTTGCACTTATTAACCCAAATATTATAGTCATTGGTAGATATATAAATGCAAAAACAAAAGTTAAACATCGTTGTAAGATCGATGATTACGAATGGGATGCCGCTCCGACAAACATTCTTCGTGGGAAGGGATGTCCGAAGTGTGCAGGAAGTATTCGTTATCGAGTGGATGAAGTTAAATATAAGTTGCATATTGTTAATCCTTACATTGAGATGATTGGTAATTATGTTAATATGCGAACACCAGTATTGTGTCATTGTTTGGTCGATGGCTATGAGTGGATGGCAGTTCCATCAAATTTGTGTAAAGGGGTTGGCTGCCCGATGTGCGCAAAGAAGGCTCCTTATACGACAGAAAGTTTTGTTGCTAAAATGGCAACAGTTAACAATGCGATTGAAATTATTGGACAGTATACTAATGCTAAAACTAAAATTTTATGCAAATGTAAGATTGACGGGTGCGAATGGGAGGGACTTCCATCTAATCTTATCAGAGGAGAAGGATGTCCTAAGTGTGGGGTAGCGTCACAAACACGGATGAGAACTAAAACGCATAATCAATATATTAGAGAAGTGGCAGAAATAAATCCTGATATCGAAGTAATTGAACCATATATAAATATTGATACACGTATTTTACATAGATGTAAAAAAGACGGAACGGAATGGAAGGTAAGTCCAAACAGTATTCTTTCTGGAACAGGATGCCCACGTTGTAACGATTCTCGTGGAGAAAGAGAAATTCGACTGTATCTCGATAGACATAATATAGCTTATATATGTCAATATAGATTTAACCAATGTCGTAGCACGAGCCCTTTACCGTTTGATTTTTATTTACCAGACTTGAATATGTGTATAGAATATGACGGCATCCAACACTTCAAGGCAATTGACTATTTCGGAGGAGAAGATGGCTTTTTGAAGTATCAAGCTCGTGATAATATTAAAAATAATTTTTGTAAAACAAACAATATTTCACTTCTTCGAATTAGATACGACCAATCTGTGCAAGACATATTAAATAATTTTTTTGAGCAATATAAAACAATTAATGATAACTAAGTTAAAAAACACTTTTAAAAAGTGTTTTTTTTAGTATTAAAACTAAAATTTTTACTAAAGGAGATTTAAGATTATGGCAGAGAAGTTTATTTCTTATACTAAACATGGTGTTGTTGAAACATCAACCCTCGTTTGTACTCATGGAGGAGCACATATTTATAATGGCGTAGCCGAAGTCGATGTTGATAATGGAAGCGTGGTCAAGCTCGGGTCGTATGTTGAATTTGATTATTTTAAGGCGGAAATGCCTGCTGTTGTAGACGCAGTTATGCTTGTTGCAACCGAACCCAAGATTTATGCGGAGTATACAAAAAAGTGTCAGGAGGAAAGCAATTTCTTTAATGGCAAGGGTGAAATTATGCAACTTGACGATCTTGTTCGTTACGACAGGTTTGCTCTTTCCGCAGAAGCTTTTGACGACACAGCTTCCCCCGAAATCGGTCAGTACGTTGGTGTAACTGGCACTGGATATAAGTTGACTACATTAGGAACCGACGAGCCCACCAATAGAGGCTTTGTTGGCTATATTTATGATATAGCGTCTAATGGAAATTATAGAATTTTTGTTAAAAGAAATCTTGCTATTGAGGCGTAATTTAATGAAGGGAGAAAAATATTATGAGATTTAACTTTAATGAATATAGTGATGTACTTCGTGCTCATTTTGACGAAGCGACATATATGGACTTTAGTCAACTTTGCAGAGATGTGGCAAACAACGAGCTTCAGGGTAGTATTACTCTTAGACAGGGTAGCGACAAGATTAGAGAGAAGATGCTTGAAATTTATCAGCTTCCTATGAATCCTACTGATCGTGAAATTCGTAGATCTATGAAATATCAGGACAGAAATGTCGCCGCTTTCGAAATTATCGAAGATACTCTTGAAGATACTCTTGTTTCTGGATGGAACGGTAGTGAATTCTGGAGAGCACTCGTTGACACAAAAAATAACAGACTTGGGCAGAAAAATATGTTCTTTTTCCCAGATAATACTGTAATTTCTGTTGCTCGTATTAATAACGGACATAGTGATATGATTCGTCAGAGACTTGGGGAAGGAACAGAAAGAAGCGTTGAAGTTTCTAGCATTGGTGCTAAGATTTACATGTCTTGGTCTAGATTCCTTCAGGGCGTTGAAGATTGGTTCGCTATGATTGAAAAAATTTCTACCGCATTTAGCCGTTATATCGACACTATGATTCACGGTGCGTTTGTTACAGCGGGAAAAAATCTCCCTGAACCTAAGTGGTATACTGGTGGTAAGCTTGAAGCAGCTAACCATGATAAGTTTGTTCAGCTCATTAGTGATGTTATGCTTGCAACTGGTTCTGAAGTTATGATTGTTGGAACCAAGCCCGCTCTTGCACAGCTTAAGAATCTTGGTGATATCGCATGGATAGCTGAAGAAGCAAAGAAAGATGTTTACAACACTGGTAGAATTGGTACTTTTGAAGGTACGCAGATTGTTGAACTTCCTCAAGCGTTTGAACTTAATAACGTAAATGCTTACCTCGAAGAGGATAAGAATATTTATATTTTCCCTGTAGGTTTTGACAAGCCTATCAAGTTCTATTGGGAAGGTGACACTGAAATTATTGCAGTTACAGATAATACTACTCATATAGACAAGTCTATTGATTACCAGGTTCAGGCTACTTGCGGTTGTGAGGTTATGACTGGCAAGAGATTTGGTACTTGGGTTATTGCTGAGTAATTTAGAATATATGGAATAAAAGGAGAAAAAATATGGAAGAAGTAATAAATGAAACTGTAGTAGAAGAGCCTGTAAAAAAATCTGCTGCAAAAAAAACTAATGGGAAAAAGGCTACTACAACTGAGTCCGCAGAAATATCTCAACCAATAGAAGATACAGCTGTGTCAGCAAAGACCCCTAAGAGGTACGAACCTACTGATACAATTATGTGTCATTCTGTTTTTCCTGGGACATTTTTATTTAGTGGTCCAAAGTCTAAGATTGTGTATCCTTTTGAGGCCCCTGGCGATGAAAATCTTGTTGAATATCAAGATATTCTTGCTGCATTGATGGCGAAAAAACCGTCCATCATGGCTCCTTATATTGTTATTGACGATGAGGAATTACTTGAAGATGTTAAATGGAAACAGGTTAAAAAGACATATGAAGATATGTTCGCAGTGAAGGACATGAATAAATTTCTTACAATGCCTTTTGATTCATTCAAAAAGGCATTTAATGAACTTCCCGTTGGTATTAAAAAGAATGTAATGTTAGCAATATCTACAAAAGTAAGAGACGGAGAGTTTAGTGAAATGAGGAAAATTCGTCTTGTTGACGAAGCCTGTGGGTCTAATATTGCAGTTTTACTTCAGTAAATAATAGGAGGTATGCTAAATGACTTCCTATAAGGAAATCTTTGATTTAGCTCTTAGATTGTATGACGATCCTTCTCTCGCTACATGGCCAGAGGAGGATTTGTCTAATGAGTTATATAGTCATCTACAAATAGCAATAGCCAACACACCCAAGATACGTTCTGAGGTTTCAGATAGAGATGATTTTAACCCCCTGTTGATTGATTCGACTGGGTTTCGAAATGATCTTTCTGATGTTACGAAAATGGTGATTGGGTTAGGGATGAAAAGGGCTTGGCTCCAGCCTCAAATAGCCTCTACGACTCTGACTCTCCAAAGGTATTCAAAAAAAGAAGGATACTCACAGCGCGAATTCTTGAATGGTCTTATGTCGCTCGACGAAAGCATTCGAATTGAAATTCGAAAATTGCTTCGTGATAACAGCTATGTAGACAATGGCTATTTTGACGATTAGGAGGTATTTCTATGAAAACATTTTATGGAAGTATTTCTGATGATATTGTCGAAAAGCAGAAACGCTATTTTTATGGTTCGATAATCGGGCTACTTTACTATCGAGAGGAAGGATATCCTCTCTTAGATCAGCGCATCCAAACGCTCGTTAATCAAATATTAGGTTCTATGAAGCTATTCAATAATGCACCTGAAATACTATCTATTGTGGCGTGGTTAGAAAATGCACGTATTAATCCAGAACAGTTTCGGAAAAATGTTTTAGATGCTGCCAATATGGTTGATAACTTGAAGGGCGGTGATTCAAATGTATGAAGATTTTCGTAAACGTATGGAGAGAAAAGGCACTTATATGGGCGAGATTATGCGTCGTCAATCTGACATCGTAGTAGATGCACTTTGGATGAATAGTGTATCAACTCGTCCAGTGCAAGTTAAGGTAATTAATCAGGGGTTGCCACCGACATATGAAGCTCCTGATGATTTTGAAGATGTACTATGGGCTCATTTTGAAGAGCATAATAAATTTAATGTTACCAAGGACGAGCAAGACTGCTATCTTACTTTTCGTCCAGGGGAATTGGCACAGCATCCCGAAATTAAGCCGGGTTCTTATGTTTGTGTGCCCAATGTAGATAATGAGCCTGAGTGGTGGCTTATTGTGTATATTGACAATGATAATGAGCTGAGAAAAACTCAGATTTTAAAATGTAATTGGGTACTTAAATGGGTAGCCAATGGTAATATATACCAAACTTTGGGTTGTCAAAGAGTCGCTAATAGTTACAATAGTGGGTCGTGGGATGCGGATCGCTTGACGTTCGTAGATAACATTATGTCAGTCTGGCTCCCAACTAACAAAGACACTCAAACAATTGGTTATAATCAACGTATGCTTATCTCGGATGAGGGTCGCTATCCTCCGATAGCATGGCAAGTGTCTAAGATTGAAGACACTATTCCAGTAGGCATAACAAAATTCCGTTTTACGCAAGAAAATTTCGATCCTGTACATGATAATTATGAACTTATGCTAGCAAATTACTACGATACTCCCGTAGAACCGTCGAATCCTCTTGACTGGAAGCCATCACCAATATCCGCCACAATAACCTATAGTGGTACAAAGCCGACAATTAAAATTGGTGGTAACTTTAAAGTCTTTACGGCAGCATTTGCTACCGAGGATGAAACCGTTAAATCATGGAGCGTTAGTGACGAGAATGGCACAATTACAGAAGATATGGAAGATTATATTATTGCGTATGATGGTAATAAATTAAAACTTAAAGTGGTACAAAAATATGATTTGGTAGGAAAAGTGCTTATTATCCAAGTGGTAGGCACGAATGGCAGTACTGGTGAATTAAAAATGGAGGTGGTTGGATGATTAGAGATATTCAAAAAATTGAAGATGATATTTCTGTAATTAAGCGTATTATTGAAACTGTTTTGTGTAACGACCCTGATATTATAGAAGCGCTTGATAATCGTGAGCTTGATTCCAATCAGCCCGAAGAATATATGTACACAAACATCTACCCATTTATTCGAATTCCCGGCACTCAAGATGTTTCGATGAATTTTATTTGTTTTTCTGTAGATGACCTACAGGAAGAAACACGTAATGATATTATCAAACAGCAATATATTCAATTTGCGGTTTTTGTTCACAAAGATTTGGTAAAAACAAACTATGGTGTTGCAAGGCACGACATGATAAGTTTTTTAATCCGTGATTTATTTAATCGTAGTCATATTTTTGGCCATGAGTTAAAGTTGGTTAGTAATCGCGAGGGCACAACGGACACTGACTACTGTACAAGAACACTGAGATTTCAATTAACTACACCAGAGGTCGCACAAGATGGACTGTTCGACAATCGCTACGAAAGGTTTTCTTTGAATAGTCATAGTAGAGAGATTATAAGAGAAAATGTTCGAAGTTGATGATTTAAAAGTCTGGATGGGCGAACCTTATGTGATTAATGATAAAATTAGTGTTTTTCAACCGTCACTTCGTGACATAATAAATGCCAGTGAAAGAGAATACTTTTCCATGGTGCAAACTATATGTTCAACAAGTTCCAATATGAAAAGTCAGTTAGATTCTATGGGACTTGATTGGGAGAAAATAGAAGATTTCCAAATGTTCATGATGTTGAGCCATGCGTTAACTGTAGATCAAACGCATCTTGTTCTTGGGGATTTGGATTTGTCAAAATTCAAACCGCATGAAAATACGCAAAATGGCGATATTGTTTTAGTAGATGTGGAGAATAATATTGTAATTGATAAATTAATTTATATGCAAATTACTGAGTATCTTCGTAAGGTGCATGGTTTTACGAGATTGCACGATGTGGCATCAACTCGTTTTGCACATCAAATGGCAATTGAAATGGATAGAGAAGAACTTGAAAAGAACAAAAACAAACCATACAAATCATTTTTATTCCCTTTGGTATCTTCGTTAAAAGCAAGGCAAAAATATACTAAACAATATATATTGGACATGCAGATTTTTGAGTTTATGAATGAAATTAATAGATGTCAAATTATTGTACAAACAGATGCTTTGTTACAAGGTAGTTATTCAGGTATGGTGGATATGAAGAAGATACCGAAATCTTCGTTCGATTGGCTTCGTGATATTGGCGAAAAACAATCGGGACAACAGTTTAATGCAGGTACTTTTTAAATAAAGTGCCTTTCATTATATTTTATTTATTTATATTTTTAGGAGGAAAAAATTATGGCTAAGGGGTTTGATTAAGCCCGTTACTTAACCCGCTATAACTGGAAACATTATAGTGTATCCCTTTGAATTGCTGGAAAGCCTTTAGAGCTATAATACCAAAGCAGAAGGATGAAATATGCCTATATGTAACGGTTTAAAAAGTTTATAGATTAGGTAATCAGCAGCCAAGCCTCGAACAGAGGTGGGTTCAACGACTATTGGCTGAAATGCCATTAGGAAGAAGTCTTCCGAAGTAAAGGGTGCCTAAAATCATTACACAACAAAATGATTATGGTAAATGATATAGTCTATGCTTACATGAAAGTGTAAGAAAAATTATTTATATTAATTTAATTATAAAAGATGGGACAGCGGTTTGGCCACCGTTTTGTTGCACTCCTGATGTACAATTACCATCTTTTTTATAATATTATTCTTCAGGAGGGAATAAGTATGAAGCTATCTAAGGAGCAATATTTAGAAATTGTTGAAATGAGTAAAATTGGTTATAATTTTAAACAAATTGCGGAAATGTATTCAATATCTATGACTAGAGTTTGGCAAATTGTTCATAATAATGGAGTCGGTGGAACAAATGTGAGATTATTAGATATTCCATACGACGATATAAAGGATATGCACGAGATGTATTGTGATGGTATGAGTACAGAAGAAATTGGAGCCAAATACCATATAAGCAGGGAGAGTGTATACAATTTATTTGAGCGTAATGGATTTGATAGAAAGAGAGATCCACATAGAATATATTCAATCGATGAGAATTATTTTGATAATATTAACACGCGAAACAAAGCTTATATTTTAGGCTTATTTTGGGCTGATGGATGTAATAAAGTTAGTGAAAATGAAGTTGAGATATCACTTCAGGAGGAGGATAAACATATTCTGGAATCTATTAAGCAAGAATTAAAGTATGATAAACCTTTAAATTTTCGTAATATATCTAAAAATAACCCAAAGCGTAAAAACCAATGGCACTTATCCATTACAAGCAATCATATATCTCAGACCTTAAACGATATTGGAATGGTTCAAAACAAGAGTTTAGTTGTAGAATTTCCAAAAAACATTGACGAAAAATTGTATCCTGATTTTATTCGTGGGGTGCTTGATGGCGATGGGTGTGTTTATATTGGGGGCAATATACGTGGTTCAAGTGTTGAGATTGTAGGAACTGTAATGGTTGTTCAAAAAATTGCAGAAATTGTCAAAGACACACTTGGCGTACATTGTTCTATTAAATCAAATAAAAGATGGAAAGATATTACAAAAGCAATTCGTATTAGAGGTAGATATCAAATAAAAACATTTTTAGATTGGATATATTCCGATGCAGAATTGAAACTTAATCGAAAATATAATAAATATCAACAATTTTTAAATATGTATAATAATATAAATAATTCTTATTTGGTCTAACGAACTAAATAAGTAATACACAGTTTTACAATTGATAAAATTCGTAGAATTTCTCAGTATGCAGCAGCAGACAAGCCTGCATCTGAAAACCATGGTATCGAAGTAAAGAAGGGTGATATCCTTTGGACAATCAAGGACGTTACTGACTTTACAATTTCTAATTCTAGTGAGGCAGTTGAGGCTACTGATGGTGAAGGTGTTGTTATTGAAAGATACCTTAGATCTAAGGCAGCAGAAGCTAGCGGCTCCAACGCACTGTTTGACATGCCTCTTGCAGCAGCTCAGGCTGGTACAAAGATTACTACTGGTGCGGTAGACATTGACTTCCATGACGTTCTTAAGATGGAAAAGGACGCAACAGAACTTACTCTTTCTAAGACACCTAAGACTGGTGGCGAACCTGAAGTAGTTTATATTTGTAACGACGATGGTTCTCTTGGCGAAAAGCTTGAAGTTGGTGCAGGTAAGACAGTAACTTATGCTGATGGCAAGCTTACATTTACAACTACACCCGCAGCTGAAAAGGCAGTTAATGTATTTGTTCCTTATACATATACTCAGGAAAATGCACAGAAGTTTACTAACTTTACTGATGCAGACGCTATCCCTGGTCGTTGTGTTGTAGAAGGTATTGGTAGAGATGTATGTTCCCATGCTCTTTGCTATTTTTATGTAATTGCACCATATGCAAAGTTGTCATTGGATGGAGACCTCAATCTTGGTACACCTGATGCTACTCATGATTTTACTATTAACTTCATGAGAGAATATTGTGGTGAAGAAGGTCTTTATACCATTATTACATGCTAATTGAACAGCATGTGATAATACAAAACGCGAGACGAGCAAGGAGTAATTAATCTTGTTGACAAGAAGGCGGATTTACCTCACCGCCTTCTTCTCGTTTTGTTATTTTGAGGTATTTTATATCAAGGGCGGTGAATAAATTTGAAACAGCAATGTAAGATTTGTTCTACAGAATTTGATTTTTGTCCATCATGTCATCTCAATCGTTTTTCTGCAAAAGCAAGAGGGTTTTGCAGTGATAGTTGTAGTAATATATCAACTATTTTACAGCGTCATGCAGGGCATAGATTGACAGCCGAAGAGACTATTGAGGCATTGAAACCTTATGGTATTGATTCTATGAAGCTCCAACCAGGAATTAAAGCTTATTACGATAAAGTTCTTGCTGAAATAGAGCCAATAAAGCAAAAATCAAAATTTAAAAATAAAAAAGAGTATCCTGTTTATCAGGATGACACGAGTAGTTTTAGCACCGAAGTGTGCGTATCTGATGAGGATATAGAAGCTACTCCTGAAATTGAGTAAAATCTATATCCTTATTTTTTTGCAAGTATGCGGTGTACAGACATACTTGCTTTTATTATGTCGAAAAGGAGAAAAATACAAGAAATGATTACTAGCGAAATAACACATAAAAAATACGAACCAAGTACGGCATTATATTTTAGCAATCCCATCCAATGCCAACGCTATTTGCAATATCTAGGAACCGAATTTTTTTTAGATATTATATACAGCTCGGAGAAACGACCAGATGCACTAATTTTTGTATGGAAACGTTGTCCCGAAACTGCACGAGCAAAGGAATTGTGGGATCAGCACTTGCTCTAAAAATAAAATCATTTTTCACAGAAAGAAGGTGAAAAAATGCCTGTAATTAAAGTTTTAGTTCGTAATCAAAGACTCTCTTTATATAGTCTCCCTGTTGTGGCTTCAAATTCTTATGGTTATTTAAAAATTCAAGCAACTTTTGTAACATCAGACTGGATGGATGTAGATATTAAAACAATTAATTTTAACTGGAAGGGCTATAATAGGCAAGCTGTATTAGATGAAGATAACCAATGTTATGTTCCCGAGGAGGTTATCCGCAGTCCCGGTTTTCAGCTCTCCATTTTTGGTGGGGGCATAACAACCAATCAAGTAAAAGTACCTGTTATTAACAGTGGTATTGACCCAGATATAATGCCGAATTTCTCTCTTGAGCTTTATGAGGAACTTATTGAAAGAATGCAAAATGCCACAGATAAACTTGAAGCATCTAAGGCAGATAATATTATTCGTAACGAAGAAGATAATACTATTCAGCTTTCAGCAAATGGAAAGCCTATTGGAGATAAAATAGAAATGTGTAATTGTGGTATTAAGAGTTTCGATGTTGATGAAAACGACAATATTACTATCACATTGCTTGATGGACGTGTAATTGATTTAGGTCATATTGCTGGTGCGTCTGGGGCAACGTTTATACCTCACATTTCTGATGATAAGATTCTAACATGGACCAATGATAAAGATCTTCCGAATCCCGAACCAGTCGATCTTAACCCGTTTGATGAATGGGGAACTTTAGGAGAGGAAGAAAATTCAGATTATGTCTGGGAAAATTTGGTATAAGACGGCATAATATCCGTTTTATATAAATATTTTTTTTGAAAGGAGACGTGGATGACATGGCTCAGAATGTTCGTTTTTTGATAGCTACTCAAGCAAAGTATGACCAATTGGTAAAAAAGAACGAGTATGCATTATACTTCTGTCTTGACACTCAGCGCTTGTATAAAGGCGATGTGTTAATCGGCGTTGGTGCGGAGGCTACAACTTCTGCCGCAGGTCTATTATCTGCTACCGATAAAGCAAAACTTGATGCCCTCGTAGCAGGTTCTACAGTAGGTTTGTTCCCTATAGATTCTAGCATTGTTATTACAGACGAAACAAATGGTACAAAGAAAATTGCTGTAGGTATTTCCAAAAAAGAAGGCAATCTGATCACTGTTGAATCTGACGGTTTGTATGCTGTAGCACAGCCTACACCTTCTTATGAAATTGAAAAGCAAGAAGTTGCAACAGATGGCTATTCTGCTACTTATAAACTGAAGAAAACTGTAGGCGATGTAGTATCATATTGCGGCACAATTGATATTCCTAAAGATAAATTCCTTCAGCGTGCAACAATCAACACTGTAACCGAAGTTGACAATCCTTATACGGGAGCGGTCGTTGGTGAAAAATATTTTGATTTCTTGTTTAATGACGCTGAACAATCTCATGAATATGTACCATTAAAGGAACTAGTATCAACACAAGCTTATACTGCCGGAGACGGTATTCAGATTAGTGATGCTAATGTAATTTCTATGGCGTTAGCAACAGAGACTACACCTGGTGCAATTTCCGCTGAAGATTTTAAGACACTTCAGACCATTCCTAGCACCTATATTACTAAGGAAGAAATTGAAGCAGTTAAAGCAGAAATTAAACAGGATGTTGAAGCAACCGTAGGAACCCCTGACGCTTCTCAGTTTGCTGTTGATGAAAATGGTGTGTTGTCTATTACTGAGTTAGCTTCGGACAAGATTACGCATAATGGTCAGAAGCTCAATGAAATATTAGATGGCATGACTGACACATTTAGTTGGGGTACATTATCTGAAGAGGTTTCTGTAGATACAAATAGTGTAAATGCTGCTAGTTTAATTTCTAACGCTAGTGCAGATGCGGAAATAACACTTAATGAAGGCACTGTGAATGCCCCTGTTAGTATGACTAAATCAGCAACAGTAAATGGTGTTAATAAGGGTATCGCACAAAATCATAACCAGGAGGTTGGATAATATGGCTACAAAAATAACTGAAAAATTAACAATTAATGGCGATCAGTCTAGTGTTGTTCTTGATGGCCTTGATTTCACTGGCAATGGTTATGTTGAAGTAAAGAATGCAGATGAAGTTATTATAAGAAATTGTCGCGTTTATAATATGAATGTGACTGGTGCAACTAAGAATTTTTGGCTGCACATTTTTAATGATATCCCAGTTAAACTTGTGGTTGAGCATTGTTTCTTTGGCAGCAATCCTAGTGCCGATGGCAAGAGAATGTATAACTTAATAGAACCTTATGCAAAGTTCAAAAACGGTTCATCTATCTCTCATAATTATTTTGCTGACGATTGTTGTGTACACAATTGCGTAAATGTTTACGGAGTGGTTGATAATGCTACCATTAACATTGACGACAATGTTTTCGAAATAAGTGCGGGTACAGTTAGACTTGGGCCCAAGGGCGAACCAAAATGCACAATCAATGTGAGAGATAATGTAATTCTTGCAGATAATCCTGCCTACACAGCTGAAGACCAGGGACTGCTGACCATTCAGCCATACAATAAGGACACTACTAGTCTTAAAAACATGACAGTTGTTCTAAAGAATAATACTTTGGCTAGCGAACAGGTTGGTTACTTTGGTTATGGTGCTAATGACTTAGTTATAACTGATGAAAATAAAGCGAAGATAATTATAAATGGTAAGATTGCAACTTTGCCAACTTACCAGTGGTAAAAATAAAATAATAAATTCTCAATTAAAATGGAGGAATAAAATATGGCTCAACTTAGATTTTTAAGAGGTCTTGAAGCCCAGCTTCCTAAAACCGCCACTGACGGTTATTTTTATCTGACTAGTGACACACATAGACTTTATGTTGGTCAGGGCGAGGCTCTTGTGCCTGTTAATGAAGGCGTTCTTACAGTCGCCAATATCGAGGCACTTCCTGAAAGTGCTCATGCTGGCGATTTTTATTATGCAACTGCCGAAAATGTACTTTGTGTTTATAATGGTTCTCAATTTATTCAGATCAATCCCGACACAGGGATGACTTCTGTCGAAGTAGCTGGTGAGGGAAATGCAGTTACGGCAGCTTCGTATGATCCTACAACTCGTAAACTAACTCTTACTAATGGTGAAACTTTTGCAACCAAGGCACAGCTTGATGCAATTTCAACTTCAGTAGAAGCAGCAAAGCCTGAAGTATATCAGGTAACTTCTGATAGTACAGATATCGCTGAACTTACTCAGGGTATTGCTGGTAAGGCTGGTGACGTACTGATTGCTACTAACACATCTGGCATTAAGTCCGCATATCACTATGACGCAGAAGACGGTTGGATTGCTTGTGACGGAAACGTAGACGCATCTACCGTTATTCTTAAAGATGACATTACAATGGCAGGTAACTATACTCAGGTTGGTAATCTTAGTAAGACTCAAACTGGTACAGCTAAATTTGCTACTGCTGGCAAGTCTGTTGCAGATGCTCTTACTGAAATTTTCTCTAAGAGACTTCAGCCTGCTGATCCTACAAATCCTGCAATCACTCTTACATTCTCTCAGGCAAAGGCATATGAAGTTGGTACAACTGTAGCTCCTACATACTCCGCTTCTCTCAGTGCTGGTAGCTATACCTATGGCCCCGCAACAGGAGTAACAGCTTCTTCTTGGAGCGTTACAGACGGAACAACGACCAAAGATACAGCTTCTGGCTCATTTGATTCTTTTGTAGTCGCTGATGATACTAATTATAAGATTACAGCATCTGCTACTTACGGTGATGGTGCTATCGCTAAGGACAATCTTGGTAGCGACTCGAACCCTGTAAAGCAGATTAGGGGTGCTACTATTTCTAAAACATCTGGTGCAGTAACAGGCTATCGTAGCTTTTTCTATGGCGTAGTTAATACATCTACCGCTGACGCACCTCTGACTTCTACGATTATTCGTGGACTTACTAATGGTGGTGCTTATACTGCAAGCAAGACTTTTACTCTGAATGGTAACGCTAATGCAAAGAGAATTGTTGTTGCAATTCCTTCTAACTCTACTCGCGCAGGTGTAAAAGAAGTTATTCTTACATCTGCTATGAATACTCCTGTAACAGACTCTTATATAAAGACTGCTGCAGCCGTTCAGGTTGAAGGTGTTGGCGGTGCTACAGCCGTTGATTATGACGTATGGGTATATGAGCCTGCCGCAATTGATGCTGGCGAAGTTCATAAGATTACTTTAGCGTAATGAATATAGGGAGGAAATAGATTATGGCAAAATTTAATTTAAATGCATACACTAGTGCGGACGGTCTTGGTTTCCCTCTGAATTTCAGACGTGGTAATCCTAACCCTCTTGACAATTCTTCTGTTTGGGCTAGCCTTACAGCTGCTCAAAATTATGCAAAAACTGACCCTGTTGCATATGTAGGTCAGGTACTTACTGTTCTTGATGTTGTTGACGGTACAGCTAATGCTGCTACTGTATATTGCATCCAGAATGAAGCTGGTGATCTCGCTCGTGTTGGTACAGTAACACTTGGTGACGATACCACAATAATTAAGAATGAAGATAATACTCTTAGTATTAAGGGTTATGCTGATGCTGCTGAAGGCGCACAGCTTGTAAAAACAGCCGATGGTCTTGCGTGGGTAGTTCCTTCTACAACTACAGTTGAAGGTCTTCAGACTGCTGTAGCAGCTCTTAAGGAAACTGTTGGTGATAGTACAAAAGGTCTTGTAAAACAGGTTGCTGAGAACAAGGTTGCCATCGAAACACTTAATGCTGATTCCACCACTGAAGGTTCTGTAGCTTATCAGATTGCTCAAATTGTTGCTGGTGCTGATGCAAGCTTCGATACATTGAAGGAAATTGCTGATTGGATTGGCACTCATACAACTGATGCGGCTACAATGAACAGCCAGATTAATACAAATAAGACTGACATTGCTTCCCTTAAGGAACTTGTTGGCAGTGAAGCCGTAGCTACTCAGATTGCTAATGCAATTGATGCCGCACTCAAGTCTGGTGAAACTGATAAGTATGCCCTTGCTTCTGATCTTACTGCACTTGCTGGCAGAGTAACTACTGCCGAGCAGGATATTGACGCTCTTGAAACCAAGGTTGGAACTACTACGGTTGCAGAGCAGATTGCCGCAGCTCTTAAGGGTGAAGGCGACGAGGACAAGTACGCCCTTAAAAAACACACTCATATTATTGATGATGTCACAGGTCTTCAGGATGCCCTTAATTTAAAGGCAACCGATGCTGGTCTTAAGGCACTTGAGGCTGTTGTAGATGGTAAGGCCGATAAGGCAACTGATCTTGCTGGTTATGGTATTACTGATGCTTACACCAAGACAGCGGCTGATGAAGCTGTTGCTACTAAAATTGGTGAAGTTGGTGAAAAGACTGTAAAGGCATATGTAGATGATGCTATTGCTGCTAAGTCAACGGCTGATGGTACAACCTATGCTACTAAGACAGAAGTAACTGAAGCTATTGCTGGTGCAGGTCATGCTGCTCAAGCGGATCTTGAAGCACATACTGGTGATACGACAGTTCACATCACTGCTGACGAAAGAACACAGTGGAATGCCGCAGAAAAGAATAAAATTGAAAGTATTACTTCCGCTTCTAATACTATTACGGTTGTTACTGGTGAAAATCGTAGTGTTGATATTAGTCTTAACTGGGGCACTTTCGGAGAAGGTTAATTTATAACTGATTAGATTATGGTAGGGAGATTGTCCTCCCTACCGATCTTATTATAAAAAAATAATTAATTTTGGAGGATAATTCTATGGCTATGTTTAAGGTTTTACGAGGGGTGGAAGCGAACATTCCCTCTACTTATACAGACGGTTGTATTTATTTTTGTAAAGATACTAGTAATTATTATATAGATTATATTGGCACAGACGGTGAGCTTCATCGTTCTAAAATTGCTGCAGGTTATGCTGACAAGCTTCGTTACATGAATGATGGTCAGTCAGTTGATGTTAATCCTGTCGATATTATTACTAAGGATAATTATCTTACTGTTATTGGCACAGCTACAGATAACAAGGCTGGTTTAATGTCTGGCGCAGAGCATACAAAACTTACAGGCATTGAATCCGGTGCTAATAAGACAATTGTAGATGATGCTATTAAAGCAGATTCTATAAATCCTGTACAGAATAAAGTAGTTAAAACTGAGCTTGATAAAAAGGCAGAAAAAGAACACGAGCATACACAGTATGAAAATCAGAATGCTTTTGCCAAGGTAACTGTTGGTGCAACAACAATCGAAGCAGATAATACATCTGATGGTATTACTATTGTTGGCAGCTCAAATGTTACAGTTACACCTGATGCAGCTAGTAAGAAAATTACTATTGAGGCAAAGGATACTACATATGAAGCTGCTACATCAACTGCTCCTGGGCTGATGTCTGCTACGGATAAGGCAAAGCTTGACGGCATTGCTCTTAATGCCAATAAGTATGAGCTTCCTGTTGCTACGACTGATGTACTTGGTGGTGTAAAGCAGGGTGAAAATATCACTATTGCCGAGGATGGTACTATTTCTTCTAAGAACACAGAATATGGTATTGTTACCACTACCAAGGAAGGTCTTATGAGCGCAGGTGACAAGGAAAAACTCGATGGTATTGCAGCTAATGCTACTAGAGTTCTTGTTGATGCCGAGCTTAGTTCCACAAGTGAAAACGCTATTCAAAATAAGGCTGTAAAAGCTGCTCTCGATGGTAAGTCAGATTCTGGCCATACTCATGATTACATTCCTAATGCTCAGAAGGGCGTAGCCAACGGTGTTGCTACCCTTGATGAAAACGGTCAGGTTCCTGCTACACAGCTTCCTAGCTATGTTGATGATGTTGTTGAAGTTGCAAATTATGATGCGCTTCCTGAAACTGGTGAGACAGGTAAGATTTATGTAACACTTGATGATAACCTCACATATAGATGGGGCGGCACAGCTTATGTTGAAATCTCTAAGTCTCTTGCTATCGGTACAACTGGTTCTACAGCCGCTGCTGGTAATCACCGTCATGACAATGCCACTACAGAAGCAGATGGTTTCATGTCTGCCGCTATGGTCGAGAAGCTTAATGGTATTGAGTCTGGTGCGAACGCATACGTGCTTCCTGAGGCTAGTGCAACACAGCTTGGTGGTATTAAGGTTGGTAAGAACCTTACTATGACTAATGGTGTGCTTGATGCAACAGATACAATTTACGAAGATGCGACAACCTCCACATCTGGTCTGATGTCTGGTGCTGACAAGACTAAACTTGATGGTATCGCTGATGGCGCTACCAAGGTTATTGTTGATACCGAACTTAGCAATTCTAGTGTAAATGCAATTCAGAACAAAGCAGTTAAGGCTGCCCTTGATAATAAGTCTGACGTTGGACACACTCATGATGAGTATGTAAACCAGAATGCATTCGGTATTATCAAGATTGGTGCGGCTTCTGTTGAAGCGGATCAGGCAATTGATACACTTGAACTTGCAGGTGGTGATAATGTAACCATTACTCCTGATGCAGAAAATGATAAGATTGTTATCTCTGCAAAGGATACAACCTATAATGACGCAACTGCGAGTGAGCATGGTCTTATGTCCACTGCTGATAAGACTAAGCTTGATGGTATCTCAGCAGGTGCTCAGGTTAACGTAATTGAGGCAATCAATAGCCAGTCTCTTACTGTTGGTGCTGTTGATAACAAGAGCGTTAACCTTGAGATCAATTGGGTTGAATTTTGATAATTGAGTAGTTTTTAGACCATAAGGGAGATGGAAACTATTCTATCTCCCTTTTTTTTATGAAAAGATTAATTAACACTTCAGAGAGGTGAAATTATGGCAAAAACAGGTTTTTATATTGGTAGTACACCTATTGGTAAGGTTACAGTTGCTTATAAGTCTACTACGCCCTCGACTCTGCAAGAAAAGAGCGTTGTCCCTACTAAAACTGAACAATCAGTTTTGCCAGATACCAACTATGACGCATTATCTAAGGTAACGGTTGCTGCAATACCTGATGAATATCAAGATATATCGGAAGTGACTGCATCAGCAGAGGATGTAGTACAGGGAAAAAAAATAGTGAATAGCACAGGAGTAGTTTCTGGTACTATGTCAGACAACGGTACTGTTTCTAAAGTTTTAGACACTACAACTAAAAGTTATACTATTCCTAGTGGAAAACATTCTGGAGCTGGAGTAGTTTCCATAACAACGCAAGAAAAAAGTGTAACACCTTCCACTTCAGCCCAAGAAATAGTTCCTGATACAGGTAGGGTACTTTCTAAGGTAACGGTTGCGGCGGTTACTTCTAGTGGTACTGACACTTCTGACGCAACGGCAACATCAGGTGATATATTGTCTGGCAAAACGGCATATGTAAAAGGACAAAAGGTAACAGGTAATATTGTTTCAAGAAACACTCTACAATGTAGCGTTAACGAACGCACAGTAACAATTCCTGCGGGGTATTATGCAGTAGAAGGTTCAGTAAATGTAAACAAAGGAGAGCTAGCTTCGCCAGACGTTAACATTATAAAGAAGACTGGTCAAGTTGTAGCAACTGCCAATGTAGGTACTTCTGGGTATATCTCGGTTAATGAACATATTGGTGGTAGTCTTCAGCTGGATACGATGTCTGGTACAACAATTATTCCAGGAATAAATACAACGCTCGCCGTAGCGTCGGGAAAATATACTACAGGAGATGTATATGTAAGTGGTGATTCAAATCTTGTTTCAGAAAATATTAAATCTGGTGTAACTATTTTTAATGTAGCTGGAACTTATGAGGGTAGCTCATCTAGTTATCGTTACGATCAAACAGGCACATATTTTGCTGGAACAGTTTCTAGTACTAGAACTATTACGTTCAATATTGCGGGAATAAAAGATGTTCCTCTGGCAGGCTTTATTGTATTGCCAGAAACTACATTGTCACGTCCCTCGTTAACAAGTTATAGTTTGATCGTTTCCCTTACTTGTATGGATGGTTATGGGCAGGGGGATACTGGTGATGGAAGTATCAGCGTTACAGATGGACATAAGTGGGAGTATACCACCATAGGCAGATCAACTGGTATTACTTTTAGTAGTGATGCAGATTCACAATTTAGTTATACTCGTTCAGGTAGCACTTTAACTATCACTTCAGCGACAACAAGCATTAGATTTTCGACCATCAGTGGGGAACGATATAGATTATACCCTATATGTGCGAATACTGTATATGCTGATTTTGAAGGCATTCCAGTCGAAGAAGGCTAAAACAACTATTTTATATTTATAAATTACAAGGAGAACTTATTATGGCTATTAAAACTAAATTAATTCAAAACGCTTCTATTGATAAGAAAAATGTGTTAAAAACAAAATTGATAAACAAGGATGAAGAAAAGCTTAAGCCAATTATTACTGACGAGAACGGCAAGGAAATTGTTGATGATACTTTGATAGAAATGACCGATAAGGATGTCAGTTTTAGAAAGCCTGCTGACGCAGAAATTCCTCCTCAGCCAAAGCCGAAGCTCGATGTAAAATAACTAAGAGGTGCATAATAGAGGGTAATTTTATATTTCCCTCTATTATGACTATTAAATATTATGAATTAAATTTATCTTTAGAAAGGATGAATTAACTATGGCTCTTTTTAAAATATGTCGTGGAGCGGAGACAAATCTCCCTACCACTTTAACAAGTGGGTACTGTTATTTTTGTACCGACACTACAAATTTTTACATTGACTATACGGACACGTATGGTGCATTGACACGTGCGAAGATCGCCTCAAAGTATGCGGACAAGCTTCGTTATACAGAGGATGGTAATTTTATAGAGCTTGACCCAACTGATATTGTTACGAAAAGCAATTATGAAACTGCTATAGGTGTTGCAACTTCTGATAAAAATGGTTTGATGTCATCTTCTGATAAAACTAAACTGGACGGAATTGAAGCGGGTGCTGAAGTAAATGTTCAGGCTGATTGGAATCAGAGTGACACGACTGCCAAAGATTATATTAAGAATAAAATTTGTTATGATTTTTCTGGCTGGAAAACTACATTTAGCCAATTACTAAAAACCGACACAAATGATATGTTCATATCAAGTTTTTATCCAGATTATACATATGCCTATTCATTTGTACAAAAAGTTCTTGAAGAAGGCAGTACGGTTAAAATTGCTATTGATGATTCATCCATTGATTTTGTAGTACCTGTGTCTAATGAGGTGCAATGGGGTGAATATACTATTGGAGATTATCAAATAGCCTTGTGTGGTGGAACTGGAGGCTATGGTCATTTTATAGCATCGATGGGCTGTAAAACAGACATTTCTGGTTCTACGTTTAGTATACAGCAATATGTAAATGAGACTAAAACCATTGACGAAAAATATCTTCCTACATATTTAGATAAATTGGCCTATTGTACATGTGCAACCGATGCCTCGACAAAGGCAAAGGTGGCGACCTGTTCCGTAGGACAATTCACTTTAACCAAGGGCCAAAAGGCTGTAGTGAAGTTTTCATATGCAAACACTGCAGTAGGTCCAACTTTAAACATTGGTTCAACTGGGGCAAAAACAATTTATTGGCATGGGCAGGTTCTTCCTTCTACACAGTATTGGGAAGCTGGTGCTGTGCTTGAGTTCGTTTATAACGGCTCTCAGTTTGAATTAATTGGAATAGCAAAAGATAATAGCAAAGAATATTCGGTGGCTACAGCGTCATCTGATGGCTTATTCTCTGCAACAGACAAAGCAAAGCTAGACGGTATATCGTCTGGTGCCACCGCCGTCTCAATCGACACTACACTCACCCAGAGTGGACAGGCAGCGGACGCTAAAGCCGTTGGTGATGAGCTGGCAAAGAAGCTCGACAATCCTCAGACCGCGGCTGTAGGCGATGTGCTGACGGTTGAAGAAGTGGACAGTGACGGCAAGCCCACAAAATGGAAAAGCGTTGACGCCAATGCGGTTTTGACGATAGACAACACAGGCTACAAAGGAACAGACTATTACGCTTTGCCGGACGGTGTTTATAATCTTTTGTCATTATATGTAGCTAACAAAGATGGAATGAATCTGCGTTTGCAAGGCGTCACAAGCGTGAAGAATCACAGTTTTGTTTGTGCCGGAAAGAACACAACCGTTATATTTGGCTCTGACGGGTCAGTGGTTGGATATGATTATGGTGTGTGGCGTTGGGACGAAAAAGAAAACGTATCGAACAAGGTTACATCGTTGTCTGCAACATCTAAAGACAGTCAATATCCATCGGCAAAGGCTGTATATGATACACTGACTACGGCTATCCCCACCACACTCCCCAACCCAAACAAGCTCACGTTCTCCGGCGCGGTCACGGGCGAATATGATGGTTCATCTACGGTGGCTATCGAGATCCCGAAGGGCGGCAAGGCAAGCGCGAATTTCCTCATTCAGCCCAACGGCACTGTGTTATCGGCACCTACCTATGCGCAGTTGACTTCCGGCACGTATGCAAGCTTCTATGCCTTGTATGGTGGTACATTGTACGCTTTGTCTCAGCAGACGCAAACGAGTGGCACTTTCACGTTTAAGTTTAACGACGTTCCGAACGGCAAGATGTATGTTGTTACGGTTGACAGCTCGGATAACACTACTTTTGCTGAGGAAGATTTACCAACCACTACCGTTACTCTTAAAACATGGACATCTGCAGATATTAGTTAAAGGAGATGATACATATGGCTACAGAAAAACAAATTTCCAATTTAGTAATCAATAAAGTTGAAAGCCAAGCAGTTTACGACCATATGGCTTCCAACAACTTAGTTAACGAAGATGAATTATATTTGATCGAAAATACAGGCGATGATAGTGGTGGAGGCGTGTTTTTTGGTACTTGTATGACTGCTGCGTCTACAAACGAAAAGGTTGTTACAACGCAACAGGGAAACTTTAAATTAGAAGTTGGTGCAACAGTGTATGTACAATTTAATACAGCATCAACGTCTACTGCTACCACATTAAATATTGATGGTACTGGTGCGATTGCCGTACAAACTTCAGCGACCAATGTACTTATGGCAAATCAGATTGCACCTAAATCGGTTGTTGGTTTTGTTTATGATGGCACTGTGTATAGAATGCTTGATGGGGCTATTGCGACAACAACCTATTATGGAGTAACTAAACTGTCATCTGCTGTTAACTCAATTTCTACAGCTACGGCAGCAACATCATCTGCCGTTAAAAAAGCTTATGATTTGGCAGCAGCGGCACTTCCTCTCGATGGAGGTACAATGACAGGGATATTGACCTTATTCGACATGCCTACACAATACTTTCATGCGGTACCAAAAAAATATGTTGACCATTATATTTTAACAATTGCTGACGCATTAGAAAAAGCTGGTATACCCGTTTCTGGCCTAGATGAATTAGGTGGTGGCGCTATTGGTGGTGGTGGTGGTAACGTTACTCCCGCTGAGTAAAATTTTATTTTTAAATAATAAAGGAAGAAAATGCTTATGTATTACTATGCGCACATTGATGAAAGCTCCATTGTAATTGAAGTTTGTGCGTTGAACGAACCGATATTTGATTCTATGTATATAGAAATTACAGAAGCACAATACAATAATGGAGAAAATTTAGTGGGTTTACGATATGACCCAGATTATCATACTTTTGGTGATATAATTTATTGGATTGGCACAACAACAGAAGTGAGTTATAAGACTACTCCTCGATCATTAAGTGGAAAACTTGATGAGATTGATAGTAAGTTAGCGAATAAGGCAGATATCTCCCATACGCATGACGACAATGGTAGTGTAGTAAATATTGTGAGGTGGTAATTATGACAGGTTTATACGTTGGTAATGTACCAATTAATCAAATCAATATAGTTCCCACTACTTCTGGAATTGATACTAGTGACGCAAATGCCACAGAGAATGATATATTATCTCCTAAAACAGCATATGTTAATGGCGTTAAAATCACAGGCAGTATTCAATCAATGGCGGGAGGTATTTACGCTTCTAACCAAATAATATTTACTGCAGGTAAATATCTTACAGGGGACATAGAGATTAATGTACCACCGTCAGGTATTATTCCAAGTGGAACAATGAGCATTACAGAAAATGGTACTTATGATGTTACCAATTATGCAAACGCACAGGTTAATATTGCTTCTTCGGTAGTTAGCACTCCGCGGTCTGTGATCTTTACTGTTACAACAGATGTAATGGAGACAACATCTACGAAAGTTATTACTGGAAATACTTTTATCGCACAGAATATTAATAACGATAACTTATTTGTGACATTGCTTCGAAAAGAGACTACTGCTAATGATACTATGACTATATGTCAAGCATCATGCGCAAACTCTCCTGCTTTTTTAGGTGGTTATTTTATGACCGTGTATAAATCTGGTCTTGCTGCGGCTGTACAGACCAATACTAGTACAAATTATAAGTTAAATAGTAGCACAGCAGGAACGTATACTCGTATTTATGCAGATAGTAATGGAGATGTTTATATATTGACATATTATGCTGGGTTTTCGTCTACGAAGGTTGGGCTTAAAGCAGGAGATTATACGCTATTTTACGGTTTATTCGGCGAACAGTAATTTAAGGGAGAGAGGTGCGATGTATGCCTACTACTACACGTGTGAATTCTTTAAATATAAATTTATTGACCCAAGCACAATTTAACGCAGCAGAAAAAGACCCTAATCAAATCTATATGATAACTGACGCTCAGGATAACACAGATATTTCAGTTGTAACTACTACCGAAAATGGTCTAATGAGCTCTGCGGATAAAGTTAAATTAGATGGTATTGCGACTGGGGCTACTAATGTATTAGTAGATGATGAACTTTCGGGAACTTCTACGAATCCAGTACAGAACAAAGTGATTAATAATGCGTTGAATGACAAGGCAAATTTAGCTATATCGATTATAGCTAATTTGGTTGCCACTGCATGGATAGAAGATGGAGAAGCACATAAACAAATTCTAACTATAGATGGTGTCACGCCAACTAGAAATGGTGTTGCTGGTGTTGCTCAGACAGTAACCGACGAGCAATGTAGACAAGCGGCAAGTGCAATGTTACGTATTGCAGGGCAGGGAACTCATCAACTTACTATTAAGGCATTAGGAGAAGTTCCGACTGTCGATATTCCTTTGGAAGTTATTTTATTATAAAGCAAAAATATTGAATAAAAGGAGATGGTTTCGAAGATGGCAAATAATAAGTTAATTGTACAACATAGACGTGGTACAGCCGAACAATGGGAATCATCTGGTATAGTTCCATATGACGGAGAGATTGTAATTGAAGAATGTGCAGACGGGACTTTTAAGACAAAAATTGGGGATGGCGTTAATACCTTCCCCAATTTGCCATATCAAAATTTGGATAAAGAAATTGCGGAACTTAAGCAGTATGTTGACGGCAAGGTTGTTGATGGGCTGTTGTATGAGGATAATAAGTTATATCTCACCTTGGGTGGAGAAGTTGTATCTGAACCTGTTGAGATAGCTGGTGGTTCTGGTGGTGGAGGTGGAGCTACGTATATTGTCACGCTTCAAAACCTCATGGAGTCACGCTATATTACGGTCTCAGAGGGTAGCGAAGTCAATATTAAGTTTAGTTATTCTTCAGTGGACGCAGATGGCATAAATGATGGCGAGGGTGTTGGAACGTTATATGTTAATAATATTTCTGTTGCGACTATGGCAATAGCTCAAGGTGGAAACTCATTAGATATTACACAATATTTGAAGTCAGGTGAAAACGCCATTAAGTTGCGCGTTGCCAACTCTGAAGGTAGTTCAAGAATGTTAACTTATAGTGTTTCTGTGATTTCCTTATCGGTTTCCACTACATTTAACGAGCTAGACTCTTACTCTGGCGATGTTACATTTATGTATGTCGTTACTGGTAGTGGTTTAAAGACAATACATTTTGTAATGGATGGCGTTGAAATTGGTACTACGGAAACTACAGCTACGGGACGTTCATTAGGATATACAATTCCAGCACAACCACATGGTAGCCATATATTTGAAGTGTATGCGACATCATCTGTAAATGAAGTTACTGTAAAGAGTAATATCGTTAAGCTCGGTATGCTTTGGATTGGAGATAGTATGCTTCCAGCGATTATATCTACATTTACAACAACAAGTGCTATTCAGGGTGAAGTTTTAACTGTTCCTTATATGGTTTATGATCCAACGAGTGAAAATGCAGCCGTTATGCTATCTGTTATTAAAGAAGATGGTACGGCATACAGTGTGAAAAATTTAACCGTTGATAGAACAGCTCAAAATTGGGCTGTACAGGACTTTCCAGCAGGGAATATTACATTGAAAATAATATGCGGTAGTGCATCAGTATTCTTTCCGATAAATGTCCAAAAATCAACATTTACTTTGGAGCCGATATTTGATGGTCTTATCTTGGAGTTCTCAGCCGAAGGACGTAGTAACAATGAACAGAATCCTGAATCTTGGTCATATAGCAATATGGTTGCATCATTTGATGGCTTTGGCTGGGCTGGGGCTGATGGTTGGTTAGATGACAGCAATGGGGCAACTATGTTGAGATTCCTACCAGGTGATACTATGACCATCCCACTGAAGATGTTTGAAGATGACTGTAGATCAACTGGTTTAACAATTGAAGTAGAAATGGCAACTAGAGATGTACGTGACTATGAATCTGTAGTTATTTCTTGTATTTCTAATGAACGTGGTTTTAAAGTTGCTTCACAGTATGCAGAATTAAAATCGGAAGGTTCAAGTGTAAGTATGCAATTTAAGGAAGACTCTCGTGTTAGAGTTACTTTTGTTGTAGAACACAGGAATTTAAATAGGCTTATATATATTTATATTAATGGTATTTTATGTGGTGCAACACAATACCCTGAAACTGATAACTTCTCACAGTCTCCTGCGGTTGGTATCACTATTGGTGCAGAATCTTGTGGTATTGATTTATATAGGATTCGTTGCTACAAAAAGGGGCTAACTCGACATGAAGAGTTGAACAACTATATTTGCGACAGACCTACTTTAGCAGACCGTATTGAAGCTCAAAAACGCAATGATATACTGGATGAAAGCGAAGAAGTGTCTATTGCAAAGCTACCGATGGATCTTCCTTACATGATTATATCTTGTCCTGAGCTACCTCAGTATAAAGGTGATAAGAAGCAATGTACTATTGAATATGTGAATCGTATTGACCCTAGTAAGAGTTTTACTGCGTCGGGAGTGCAGATTAATGTTCAGGGTACATCTTCAGCAGGATATAGAAAGAAGAATTTTAAAATCAGTTATAAAAAAGGTTTTGATATGACCGAAAGTGGTGAGCACGTTGACGGATATAAGTTGCGTGATACTTCTATTCCAGCGAAAGTTTTTACTATGAAGGCAGATGTTGCTTCAAGTGAAAATGCTAATAATGTAAAGCTTGTGGATTACTATAATACACTATGTCCTTATAAGACTCCTCCACAAGTAGCGGATAGTCGTGTTCGGCAAGGTGTTGATGGTATTCCGATAGTTATTTTCTGGGAAAATACTGGTGCAACACCATCTGTTACTAGATTTGAAGGCAAGTATAATGCAAATGATGATAAGTCTAGTGTTGAGGTTTTTGGTCTTACAGAAGGTTGTGAATCGTGGGAATTTCGCAACAATACTTCTAATCGCATGTTATTTAAGGTTAGTGACTATGGAGATGGATGGCTAAACGATTTTGAAGCACGTTATCCTGAAGATAATATTGATTTTACTAATTTAAAACGTATGACTGACTGGGTGGTTAGTACCGATAGAGAACAGGCTACCGATGGAGTTTTAGAAACACCAGTCATTTATAATGGAATACAATACACAACAGATTCTTCAGATTATCGTTTGGCAAAATTTAAAACTGAGTTTGAAGATTATTTTATTAAAGATGCAATGATATTTTATTATCTCTTTACTGAGATATTCTTAATGGTTGACTCACGTGCAAAGAACTTTTTTGCTAGTACATTTGATGGAATACATTGGATGCCGTTACCCTATGACTACGACACTGCTTTAGGTATCAACAACGAAGGTGTTCTCGCCTTTTCATACGACCTTGAAGATACCGATACGGTAGGTGGGGAGAATGTGTTCAACGGACAAACAAGTGTCCTGTGGTGCAATATTCGTGATGTGTTTGGCAATGACATCAAAAAAATGTATCAAGACTTACGTAGTGAAGGTTATTTGTCATATGAGGTTCTACGAGATATCTATATTAAACATCAATCAGCTTGGCCCGAAGCACTTTGGAACGAAGATGCTTATGAAAAATACTTGCAACCACTGATTATCAATAATGACAAAACCTATCTCCCTATGATTCAGGGCGACAAATCCTCACAAAGAGACTGGTGGCTTTTCAATGGCTTTAGATATAGGGACAGTAAATATTATTGCGGAGACGCATTAAAAAACGTCATCACTCTTCGCTGTTACGCAACAGGAGATATAACAGTAACTCCTTATTCTAACATATGGCCTACAATCAAATATGGTTCATACTTAGTTACTCAGCGCGGAGAAAGAAACATTCCATATACATTAAAATGTCCTTTGGATGAAATGAATGATACGGAAGTATATATTTACTCAGCTGATAGAATTGGTAACATTGGTGATTTATCAGGACTCAAAGTTGGTTTTGCAGACTTCTCTATGGCTGTCAAATTACAGAGCTTAATACTCGGTAGTAATGTAGATGGTTATGAAAATACTCGTCTTGAAACAGTTAACGTTGGTAATAATGAACTACTAACGCTTATAAATGTAGAAAACTGTACGTCTTTGACTCAAACAGTTGACTTATCTGGATGCATTGGACTGGAAACGGTAAAAGCAAAAGGTTCGGCTGTTACAGGTTTATCATTGCCCAACGGTGGTCATTTAAAGACATTAGAGCTTCCAGCGACAATTACTAACTTCACTGTTCAGAATCAGCAGCAACTTGAAAGTGTTACATTCGAAGGTTATGATGCATTAACTACCTTACGTGTAGAGAACTCAACTAATATTCCTATTGAGGCAATATTTGATAATGCAATAAATCTTAATCGTGTAAGATTAATGAACGTAGAATGGACGGCTTCAAGTAGTGACGAACTGGCTAAAACTATTAATAAGTTAAAAACTTGCATCGGTATGGACGCCAATGGCAATAATACAAAGACAGCGATAGTTAATGGTAGAGTGCGAGTTCCTGCTGTTGATGATGCGCTTTTAGCTGATATTGGCACTAACTTTCCTGATTTAATAGTTGTCGTTGGCGATGTGGCTTATTATATTGTCAGATACATTAATGCCGATGGTACACTATTATATACAACTCATATGACTGAAGGTAGTGAACCTATTGATCCTGTCGCCAAGGGACTTATAAGTACACCTACTAGAGAAGGCACAGGAGATATTCAATACACATACAACGGATGGTCTAATATGCCAGCGACTATTACTGGCAATACGGCAATTATTGCTTCTTATAAAGAAACTTATTTGGTTGTGTTCTTAAACTATGATGGAAGTTTATTGGATTCTCAGTGGATTGATAATGGTGAAGATGCTGAAGACCCTGTTACTAATAACATTATTGAAAAGCCTACTCATCCACAAACGGTACAATATAATTATGTTTATATAGGATGGGATAAGAATCTTACGAATATTACGGCACCAATAGATATTACGGCACAATATGATGCTATTATTCGTAGTTATACTGTAAGATTTTTAAACAATGATAAAGTACTTGAAACCCAGACAGTTGAATATGGTCAAGCAGCAACTTACACTGGGCAAACCCCAACTAAGTTAGACGTTGATAATCCTGACGATTATGTGTTCGCTGGATGGACACCAAATCCTTCATATATTGAAGGTGATTTAGACTGTTATGCTTCGTTTAAATTTACAGGATATATTGAAGACAGTTGGACGAACATTGCCGATAGTATTGGTGACGGTACTTATGCAACAAAGTACAAGGTCAATAGATTAAAGGAAACGACACTTACATATTCAGATGGTACGTCAGATACAATTGATATTGAGTTAGTTGATTTTAATCATGATGATTTGGCAGACGGTAGTGGCAAAGCAAGCATTTCTTGGATTGTGAAAGAAGTTCCGTCTAAGTTAGTTACTGCAAATCAGAGTGTAACAAACGTTGGTGGTTGGGAAGGCAGCGCTTTGAGAACGCATGTAAAGAATATTATATATAATGCTTTGCCTGACGACTTGAAGGCAATAGTAAAACCTGTTATTAAGAAAGCATCTGCGGGTGCTAAATCTACTGAGATTATTGAGTCCACTGATTCAGTATGGATTCCTGCCATTGTAGAAATTGATGGTACTTATACTAATGCTACAACATATCCAGTATATGCACAAGAAGGTAGTACTTACGCAGCATATACTAGTAAAAATAAACGTATAAAATATAATTCTACAGGAGAATCTTACGTAAACTATTGGACACGTTCTGCTGATGTAGGAAGTGTTAACAGTTTTCACTGTGTATATAATAATGGAGCAATTTCTAGCTTCGGTGCCGACTTCCCAATGGGTGTGGCTTTTGGATTCTGCATTTAATATTTTTAGAAAGGAGTGGTTATAGTGATTCGAGGAGCTTGTCAACAATTTAAATTTAAAACGCCATATGACTTAGAGCAACTTAAAACTGTTCATATTACTTTTTGGCAACCAGATAACAATGGTACTGAAGATTGCATTTTGCCTATTACAAAACAACTAACAGATTGTAAACAGGATCAGCTAGGAATTAATGTAACTCTGAATCAAGTAGAAACGTTAGCCTTTTCGGAAAAGAGTAAAGCGTTTGTGCAATTTAGAGGATTGACTACTGAAGGATTTGCTTTTGCGAGTCGTATAATGCCTATTAATGTATATCCAGTAAAGGACGAGACTGTTCTTGAGTGAGGTGTATATTATGGGAGAAGACAAAATTATACAAATAAAAGAAGAACCTATGAAAGTAGAAACTGAAATAAAGTCTACTACTACCGAAGTTGACGAAGCGTCACAGGATGTTGAAGTGCAAGTGCCAACTCCACCAAGTTTTTCTGTTGAAGATGCTAATATCATTGATATAGAAATGGATGAGGCTTTTCCGTATATGCCTCGAAATAACGTCGAGGATTTAATAGGTAGCAATAATATTCTCATTGATGGTCAAGAGGTTAATGGTTCCAACACTAATGGGAGTGTATCTTTGGTGCAAATACTCACAGAATACGCCAATAATAGTAGTGGAGAAGGAACTACAAATCACTCTTTGCTAGATGGTAGAGAATTGCCGAATCAACACCCAATTTCGGCCATTTCAAATTTAAAAGAAGAATTAGATGAAATTAAATCATTGAAAAGAGTTTATTCTTCTGAAAATGGTTTTGGTGAATTCCGTAAATGGGACGATGAGAATCCAAAATGGGAAGATCGATCTGGTTATTTTGTGAAACTTATTGGTGGCACAGAGAACGTTGCTATTTGTACTAATCAAGATGACGTGTATGGTGTATCAGTAATACATAGTGGTTTTGTTGGTGGTCAGGACATTTCAGATAAAAGCGACGATCCTCTTTATGCTCTAGTGGGTATTACTGGTGCTTTGCGTGTGCGTACAGATGGAACGGCTACGACAGGAGATTATATCGTACCCAATGAGTTGGGTGTAGCAACGAAATCTAAAAATAACTGTGGTTATAAAGTCATATCAACTGGTAGTTATGCTAGCTATGAATATCTCACAATTGCTGTAACACCACAGAACGATAAGATTAATAAAATTTATGGCACACTAATGGATGCCGAAGGTAGCTTTGGTAATATTGTTGTAAGACTAGGTGAAGTTGAATCGAGAGTTGATAATGCAACTGATAGAATAAATATTGCTATAAATAATAATGATGAATTAAAAAATCTTATAAAAGAAAATACTAAAAACATTGAATCTGTTGGTGCTACAGCTCAGGAGGCACAAAAAGCTGCTAACCAAGCTACTGAGAAAGCGAACCAGGCAGTGACCGAAGCCAATAATGCAAAAAATGAAGCTCTAGCTGCTGCAAATGAGGCAAAAGATAGAGTGAATGCATCATTGGCAGATATTAATGACCTCAAGGATAAAATGACTATTATCTCTAGCTTCAATGATGGTGATGGCAATACTGGTGTACAAGGATTTGTTGATGTTGCGGAAAAGAACAATATGTTACTTGGTTCCTTACAAGAATCAGTTAATGAATATGGCACTAATATTACATCTATTAGTCAGCAAATAAAAGAAACTGAAGCGGCAATACAGCACCTTGTTGTTCACTCTGACAAATACTCTGTTGGTGAATATTCACTTTCTTATGGGCTTTCTCATGACGAGGCAAAATCTCTTTTGAAAAACGGAGATACGTATATAGCTACTTTTACTCACACAGAAACGATGAAGCAAACTATTGAAAATCCTGATGATCCAGATAATCCTACAGTAACAACTACTGATTTTTCTTTTGAACGAGGGTATGCGTACCAATGGGATGCGACCAATATGATGTGGGTCAAGGGCGAGTCAGTTTCTACAGCAACTACTTATTCACAAGGAACGAATGTTGGGGATTTGTGGTTCTGTTGGCAAGAGGTTGAGTATACTGACGAAAGTGGTAATACAAGAACGCTCATTCCAGGAACGCTCTACCGTTGGAGCGAAGATGGGCAATGGGTTGCTATAGCTACAACAGATGGTAATTACAAGAGTCGTATGATTTCGTCTATCAAGCAAACAGCTGATGGTATATATTCTGATGTAGCTAATTTGCGTGGAGATGTGTCAACTATCTCCCAGGAGGTTGATAAAATTAGCACCAGGGTAGCGACCGCTGAAGGTAATATAAGTAATGTAGAACAAAGAGCGGACTCTATTGAAGCAGAAGTTAACAATATCAATGGCACTATGACTAGCATAAAGCAACAAGCTGATGACAATAGTGCAAAAATTACATCTGTTGCTTCGGGGCAGTTCTCTATGAGATATCAGTCTTTCATGGGCAATCCCGAACTAGTCGTGGAGCAACATAAATATAATGCACCTCCTTTTTGGGACGAAGATAAGCAGGAATTTGCGTTTAGTGATGAAACAATAGATGATACTAATGGTATTTATTGCTATGCTACTAAGAAAGATGCTGATGGTAATACTATTCTAGATAAGACTAAATACTACAAAATTACTTCTGATGGATATGAAGTTTATATTGTAGGCAATCAGGCAACTTCTTTTATTGATCAACGTATTGATGAAAATGAGGCAGCAATAGATTTATTGGTTCAATATAAAGATGGTGAGTTAAAGGAATCATTAGCTAATATTAGTGAAAAGGCTGATGCAAACGGTGCCAGTATTAATTATATGACTTCTTATTATTATCATACTTTATTGTCGGTATCAGAAACCCCTGCGTTTTCTCCAGATGGATTGAGATATAAAAATAAACCTTCGTGGAATCCTGCTCTCGGTAAGTATGAGTTTGATGCTAAAGATAAAGATGAGAACGGTGCGTATTATATAGCCGACGAAGATGCCACAACTTATTGCTGTATTAAAACAGCTGGAGATGGTACAACCTTGTATGAAATATATGGTCTTGCAGGTAGTTATATGGCGGCAATTCAGCAAGGTGCTGATGAAAACGGCGGCTATATTCAGTCTATTGTGCTAGATATAGAAGCTTATAATGTAGGACAGTATTCTCCTTCTTATGGTATGTCTTACGATGATGCTGTTACGTCTATTCCGAAAGGAACTATGTATGTTCCTGTGATAAACCATTCTGAGAACCTAATTCCCGATGAGCGAGCTAGTACTGATACTATTGATAATGACCTTGATGCGGGTACGCTTTCTGAGAGAGAGTCGAGTAACGATGTAGTGCGTTTGCCCACACCTCCGTTTAATTCACTTGAAGCGACTGGTATGCAGACTTATGATTTTGTAGTTGAAAATGGTCAGACTTATAGCTATAAATGGACGGGCACAGCATGGGAACAAGATGGTATAGTCTCATTAAGTAAGGAATACTTTGCTTATGATGGTACGAAGAATATAGCGAGGTTATGGTATTGCACTCAGGATGTTACAAGTTCTCAAGAAACTGAGGATGGTAAAAGTAAGATTTACAAACAGGGCACGTTATACGCATGGCATGGTGGAAGATGGTTTGCTATTGCTACTGTAAATGATAATTTACTTTCTCGTTCTATTAGTTTAGTGCGTCAAACGGCAAACTCTTATTCCATAGAACTACGTAATATGCAAGGAGATTTTTCTCAGTATAAGCAAACTGTTAATAACATTGGTCTTTTAGTAAGTGGTTCTGATTGTTCAAGTGGTGAACTTAATATTTCCAAAGAAGGAATTGTTGGTGAGGTTTATAATCGTACAGGTAATTCTGGCACTTTAAAGACACAAGTTGATTCAACTCAGGCAGTTTTAGATTTAATGGTTTCTGGTCTTTATCATAAATTAGAGCAGCCGTTAACAAGTAATGTTCCACAACCATATGGTACTTGGGGTAAATATGCTGTGCGACCAGAATGGTCAGTGGCACTGAAGAAATTTGTTTTTGATACAAGAAATGAAGATGCTGATGGTATTTATTATTTCTTTGATAATGACGAAACTCATTATTGCAAAGTTGTTGGAGACCAGTATGAAGTTTATACCATAGGCAAATTATCTACTGCTGGTACAGATGCTCACATTACTGAAGAATATGCTAATATTAACACACTTGCTTATTTCGGGGATGACGAACAGGGTACTATTGCCGGATTGAGAAATTTGGCTCTTGAGGGTAAAGCACAAGTGCAGCTTTTAGCTTCGTTAGATAAGAATAAATTAAATCGTGTTGTTGATATGTATGGATATACTGTTCCCGAAGGAACTAAGAGATATGCTAACAAGCCTACGTATTTAAATGGAGCTTTTACTTTCAGTGGGCAAGTTGAAGATACCAATGGAGAATACTTTCTTATTAATAGTCAACAGTTCGGTAAATTGATTTTAGGTAACAAGGGCAGCTGTTATGGCTATGAAGTTTATGACTATGACAGTAGTAGCACTGCTGGGCTTGTAAGCACTGTGCTCGACAACCAGGCTAACGTTGGAATGATAGTAGATAGTAATGGCGTTAGAGGTAGCGTAGTAGTTGAAGCCATTAACGGGCAGTCCCAAGCAACAATTTCTGCTGATAAAGTGAATTTAAACGGCTATGTTACTATTAATAGTTTAAAGTCTGGTGGAAGTACTGAAATTGATGGCTCAAGAATTGTTACAGGTGTTATTGATAGTAGCAATTATAGTTATAGTTCTGGAAACTTCTCTACGAGTGGAACGTCATTTGATTTGAGTGACGGTTCTATTATTAGTAAGAACTTTGCAATTGATTCTAATGGGAATGTATATTTAAGAAAAAATATAAGTATTGGTTTAAACTCCAATGGTGGATATAATTTTACTGTTGACTCTTTTGGAAATGTAAATGTTGCTGGTACATTAGATGCAAAAGTTTTGAAATTTAATGGAAAATCTGTTTTAACATCAGACGATAAAGTGAAGGCAGATTATCTTGAATTAAAAGGAATAATAGTTACGGATAGCTCTAACAATATTACATTCAAGGTAGACTCTAATGGCAATGTCACAGTAAAAGGTGATATAACAATGGGAAGTAGTAGTAGTATTAGTTGGAGTAGTATCACGGGAGTTCCTTCGACAGTTACTGGTGCTTATAGTTTAGCTGATAGTGCATATGATAAAGCAAGAGATGCACAAGCTGATGCCTCGAATGCTTTAGATGCTGCTGGTAGTGCAAATAGTATAATTAACGGTTGGAAGTACGAATACAAGAATAAAACATATATTGATGGTGCTCAGCTTATGACTGGTACCGTAACAGCCTCGACACTGCAAGGTGGAAGCGTAAAACTATTAGATAGGAACGCTAACACGTGCGGAGAGCTAACTTTAACTAGCGCACAGACGGCTGAATATGCAGTTGACCTGACTTCTAATGGAGCACTGCGTTTTAAGGCAGACGATGGTTCTTTGTATCTTGAAACAGCAAATACATTTATACAACTACATACTTCACCAGCACAAATAACTATTAGGGGAGATTTCATGCCTGCAAAAGATAATTATATGGATCTTGGCGATTCTGAGCATCGTTGGCATGCTGTGTATGCTGCGACAGATAAGATTATTACATCTGATAGAGATGAAAAACAAGATATAGAATATGATGTTGATAAATATGAATCGTTTTTTATGTCTTTAAAGCCAACACAATATAAGTTTATTGATAATCACAGTAATCGCTATCATATTGGGTTTATAAGTCAAGACGTGGAAGAATCACTTGTTAATAATAAACTTAGTTCACTTGATTTTGCTGGTTTTGTTAAATCTCCAATATATAAAAACAAAAATGACAAAAGTTCTGAAATTGTAGGATATAGATATGGTTTAAGATATGATGAATTTATTGCTCTCAACGTTCATATGATTCAGAAATTATACACTAAAATAGACAAACTTGAAAATAAGATACGGCAACTAGAAAAGGCTTCCACAGAAATGGAGTGATTATATGGCACAAAAATATAGTATACAATTATTAACGGCCTCAACATCCGAGTGGAATGCGTCCCAATACGTTGTTCCCAAAGGAGAGCTGATAGCCGAGTTACAAACAGATGGAAAAATACAATTAAAAATCGGTGATGGGTTACATAAATTTTCTGATTTATCATATGTAGCCGATAAGGGTCCAAAGGGAGATACTGGTATGTCGCCCACAGTATCAATATCAAAAGAAAATGGTGTTGCAACTATAACTATTACTGACAGTTTAGGGGAACACCCATTCCAAGTAAATGATGGAATATCCCCTACGGTTAGTACGGAAAAGATTGATGGAGTCGCTACAGTTGTTATTACAGATGCCGATGGTGAGCATCCATTTACAGTTAATGACGGCATATCGCCAACAGTAAACACTTCTAAAGTGGATAGTATAGCAACAGTTACAATTACCGACGAAAGCGGCCTCCATAAATTTACTATTAAAGACGGAGACAAGGGCGATCCTTTTACGTTTGAGGATTTAACTGATGCGCAAAAACTAGAACTCAAAGGTGACACTGGCGAGGGCTTTGAAATTCAAGGCACATATGATACGTTAGAGCTTTTAGAGGCTGGCGTTACATCTCCTATGCCCGGTATTGCATATGGTGTTGGTACGGCTGCCCCATATGATATTTATATATACGATGGAGTTAAATCAGCTTGGATAAATCATGGGCAACTACAAGGCGCAAAGGGTGAAACTGGTGCAGTATTTATTCCAGCGGTAGCAGAGAACGGTGATTTGTCATGGTCAAACAATGGTGGATATACGAATCCGACAACTGTAAATATTAAAGGCGTAGGTGTTGAGAGCATTGAGCGCACATCTGGTGATGGTTCTCCTGGTTCAGTAGATACTTATACTATTACTTATACTGATAGTAATACAAGCACATTCAATGTAACTAATGGTTCAGCTTTAGATATCTCGGGCAAACTTGATCTTGCAGGAGGTATAATGACTGGCTCTTTGATTTTGAATGCAGATCCTACAGAAAATCTTGAAGCGGTCACTAAGCAATATGTAGATAATCTTATTGGTGATATTGATGCTGCTATGGATGCTATTAATAACGTAATTGGAGGTGCGTCGTAATGTCTGTTGCAAGTAAACTTACAAGTATTGCTGAAAGTTTGCGAGCCAAATTAGATGCAATTAATACAAAATTAACAGCTAAGGGGCAAACCGAGGCGGCAAATTTAAATGAAGTGCCAGATAAAATTGAGGCTATTGAGACAAAAAAACAGGATGTTCTAAACTTGGTATCTGGTATTACAAAATATACAGATTCATTTGAAATTAATGGAGAGCTTAGAAGTAACGCACTTGTTCAGCCATCTGATTTTTCGGACGAAAGCACTATAACTTGGAGTTCTAGAGCAGACAGTTATTTTTCTCACTCTATAGAGAACATTGAGGGTAGCGAAAATGGTAGTGTAATGGTTTTAAATCCTGTTAAAACAACAGAGACAAGTGTTTATAATTTATTTTGGTTTAACTCTACTGTCGATGCAAGCACATCAGAACCCAGAACGTATTTAATCGCCGTAAGAGCAAAAGCAAGCGAAACTATTACGTCATATTTTCCAAATATGGCAATTACATATTATCCAACAGGTTCAACAGGTGCCAAGTTTTTATATTTTTCTTATACCCCCACAACAGAATGGCAGACTTTTTATGTAATTGCAAATATACCTGAGAATTATTATTTAAAAGATATAACAATGTGTTTTTGTAGTAGAGGAATAACACATTACATTGATTGGATTGCAGCTTATGATATTACTGGGACAGATTTTGATCATATGACATTTGGTGCAAAGGCTACGGCTTCTGCTTCAGATATCTTGTCAGGCAAAATCGCATATATAGATGGAGTAATGGTAACTGGGACTATGACAACAGTAACGCAAGCTACTCCGACTATATTAGTTAGTCCATCTGGTTTGATTACTGCAAGTGCTACCCAGTCGTCTGGCTATGTGAGTTCTGGTACAAAGTCGAGTACCGAACAGTTGAGTACGAAAGACAGTACAACTTATACTCCAGGAACTAATAACCAGACTATATCTGCTGGTACATATCTTACGGGAACTCAGACTATCAAGGGAGATAGTAATCTCGTAGCTAACAACATCAAATCTGGTGTCAGTATATTTGGGGTGAATGGAAGCTATGAAGGCGGTAGCGTGACAAAAGTATTTTCGGGAACTGTAGATGCAACGTCAAGTAGTACATTGAGTATTAGTTTACCAGAAGATGTTTCCAACTTAACTCTCAGTATGTTCGCACTTGCAAGAAGGAAAGCGGATGCGGAATCAGGTGATGGAATACTTAGTTATAGTAGCTTTCCGCAAGGGGCAGCATGTGGTTTTGGTGGATTATCTAGTAATTACGAATATGCCGCGTTTGGTAGCCAATATATGTCTACACAATGTTCAGGAAATGTGTTAGAAATTATAACCTCGCGAACAAATCCTGATTTACAATTTTGTACTAACGCAATGTATAATTATTTAGTTGTCTTTGAGAGCAACTAAGGCAAAGGAGAAAATAAAAAAAATGAAATACATAAATATCATTAAAGCTCAAGCCCCAATACATTATATGGCAAAGATTAAACTTCCTATTAAGGAAAATAAAAAATCTCGTGCTATTTTTAAAATGGTACTTGCAATAGATGAACTTGCAGCATATATCAAAGAGGAAGAAATGAAAATAATCGAAAAATATAAAGGTGTCATTCAATCAGATGGTTCAATCCAGTTTGGCAATGACCAAGATGGCGTTGATAGAGCAAATTTGTGCGTTAAAGAAATTGCCGAATTCGAAAACTCTGACGTGGATTGGAATTATGAAGTTGTGCGACTTTCAGAAGAATCACTGGCTGATGCATCAGATTTTTCTTTATCGCCAGAAGAAATATTCTACTTAGAAGGTTTTATTGAATTTGAATAAAGAGGAGAGGATGGTAATGTACCGTCCTCTCTTTGTTGTTATAGGAGAAAATAATTATGGTTATATGTGGAATTGATGCAAGTACAAATAAGACTGGTATTGCTATATTTATGGACGGTGAGTATATTGTGCATACATTGATTGATTTACACAAGGAATCTAATGCTGATGTGCGTATTCCAAAAATGATGTGCGAGATATGTGCTTTTCTAGATCGGTTTGGTATAGACAAAATTATTATGGAAAAAAGCATTTTAAAAACTAATGTTGATACCGTTCAAAAGCTAAGTAATATCGCTGGGGCGGTAATGTTATATGCGGCACAGCATGATATTGAATTTGAAAACCCTGTACCTTCTGTGTGGAGAAAACGCATAGGCTTGCAGCAGTCTAATAAGATTAAACGGACAGCACTTAAGCTCGAAGCGGTACAGGCTGTGAAGCAAGAATACGATATGAATGTTACAGACGATGAAGCAGAGAGCATTTTGATTGCTCGAAGTGGCTATAAGTTGCCGACGATTGAGGTAAAAGCTGACAAAGTTTTATGGGGCAATGAATGAATTTGAAATGGAGAAAAGGAGATTTTTTTTTATGAAGATTACAGCTAAACAATTTGTTGAAGATTTTCAAGAAAATAATATTCAAAATACAAAAATAAATGAACATGCGGTAGAAGATTATATCAGAAAAAAGTTAGAAATTAAAGAGTATATTCCATTTACGGAAAAATGTAAAATTATTGAAGTGGTGGTAGGCAAGAGTATTGTTGAAGAAAACGGAGTAAAGCGAGTTGACCCTATAAGTCAATATATCAGTTTTGTTATTGCCATGCTAGTGGCACATACTTCGTTGGATATCACTCAGGATAATCCAATTAGTGATTATGATACTCTTTGTGAAACAGGGTTGTTAGAGCCAATTGTGATGTTATTCCAAAAAGACTATGACGAATGCAAAGTAGTGCTTGATATGCTTGTATCTCAGGCACTTGAAGATAATAATTTTAATGTTATTGTTGGTAAGTTTCTAAATGGCATTTTAGCTCATATAGATGTTTTTGCTACCACGCTAAAAGAATCTATGGGTAATGTCGATATAGCAAAAATACTAGGAGACAACTTTAAAGAAGAAGATATGGTAAAACTACATAGTTTCTTAGACTCATACAATAAATAATTTTTCGAGGAGTTGATTCAATATGGCACAAATCATAGATGAAAAAGCATTAGATAATGCTATTGATGAATTGTTTAAAGATTATAAGAAAGCACTTCGAGTTGCTGCACAAGAAGCCATTGATAAAGCAAGAGATGATATATATATTAAATCAATTTCTTGTTTAGTTGATTATTATAATGATTATCCACCAGCAAATTACACGTTAAGTTATAATCGCACATACAATTTAATGAAATGTTTAGTGCCATATTCTAATCCAGTAAAAGAAACGGCAGATGGTTATGATTGTGAGGCGGGAATAGAATATAACGGGTCATTGCTAGAAAATACTTATTCTGGTTCAAAACAATATAGCCCTACTGACCCAAACTGGATTATAGACAATTATCTTGCTGGTATTCACCCTCGAACTGATGGCAGCAGCGAAATTGGTGGGGGTAATTATGAAGAGGAAAAATATCAAGGAACAGTGGTTCCTTTTAATATAATGAACAACTATATAAATAGTTATAATGATACTTTTAATAAAAATTTAAGATTTTCATTGAGTAAACAAATTTTAAAACTTACAAGAAAGTGAGGTGAAACTTATGGCAAGTAAAAGACAAGAATTTTATATGTCTGTAAAAGCAATCTTGGATAAGACTCAGGCAAAGAAGGATGCTGCTGAATTACAAGAGCTTTTATCGCAGACTAAAATAGATTTTGATACTCCTGAATTCGAAAGCAAGGTACGAGCTGTAGTTCAAAAAATGAGCAAGGAAACAATGTCTGTTATTGGTCAAGGTTTCAACGAAGCATTAAGGCTACTTGGTACGGAACAGATTAATATTGACAGTTTAATTCAGATGCCCAATGCCGATATGTGGACAGAAATGGGCAAAATGGCTGGGCGGTTTTATGGCGAAGGGTTACAAGAAGCAGTTAAAAAGGCTCTAGAGGGTATTGATTTATCAGCACTAAACGGTCAGAAAAAAACTCATGGATGGATTAAGAATCTTGGCGAAATAGATCAAGCTCTCAGTAGATTAAAAGACAAAAAGGGTAATATTAGCCAAACTAAGGCAAAAAAGATTCAGGAAGGATTTTCTCCTAAACCAAGAAAGCAAGAAGAAGCACTTTATACTCAGATAGAAAAACTCCAAAAGAGTTATTCCGACAAGGATGAATGGGAAGTAAGATATGCTAACTTAGTAGAATATATTAAATTATATGAATCCTATCAGGAGAAATTTAAAAATGTACCTAAAGAGTTAGCTTCCATAGGCAAATTCACTCATAAACAGGTAAAATCTATTGAACCACAATTACAGACATCATTGCAAAATATATTTAATGTTGCCGCAGGTAAACAGCCAATAGGTTTAACTGAGGGTGGTGCTGTCGATGTAAATGTAATTCCACGTGTAATAGAAACATTGGATATGTATGATATTCTTGGTGGTAAAGATAAAATCAAAGTTCCTGTTGAAGTTAAGGTAGAAAACGAACCAAAGCAGAGTAGAGTGACTCCTAACGCGCTTAGAGGTGTTCAGCCACCTGAAGAGACTGCTGGTAATAGATTGTCTTCTAGAGAGTATTTAGGTGGTACATATTGGGTTCCAAATGCGTTTAAAGACATTGCCAAGAATTATGGAGATGGCGGTAATGTCTTAAAGGCGGCGCTGAAACCACTTAATGAACTTATAGTATCTGTTGATGGTTTGGAGTTTAAAGACTTAGATAAAAATCAGTTATTGTCATATTTGTTCCCCGGATTTGATAAGTATGAACAGGGTGGACAGCAAGGTGATGCTTCACAAAAATTCTTCAACGAGATGGCACGACAGGCGGGCTTTGATTCACTTGTTATTAAAGAAGTTAACGAGGGCGGAAACGAACTAGTTGACACGATTGCTGTACTACAAGAAAGAATCACCCATTATACTGAGGCAATCCCTGAGTATTATGATGTTGAAAAATTAACCCCTGACCAAGAACGGGTTGTTTTATCTCAACAGAAAGGCTCTGCTGAAAGATGGTATGGCGAGACTATAAATAGATTGCACCAAGAGCGTGATGTAGCTTACGCTAATAGGGATGATATTAAAGAAGAAAATAAGGTAAAAATTATTGATTCGGTTATTCCTATGTTAGAGCAAATGAAGGCAAAAGCAATGGCGGCATTTGACCAAGCGATTCAACCGCTAGGTGGATATCTTGAAGAAGAAGTTAAGCGTGGTTTGCCGGAAGTTATAAAGGATGTAGATGGTGGGCGAAAGGTTGCTTTGATTCAGGAGGATACTTTAAAATCATATTTATCAGAATATTCTGAACTATCTTCCAAAAAGACTAGAACCAAGGCGGAAAATGCCCGTATAAACGATATTAATAATGCCATTACACCTGTTGTGTCAGAGAACGACATTGATAATGTTTATGATTATTTAGATGCGTTGTCTGAAGGTGCTAAAACAATAGATGAAGTGTTTGATTTTTTAGCTCCCAAAATAAGTTTTAAACCTAATAATTTTGTCAATTCTGTGACAGAGCCTAATATATCAGGTACAGAGCAGCCCTCGAATGACAATAATGTTAATAAAACAATTCAGTCTTACGAGGAATTGTGCGAGGTTGTTAAAAGATATAACGAGCTGGTGCTTAAGAATAAAACGGAAGGGCAAACCTTTACGGATATTGATCGTGAGGAACTAGATGGTTTAACTAATAGAATTCAGGCTACTCGTGATTTAGTTGCGTCTGATGATATTGTTAATGAAATCAATGCTTTTGACCGAACATTAAGTGCCTTGGGTACTACTACACCCGAAAAACTTGCACATTATCTTGGCATAGAAATTCCAGAAGCTGCGCAAAAAGCACAAGAGGGTATCGAAGGCGTTAACAAAACCCTTTTGCCTAACGCAGATAATTTTGAAAAAGGTACGTTGTCTCCAAGTGACACACAGAAGGAACAGATTTTGCAACTTGGCGAAGAGTATCGTGCCATCATTTCATTGTTGCAGAAAGATGATGGTGAATTAGATAGTCTATCCGATGCCTTGCGTGAACGTGCAAGGGCTATATTGACAGTTTTACGTGATATTTCTCCGTCTGATTCGTCTTATCCAGAGGCGTTCCGTAGCGTGTATGGTGCTTCTTTAGATCTAAGTAGTCTGGTAGGCAATACGGAAATAGCTGGAAGTGTTGCATCAAATACTTTTGATAGTAGTAAAATTGATAATTCAGCAAGACAAAATGCCATTAACTTAATCTATAAAGAAATTGTAGCAACTAAAGAACTCGAAGAAACAAAAAAAGCCGAACGTGCTGCAGAAAAACAAGCAGAGGCACAAGAGGAATTAGACATATTCGCATCAAAGTATGCGACAGCGACAGAGCAAGAAAAGAAACTTATAAGCGAACTTATTGGATTATGGAAAGAGTACAAAGTCCGGTCTGACCCTAAAAATGGATATAATGATCAATCGTTAGAAGAAATTGTTCGTATTCGTCGAGAAAAATTAAATGAACTTCGTGCGGTTAATGAGGGTCTTTGGGATGCATTTACAGATGTTGGTGCCAACCGAGCTAGCGATTATATTAAATCAAATAGCAATCAACCTGGTTCTAACACTGTGTCAAGAACAAATACACCTGACGCCACCATAGTTGGTAAGGTAGCTATTGATGAGACAGCCTTGAAGAGCATTCTTGATGGTATTACATATAAGGTACAAATTGTCAGTGATAATGAAGCCCCAGAGCAAAGTGCTACGGCTATTAGCGAAGAGTCATTAAAGACGATTTTAAGTTCTGTTACTTTTAATGTCCAAAGTTCATCTGATGTAAAAGGTAGCGACGGTGATGTTTCACGGACACAGGCTACTGAAAAAGTAGATGAAAGTTCATCTCAAGCTCCATGGGCAAGAGAAAATACTCTTAGTGGTGAGATTAAGTCAACTTTAGAAGATATTAGAAAGAATACTACCTTAGATGAAAATAATAAACCAGAAACATCTTTAGGAGAAGATACGGTTACAAGATTAACAGATGCTATTAGTCAAATAAATATTACTTCTGATTTAACTACCGAGGGGTTAGCGACTCAAGATACTGTTAGTGAGATTTCGGGTCTTGTTAAGAGCATTAATGATAAGATTGTTCAGGGGGCAAAGGTTATTGAGAAGGGAAAATCTACCTCAGTAGGTGATTCTAAAAATACTCAGAAGCATAATAGTACTATTAATCATGGACAAGCTGAAGGAACATCTGGTTCTGCGCAAAAAATGTTTGATTATTATTATTGGCTTGAAGAACAGATGGAGAAGTTCAAAAATAATACCAAATATTATAATGCATTGAAAAGTGTTCGTGATAGAATTACACCTAAAATTGTAAAATTCAATGACGAACTTGAAGTAAGTGGTAAAGAATCTCCTGTTTGGAAAAAATCGCTTGATCAAAAACATGACTTGCATATGGCGCAAATTCAAGGTGGAGAAGAATACTCTGAGAGCCTGTCTATAGAGAAGAAAGCACTTGAATTATTAAAAGAAGAATATCGACTTAAATCAGAAATCTTTAATTTGGAACAGCAAGGTGCGGTAAAGGAAGACTTAGATCCCCTTTATGAAAAGCTTGGTATATATCAGTCTATTAGAAATATCATTGAAGACGATATGGATGATGAGGTTTTAACTAGGTATGCTGTCCAGGCTGCAGCAGTTCAGGGTAAAGGTGAAGACAAATTAACTGTTGCGAATATTAAGTCTAATATTAAGGCGAGAGCCGAAGAAGCTAAAAAGGCTGCGCAAAGTGTAAAAGAAGAAGAACAACAGGAAGCTATTGCCCTTAAAGAGCTGAAAACACTGTACAGTGAACTTGGAACCTTACAGGCTAAAGAACAAGCATCTGACAAAGGTAGTGCTGTAGCAGCAGAATTAAGAGCACAGATCAATGCTAAAAAATCAGAAATAGCGGAAAAACAAGTTGACCACAACATCAATCAACAGCTTCTTGAAGATGAACGTCAATTGTCATACGAAAAGGAAAAAAGTTCAATTGCTATGCAAAATGCCGCTAGCAAGGATGCTACTGCGACAAAAGAAGAATCTACAAGAGTAAAAGACCTTAAAAAATTATATGAAACCCTAGGTAAGCAAAAGGCTATCATGGACGCTGTTACACCGGGGGCACAATATGACAAGGCAAAAAGTGATTATGATAAAACTGTTGCCGATATCCAAAACATTCCTAAAGCCTCTAATTTTGAAGCGGAAGATGAAATTGACATTTATAATAAGGCTTATGAGGAACAAAAGAGAGTGCTTGAAAACGAAAAGAAAATTCAAGACGAAAAGCAAAAAACGAATGATACACTTAAACAAACTAAACAAGCACTTGAAGAAATCAAAAAGCTTTATGCCGAGCTTGGGAAATGGCAAGCAATATTAGATACTAGTGATGATAATTCTTATGTTGCCAAGGATGCACAACTTAATATTGATAGGTTAAAAGAAGAAATTGCAGCAAAAAAAGAAAAGGTAGATATTTCTGAAGAAGAATTGCAGCAAATATATCAAATTGCTAAGGCGGAAAAGCAACGTGCCATAGCATCACAACAGTCCAAACAAGCAGATAAGGATATACTTAAGCAACAAATAAAACAATCTCGTGAAGGTGCTCGTTCTAATCGTGCAAATTCTGTATGGAATACAGGTGTTAACACGATGGAGTCCTTGTGGAAAATCGATGATGATTCTATTGATATATCACAAATTCCTGCCGTTAGACAGTTAAATGATGCATTAAATGCACTCAAGGTCACTAGAGATAAAGTAGCCCAACAAGGTAGTACTATTGATCCAAATGACGAGGCTTTGTTGAAGGCACAAACACAAGATGTTGCAAGACTTACTACTCAAGTTAAAGAATTGATTCAAAATTATGAGCAATTAAGTGATGAAAACAGTATAGAAATAGGCAAGCTTGGCACTGGAGATCTTCGAGATCAATTAATAGCTGCGGTACAAGAGTTTACGCATGGCAAGGCTGTGATTGGAGATTTTGATAGGACAACTGGCCGACTAAAATATACACTTTCAGAAGGAGCTCATGAATTTACCAATTATACCGCGGCAGCTAGAGAAGCTGACGGATCTCTTAGGGCTGTACAAGGTACTACAAAACGTACTGAAACATTCTTTGAAGCAAGTGCTCGTAAAATGAAAGAGATTTCTTCTTACATTACTGGCATGGGACTAATAAGTCGAGGAATGCAAGAAATTCGTCAGGGTATTACTTATGTTAGAGAAATTGACAGTGCTTTAACGGAATTGAAGAAGGTAACTGATGAAACAGAAGAAACGTATGAGAGATTTTTGGATACTGCAAGTAAAACTGCAAGTAAGGTTGGCAGTACGATTAAGGATGTTGTAAGTTCTACTGCTGATTTTGCGAGACTCGGTTATTCGTTGCAAGAAGCAGCGGAAATGGCTGAATCTGCTCAAATTTTGCTTAACGTGAGTGAGTTCGAGGACATAGGAACAGCTACGGACACTCTCGTATCTGCTATTCAGGCAAACTAAAATGCCTGGTTGTATAGAAATATGCAACTATCACACATCTAAACCCAGTAACCCCTAAAGCCCTATTACTACAATACGGATGAAATATGCTGGTATGAATGTAACGAAAGTAAAACAACAATAGGGATAATATATGGACAAAATCCTAAGTATTTGTGCAATGGGTGTTTGGGCGCGAAGTCCCGAATAGGGATGTGTCAAACGACTAATTCGAAAGAATGTACACCATAAGCTTATGATGGTGGAAAAGGTGTGGGGGTATGATGTTATACCCTTAAGAAATAGTCTATTCTTGCATGAAAGTGCAAGTTGTTGTTAATTAAGTTTATAAATAGGACTGATTATCCTTGGAAAGAGAAGATGTATATGAAAAAATTTGACAAAGAATATTCTACACAATATGTAGATGAAATGAAATATTTAAAAAGTGTTGGGATAAAATATGATTTTGTAAAACAAGTAAATGAAGTAACAACATACAAATATACCAAAAACGCTTTGCTTTTTTATTATTTAGAAAAATTTTATCAAACAAAACAAAATGATTAATAATAGGTGATTAATATGAAATATACTCAAGAAGAAATAGCAAAAATATATAAAGAACATGGATGGATCGTATTAGAAAATTATATTAATAACAAAACACCAGTGCATTGTATGGACGTAGATGGATATCAATATAAAAAAACTATTGGTGACGTGTTAGCAAATAAAGGTTCATATAGATTTCATAAGAAAAACCCTTATACTATAGAGAATATAAACTTGTTTCTAAGGTTAAATGATATTACATTAAAATTAAATAGTAATGAGTATATAGACGCTAAAACTTTTATGGACTGGACATGTGAATGCAAAAGAGAATTTAGTGCTACGTTTGATTCAATTTTGCGTGGCAAACATTATTGTGAATTTTGTTGTAGAAGCAAAAGATTTGATAGATTTAGGGACTATGTATTAGAAATACAAACGGAATGCGATAAACGTGGGTACACTTTATTAACTAAAGATATCAAAAGATCTACGGATAAATTTGAATATATTTGCAATAAACATTATGATTATGGAATTCAAACATCCACATACGATCAAATGGTTAATACGAATCGAGGTTGTTATAGATGTGGCGTGGAATCTCGTACAGAAAAACATAAAATAAAAGAAGAAGCATTAAGACAATTGGCAGAATCTAAGGGATATATCTATGCTGGATTTGATTATGATAATGAAGTAGACAAAGGGAATAAGGTTAATATTCACATTATATGTCCTCGTCATGTTGAAAAAGGGATACAAAAAGTTAAATTTTACAATTTAAAACATAATAAAGGATTGTGTAAATATTGTTTGGGGTATGGTAGGACACAAGAAGATTTGCAGAGAGAATTAGACGAAATGCATGGAGATATTCTTATATTAAAATATGATAAATATATGAATCCAATTTTAGTCCAATGTAGACGATGTGGTTATACTTGGTGGACAAGCGGAATGTCTTTGACGCAAGGGCATAAATGTCCAAACTGTAATAAGTCTATGTTCGAAATTGAAGTAGCGAAGATTTTAGATAAGTTTGGATATAGGCATAAAGATCAACATTGGTATTCTGATTGTAGAGATATAAATCCTTTGCCATTTGATTTTTATTTATTTGATGCAAATATATTAATAGAAGCTGATGGAGAAGGGCATTATAAACCAATACGTAGAGGAAATATGACACAAAAAGAAGCCGAACGACAATTAGCAATTATACAAGAACACGACAAAATTAAAACACAATATTGTATAAATAACAACATTCCATTAATTCGTATTCCTTATTGGGAAAGAAAAAACTTGGAGTGTTTTTTATTTGATGAGCTTAATAAAATATTAACGAACTAATCAATCGTTTGTAATAATTAACAACAAAATAAGGTGTTGCGAACCTTATTGAATACTACAAAGATTTAGTTATACAGCAGATGAAAGTTTACATGTAGTTGATATACTTAACAAAATTGGTAATTCATATGCAATTAGTACAGCAGATCTAGCTAGCTCTTTAACACGTTCTTCAGCGGCATTGGTTGCTGCTGGCAACTCGATGGAAGAAGCAGTGGCTCTTACTGCTGCTGCCAATACTATAATTCAAGATGCGGATAGCGTAGGCAATGCTTTGAAGACCGTATCAATGCGTATAAGAGGTACTACTACAAAAGAATTAGAGGCTGCAGGAGAAGAGACAGACGGTCTTGTAGAAAATACTTCTAAACTTTATTCGAAAATTAAAGCCTTAACAGCTGTTAATGGTAAAGAAGGCATTTCTATTCTTGGTGAAGATGGAAAATTCTTAAATACATACGAGATCTTGACTAAAATAGCCGACAGGTGGGAAGAAATTACAAAAGCTGGAAACGACGCTCCTTTACTTGAACTTCTTGCTGGTAAGACAAGAGGATCAGTTGTAGCTGCCCTTTTACAACAACCAGAAATTTTAAAAAGTGCATACGAAGACGCTTTCAACGCAGAAGGCTCTGCGATTAGGGAGAACGAAGTCCATTTAGATTCTATACAAGGCAAAATTGACCAGTTTACAAACGCTGTCCAAACGATGTGGAGCAATACCTTAGATGATAGCTGGATTAAGGGTTTTGTTGAGCTTGGAACAGAAATAGTCAAAGTAATTGATAAGATTGGATTACTACAAAGCGCATTATTAGCATTAGGAATCTCGAAAATTGTCCCTTGGCTTTTGAAAGGTGCAACTGGAGCAGATACATTTGGTTTAGCATTAAAAACATTAGCCTTTGGTGCGGACGCTGCCGCATTATCAGTTGCCAAAGGTATCCCTGCTATGGTTTCTTTTGGATATCAAATGCAGGGACTGACTGGTGCTGCATCTCAGCTTGGTAAAGGGATTAGTATGGCGTGGGCGGCATTACCAGGCGTTGTTAAAATCATGCTAATAGCTGCGGCTGCTATAGGAGTTGTAGTGGCAGTTATTGACCATTTTACAATAAGCGCTAAAGAAGCTGCTGAAGCAGCAACAGAAGCGTTAACTACATATCAAAATGCACAAGACACACTTCGATCACATAAACAAACTATAGAATCGATCAGTGCTGATTATAAAAAATTATCTAAGGGCGTTGACGAATTTGGTAATAATATTAGTCTGTCTACGGACGAATATGAACGTTACAATGAAGTTGTTAATCAAATAGCAGATATGTTTCCTCAGATGGTCACTGGGTATACAGACGAAGGGAATGCTATTCTTTCACTTAAGGGAAATGTAGAAGAGCTTACAAAAGCATATGAAGAAGAAGCTCGTGCCGCACGAGATGCGATTATTTCTAAACAAGATAATGTTTTTAAAGATTTCAAAAATAAAACTACGTCTAAAGATGGCTTTTTTAAATGGGATGATAATATAGGATATGCTGATTATATTAAAGTCATTAAGGCGTATATTGAACAAGAAAAAGGCAACACTGAAGCAATCATTAATGTAGCAAACGAATTAGGGGAAGACGTTTTTAACTTGGGAGTTAGCAGGTTAAAAGAAGATCTTGGATATGACGCAAGTTCGCTTAGTTGGGAACATAGTATAGAGTCATTGAATGCTTTACTAAGAAACACTCAAGCAGAAGCAAAAACGGCAGCATCTAGTGTTAGGACAATACTTAATGCTTATTTGGGTCAGGATTTTGACTATGCTAAATTGTCAGATAAGGCAAAAAACATAGCTCAAAATATTATTAGTGCCTTTGATACTGAATTTTATGCCCAATTTGATAGTGCTTCAGAAATGGAAGCATGGATTACTGAAAATCTTGTTAAACCATTGCAGAATACTGGAAACTTATCTGAGTTTGAATTAGCATTTAATTTCCAAACAAAATTTAATAATAATGAGATATCTGCAAGCGAATATCAAAAGGCGATTGATGATTTTCTTGATACATTACAAAAACTAGGATTTAGCGAAGATATAGTTAAAAGTGTAAAGATATTATTCAATATTGAAGATTTAAGCCCCAAAATTGAAAGTGCAAAAGAGCTGTTAAAAGATGACGATAAGGATAAAGTAACGATTCTCACAAAAGAGGATTTAGACATAATTGATAAATATAAGTCTAGATTAAGGATAGATGATGACACACTATATTCATGGGACGAGCTTAAACAAAAAATAGAAGAGTTAAAGGAATTAGATACACCAGAATCTTCTATAACAGATACATTGTCATCAATAACAGCACTTGAAAACGCTTTTAACTCGCTTGGAGATGCGGTAAAAGAATTTAAAGAAGATGGAACTGCATCAGTAAGTACTCTCAAGAGTCTATCCGAGTTATTTAGTGATGTAGACGGCTTTGAAGAACTATATAAAGTCCTTGCTACTGGTGAAGGCAACGTCGAGGAAGCAATTACAAATGTAGCGAACGCATATATAGCACAAAAAAATTTATTATCTGATTTAACAGATGAAGAATTACAAATTATGGTAGCTCGTCTTGAGTCACTTGGTGTTATCAATGCACAAGAAATTCTTCTCAACAGACAAACACTGCAACAAGAATTAGACGAAAAGTTGCAAGGATACAATATAGACTTAAGCGCTTATTCTACTGTAGAACAAGCAAAAGAAGCAATTGCTAATGCGGCAACTATCAATATATGTTCAGCAGTTGCTGATATGGAAACAGAGTTACGGGAAAAATATGGCGTTAATTTATCAGATTTTGTATCAACAGAAGAAGCAAAAGTTGTTGCGGCTAAAAAGGCAGCTAGGGAGATTGCAAAAGCTAATAAAGAATCTGCGATATCAAATTTGAACAATGACACAGAATTGACAGAACGTCAAGTCGCAGAAAAACAAGCAGAAATTGAACGTGAATATAGAAATACTATTAGTTCTATAGATTCTATAGATAGCAATGTAAGAAAAGTTGTCGATGGCGTCGCATCGACGCTAGACAATTATTATAATAAATCATTTAAGTTTGATTTTAGTAATAACAAGATTGGTATTGGTCGAGATTATAAAGATACTATAGATAAAGATAAGAGCAGTACGAAATCAGATTCTGCACTCGAAAAGCTTAAAAAGGAATACGAGAATCAAATTTCATTACTCGAAAATCAGAAAACGTATATTGAAAATGAAATATCTCGTCTAGAAGCAGAAGACAAGCAGGTCGGCAAGGCTCTTTATGAAGAGCAAATTAGACTTGAAAATGAAAAACTAGCACTTTATCAAAAAGAAAGAGAAGAACTTCTTGCTCAGATGGCAACTGTAGCTAAAAATTCTGATGAGTGGTATGAATATGCTGATGCTGTCTGGGAGTGCGAACACGCAATCCAAGAATCTACGCTTGCAGTACTAGAGCTTAAAGATGCTATAGCGCAATTATATATTGATGCTTTTGACAAGTTAGATGAAGTATTTGGATATGAGCAAGACCTTCATCAGAGACGTATAGATGCTATTGAAAAAGAAATTGAGTTATACAAGCTACGTAACGAATATGCTACCACTTCTCCAGAGGTATATGATAAATTAATCGCAGAAGAAGATTCATTTATTCAAAGTTTGACAAAAGAAAATGCAGAATTGGAATCTTTATTAGAACGAGGTCTGAACGTAGAAGGTAATCCATTAACAGATGAAGATGAGTATAAGATGCGTATAACCATTATGGATAATACCGCAGAAATTCAAGACCGTGAGATTAATATAGAAAACTACAAGCAAGATAAGAGGCAGGCTTACTTAGATAGATTTAATAATACTTCTGACACATATGATAATTTGAGTAGTATATATCAAAATAATTTTGATAATGCGGAATCATATAAGAAATATGCTGAATTATTAGATGTAAGTGTACCAAAAGAAATTCTTGATTATCAGATTGAGCAGCAGAACAAACAACTCCAGGTTACATTAAATAAAAAAGCAGAACTAGAAAGACAACTTGCGGAAGCAATAGCTAGTGGAGAAATTGTTGTCGGAGATTCTAAATGGATTGAGATGACAAATAAAATTAATGACGCAACTAAAGAGGCTAATGATTTTAGATATTCTATAGAAGAAATTAATCAGGAAATTAAATCTTTATCCTTCGATGCATTTAATGACATAAAAGATGCATTCAGTAATGTTAATGACGTATTCAGTGATAGACAGTCATATATAGAAGAATATATGAACTATCTCGAAGCACTGGGCATAACTGTCCCCGCAGAAATGTACGAAGAACTTATTGCTAACGAAGAGCAAAGACAAGCGTCTAATATGGCAAGTCTCGAATCACTTCGTAGTCAACTTGCTGAAATGGAAGCTAATGGTTATACTGCAGAGGACGATGAATGGGTTCAGGCTCAAGCAGATATTCGTGCATTAGAAAAAGAAGTATTGGCGTCCGAAACAGCAATGGCTCAATGGAACAAGACCATACAAGAAATGAGTTTTGAGAAGTTTGATGAGTTCTTGAAGAGGATACGGGATGTTTGTGACGAGCTTGAGAATGTTTATGGTCTTATATCTGGTGAAGATGTTGCTCTTGAGGATGGTTCTTGGACAGAAGAAGGCATTATGTCTCTTGGACTAATGACTCAGAAAATGGCGATAGCCAAAGAACAGGCGGCCGAATATGCAAAAGAAATAGAAAAACTTGAAGAAGAATACCAAAAAGGTACAATGAGCGAACAGGACTATTATAATAGATTAATGGAACTGAAAGATGGACAATGGGAAAGCATCAACGCATACAAAGATGCAAAAGATGCTATTATTGACATTAATGAAGCTCGTATTGATATGATTGAGCAGGGTATTCAAAAAGAAATTGATGCTTACACTAAACTAATAGACTTGAAGAAAAAAGAGTTAGATGCCGAACGTGATCTATATAATTTTAGAAAAGATATTAAATCTCAGACAAAAGATATAGCCACACTTGAGCGCAAAATAGCAGCAATGTCGGGATCGACAGATGCTGCAACCATTGCACAGAGGTCGAAATTAGAAGCTCAGTTACGCGAAGCCAGAGAATCACTTAACGATACATACTACGACCATGCTATGGATTCGCAAAGCAATGCATATGATGACGAACTTGACAGCTATACCAAATCAAAAGAAGACTATGTTAAACAACTCCGTGAAGCTTTAAAAGATGTAGAAAAAATAGTAGCTGATAGTATGGCACAAGTGCTTGTCAATGCAGATTCAGTGCTGACAGGCTTGAATAATGTTTCGTCAGAATACGGTGTAACTTTGTCAGATTACCTAATGCTCCCATGGCAAAATGCCGCGCTGCAAGCTACAGCATATAAAGAAAGTGGCATTCTTGATTTAGCCGACTTCACTGACCAAACAGGAATCTATAGTGGTATAATTACTGAACAAATTAACAATCTGTTCGGTAATGGTTCATTAGCCGCGGGTCTGTTCCAAACAAGTGTCGAAGGTGTTGTGGAATCTGTCAGAGTGACTGTTAATGAAGCTACTTCTCCTTTAACTTCTGATTTACAATTGCCTTGGCAGACAGTTAAAGAGTATGCACAAAATACATTTGCTCCAGAAATAATGTATGCCCTACAAAGTGTAGCTGATGACGCTTCTGGCAAAAAAGAGCAATTAACAAATGATTTAATAATCGCTTTCCAAGAGGGAGTAAATAATGCGGAAGAATTTAATCAAGTGGTTATAGATGCATTGAACGACGTTATAAACAAATCTGATGATTTTGCCGATGTCGTTCCCTCAAATGTCACTGCGCCCTCAGACGATCCCTGGAGCTTGTGGTCTAGTAATGTTCAAAATCTCATTCAAAAGATTATTGATAAAGCAAACGATGCAGTGACAGCTATTAATAGCATGAATAATGCTGCCAATAATGCACAGAGCATAGCTGATACTATTAATAGTACTGGTACGAGTGATAATGGAGGAAAAGGAAATAGTGGAAGTACTAAAACCAGTCAACCTACATCGTCATATCCACCAATTGGATCTCAACATACCAAGTATACGGAAGCCGATGTGAAGGCATTGCAAAGTGTTTTGAATTCATTGTTTAGCACAGGATTGACCGTTGATGGCAAGCTAGGCCCTGCTACTAGTGCAGCTATCAAGAAAGCACAGAGGATTATGTATCAAAACGGAAATGAAACAATGAAAGTGCAAGATGGTTTGTATGGTGTGGCAACTAGAGCTGCTATGATTAGTTATATTGATAAAAAAATTGATAACTTGCGCGGTCAAAGTGGATCGTCTATGATGAACCAAGGTATTAAAAGATATACTGATATGAAAAAGACATTGCCCAAAGCATTTTATGCAAAAGGTACAATGGGTATCTCTAAAGACCAATGGGCGATTACCGATGAACCACAGTTCGGTGATGAACTTGTTCTTATCCCTGGTGCTTCAGGAAATCTTTCCTTTATGCGTAAAGGTACTAGTGTTGTACCAGCAGATATTACAAAGCGCATATTTGATCTTGCTCAAACCCCAACAAATGAGCTTGGTAACAACTTAGTTAAAGTATCTATTCCAAATGTTTCTACAAATAATAATATTGAATTAACATTTGATACATTATTAAAGGTAGAGAACGCAACAAAAGAAACTATTCCTGAACTTAAGAAGCTTGTACAAGAACAACTTGATGTATTTGCAAGAAAGCTTAACTATGGAATTAAAAGAGTTGGACAATAAAACAACATATGACAATCGGAGGGAGAAATCCCTCCTTTTGTTATATAAATATAGTAGTAGTTAGAAAGGAACGGTGATTGCGACGTGATCAGTCCGTACAAAATTAGATTTAGAAACAAGACTAATATAGATTTTGACGCCATTGTCGATATTGCATTTTCTGATGATAATGGTGAAACTGATAGCTTTTTAAATAAAGAAGTAGTGTCATCCACTAGTTGGGATGGCTCATATAAAAGAATACATGGCTATAAATACAACCAACCTTTAACAGCGACATTGACGTTCGCCAAAAATGATTTTAGTGATTTCAATGACTGGGAAAATAGACGTATGTTATCTTGGCTGTCTGGTAGTAGTGAAATGCAAAAACTTGAAATATACAAAGATGACACCGAAGTTGTATCGTATATCTTGTATGGCAACATCGTTACTTTACAGCAACAAAAAATAACTAATAATCGAGTAATTGGATATGTGTGTGAGTTCGAAAATATATCTCCATATGCTTACTCGCCAATAAAGGTAATAGAAAAAGAAGTAAGTTCTTCAGAGAGTATTTTAATTAAGTGTCATAGTGACGAAGAAGAGAAGAAACTATATCCAAAAATTACACTTACTATTGGCAATAGTATTTATTTGGATACAACGGAAGACCCTATGCAATCTACTTTTGATATGATGCCTAATACGGTCTATAGATATACGTATAAAGACCCAAAAAGTGGTTTAGACAAAATTGTTCTTTGCGTGAATATTGATGGGCAAAAATATACTTTAGCTGGCACTTTTTCTGGTAGTATTGAGAATCAAACTCCTAGTGCTGACACAACAGGCTTATATTATTTGAGTTCTAGTGATATGAGCGTATACAAAGGGGTGCATAGCGATCAAGGTTACGGCTGGCAGCTAATAGGCAAGGTTGGTAATGGTGTAGAAATATCTAATACTTACACCAAAGATGAGAAGATTACTATTGCAAAATCTATCATTACGGGTTGTTATAAAAATGAAGTGATAACTTTGGATGGTACCAATCGAGTTATTGCAAGTTCAAATACGCCCTTGCGAGTTTTTGGTAATGATTTTAATTGGAAGTTTCCTTACTTTATTAATGGAGAAAATAATATTACAGTGTCTGGAAATTGTGTAATTAAAATCGAATGGTCTGAACCACGTAAGGTCGGACAGTTATAATTCCAAGGAGGAGTAGCTATGAATTTACCATCAAATTTATTTGAGAATTATACTCCGCCTTCGGTATTTCTATGTCAACCAAATAAAGAGATTATAGGAGAGCTACAGATTTATGATTTTTCAGGTGCTTTTAAATTTAATACCTATTCTGAGATTCAATTTTCTGTTGCGAAAACGTATAATGATCCAATACAAGGCAAGAGTGTAGAGAACTTATATTATTCATTAATTGATTCTTTGCGTGTCATTTATATTTTCGGTATAGGGCATTTTATGATTCAAGATGTTCAAGAAAATTTAAACGATTATGATAGTAAAACAGTTTCTTGCTTTTCATTAGAGTATTCTACAAGCACAAAATTTCTTGATACATTTAGAGTTAATACTGGTGAAGATGACTCTTTGGAATACATTTATCATATGCAAAAAAATGGTGTGGATTATTCTATAGATAGACCATATGTAAATGCTCCGACTACATTTGACCCATATGAACGATATTTTATTAAGGAATATACAGACAATGATTCCTATGTTTATACCGAAGTGAAAATTACAGACGCAAACGCATTTGCTGAATATGATGAACAATTATATATCAAAGCATTTCCTAATATCAGATTTTATAACCCATCTAATCCGGCTTTAAGTTTATTACACATTGTTTTTAATTATATCCCTGAATGGAAAATTGGAACGGTGGATTCAGACTTATGGTTTCAAGAGCGTACTTTTAGCGAAGATCGAATTTCAGTATATGATTTTTTATGTAATACTGCTGCGGAAGCTTTTCAATATGTGATACAGTGGGACTCGATTAATGGGGTTGCTAATTTTTACGCAACCGAAGAAGACGGAATTACTGATAATAATGAAATTCAAACTCGCTGGGATACTGACGTATTTATTTCTAGAGAAAACTTGGCGTCACAAATTGATATTAAGTATTCTACTGACGAAATAAGGACAAAATTAAAAGTAACTGGTGGAGACGGACTGGCAATTCGTGATGTAAATCTAGGCGAAAGTAACATAATGAATTTATCTTTTTACAATGACCCTATGTGGCTAGGTAATGATTTATATATTGCATATAATAAATATATCAGTCAAGTGGAAAGTAACACAGAGAAATATACGAATTATATGTCCGCGTGGGTGGCTGCTTATAATGAATATAGTGATTTAATGAATGCTATTCCCATATCGCAAGATGTGCTACGCATCGGAGATAAATTTCAATTATTATATTGTTTGTACAGACCTGTGTACGAGGATGGGGCTTCCGATAACGAAAAAGAAACGGCGATTAATGCTGCAAAAACATCCTTAGAAAAGAAATTAGATTTATACCATGTTAAAGAAGATACAAAATGTAATAAAACAGATAACGTACTATTAACTTTAGAAAATGCTGATTCTGATAGTGCAACTATTCGTGTTTATTATAATAGTGAGGAGTCAGTTTATAAAATTCGTAGAACTATAACCAATGCGGCAACAGGTGTTATTTCTTCAGTAGAATATTCTTTAAGACAATGGGTAACAGAAGTATTAACAGCTAATTATTTAGGATTAAATAATTATACCGTTAAATCAATTGGTATTTTGGGTGCTTACTTATGTCTCGTCAAAGACGAAACAAAAAAAGAAAATGTACAAGATTATGGTATTAAACTTCTTCAAGAAAAGCAATCTGTTTATACTAAAATCTTTATTGTGCAAACTGAAGGTTATTATTCAAAAGAAGGGAACCAGTGTGTTGCTAGTGATACACAACCAACTGGAGAGATAGCCGCTGGTACAAAATGGCTTGATACTGATAGCAGTCCATTAAAGCTTTATATCTATAAGAACGGGGCATGGATAGAGTATGACCCAACAGAGAATAATGAGAATCAGAGCGATTATGAAAATTATGCTCGGTATATAGAGAACTATGAAAAATTACAAGTAGTACAGGAAGTTCTACTTGAAAAAGAATTACGAGCATCATATTTATTAAATGGTGTTGCTGTCAAATCCCGCTATTTTACAAAGGATAAAGTCAATTCTGAAAATTTAATGAGCGTTATTGCTGAGTATTTCCCTGAAGAGTATCAGGAGGGAACTATTACGCTTGTTGGGTACGAACAAGAATTTGGTATTGTTCGTTTCACTATTGGAAGAGATTTAAAAAATGAATATGCTGTGTATATTGGTGACAATGGTATTCCATACATTGCTTATAGTCGTTCACAAGGCGTTAATTTATCTAGAATGAATAGTTTAAAAAAGCAATCAGCAATGGAAAATTTCTTTACAGAAGGAGAGCTAATAAGACTATCTCCTTTCATTAGAGAAGATGAATATACTAATGACAATATTATTTTAACAGGGTATGAATCAGAAGAAGAAGAAATTTCAATTAAAAAAACATTGTTGCAAGAGGCAACAAAGGAACTTAAAAAGATTTGCCAACCTAAATTATCATTCAGTATAGATATGGCAAATATTATGGCTATACCTGAATTTTTACCGCTAAGAGAACAATTCCAACTAGGAAGTTTTGTAAAAGTTGAATTAAGAGAGAATTATATTAAGAGAGCTCGTTTATTAGAGGTCTCCATTAATTTTGATAATTTGTCAGATTTTTCTTGCACATTTGGTGATCTAGTTACTACAAAAGATGAAGTTGATAAAACAGCAGATTTGTTGCAACAAGCAGTGACAGCTGGTAAAACTGTTGCAGCGAGTTCGTCAAGTTGGCAAAAAGCGGTTGAAAAAAGTACAGCATTGGATAAAGCTATTAAGGATGGATTAAAAGATGCAGCCTTACAGGTTGGTAGCACGTCTAATCAAAGTATCTCGTGGGATTCTCGGGGAATTTTGGGTCGTAAATTAGTTGAGGGTACTGAGAATACATATGAACCAGAACAGTTTCTTCTGAGTAACAATAAGCTTGTATTTACGAATGATAACTGGAATACTAGTACGGGCGTTTTTGGTAAATTCAAAATTACTCAAGATGGACAAGAAGTATATAGATGGGGATTACTATCTGACGCAGTTGTGGGAGGTTATATTGAAGGTTCTCAAATTAAAGGTGGCTCACTGGAAATTGGCGGAGATGGTGGAACATTTAAAGTAAACCCAGATGGCTCGGTTGAGATTTTAGGGGCAGACGGCAATAGTACATATGCAACAAAAAGTGATTTTCAACAAGCCGTTGGTTGGACAATTGAAATTACATCTGATGGACCAACAATTTTTACCGACAAGAACCAAGCAACTACATTAAGTTGCAAGGTTTATAATCAAGGTGAGGATAAGACAGGCACTATCAGTAGTAGCAAATTTAAATGGATTCGCACGTCAGCTGATACATCTAGTGATAGTATATGGAATTCTAAGCACATCGGTACAAAAACAATAACAATTACCCATTCGGATATTGAAAACAATGCGACAATTTGTTGCAAGGTTGATATTGAAACTACATAATTACGGAGGAACATAATATGATAGTTGGACTTATGTCAAATCAGCAAACCTTTATTGATATGACAGATTCTCAGAATTTATCAATCAGTATTGCATACAATTTACCTGTGGTGCAGGTTAAAAATAATAGCGAAAATCCAGCAACTTATTCTCCTTCGTGGGAGACGACAAATTTAATTTTGACACCAACAGTATTTTTAAATTCAGCAGACGTTACAACTTCTATTGAATCTATTACATGGAAACGTCAAGATGGTGGGGCAACTCCTGTTAATTTAATTTCAGGAGAAACTGTTTCTAATGGGATTCTAACAGTAAGTACCAACAATTTATCTACTTCTTCAAGTGGAATCATTACATATATTTGTACTGCTACCACAGCAGACGGATTAACTGCAACTGAGAAAGTATCTTTTTCTTTAATTGTATCTGGTGCAACCTCAACATCAGAAAATGCAAGTGTAACTTTTCAGTTGTATGCCCCTAATGGATATGTTTTATCCAACACAATAGAATCTATTACTCTACAAACTGTTGCATACGTTGGAAGCACACAGATACAAACAGGAGAAGCAACATATAGATGGTATGAACAAAATGATGCAGAATGGTCGTTGATACAAGAGGGCACTTCATCTTCATATATAGTTACTCGTGATGACGTAAATAAATTTAAAAACTATAAGTGCGACATGATTTACAACGGTAACACGTATACAGCAACTATTATGGTTGAAGATAAAAGTGATACATATAACATCGTTATATGCATATCAAGTAATATTAATATTTTTACTAAAAAATATTATTGGATTATATATATATTAATATACAACCAATACGGAGAAGTAGACCCATTGCTCGGCCCAGTTTCTATTATTGAGCCACAAAATCCTAATACAAATGACTATTGGTATTCCATTGATGGTAACAATGAAACTGTTACATTGAAAAAATATAATGGAACTACTTGGGAACCATCTGATAATTTACAACAACTATCTTACTATTGGAGCCAAATAAATACCAATGGTAGCGATATTCCAATGGGACAATCTGAAAAAGTTAAAATTATATCAGCAAATGATTTTACATCAACTGCCACTTTTAAGTGTGATGTTGAAAGTCAAGAAAATGGTTTCTTAATAATGGATACATTGACATTAACAGACACGTCCGATCCTATTATTTCTGATACGGCTCCTCAGAATGTACAAGATGGACAAATATGGATTAAAAAGAATGACAATGGCACATATATGATGTTTATTTGGGACGCAGCAGAAGAAAACTGGATTTCAGCAGATGCAGATTCGAACAACAAGATATATACAAGTAGACCTTCGCAATATAATGTTGGTGACTTGTGGATTACTAATTCTGATGAAGACCATGGGACATATTTACAAGGAACATTATTACAGGCACAAACTAGTAATACGACTTATAATGCGGATGATTGGACTCCAACATTAAAGTATGATATGGAATTAGACGATATACATGAAACATTGAACAATTTATCACAATACGTTCGCATTAATTCTCAAGGATTGCAAATAGGTGCAAAAACTGATTCCGGAGAAATTAGTCCGTTTACTAGTTTGTTTACAAATACGGAACTTGCTTTTTATCAGGATTCAGACAAGTTGCTTACCCTTGCGAACAACCAGTTAATTGCTCCAAAGGTAACTGTAGAAAATAATTTAAATGTTCAAGGTACTATTAATCTAGGAAATATGTATATGACAATTGAAGATAACGGTAGTTTTAGCTTTACTGTATTGAACTAATGAGGAGGTAATATTATGGCATCAGGAAATTTTTCGTCACGATCAGTCAATGGATTAAGCCTTTATGTGGCATGGTCGTCAACTGATAATATTAGTGCAAATACGTCTAGCGTGACGGCAAAGGTTTATGTTAAAAGTTACGGTCTAAGGGGTTCTGCACTGTCTGACTCTTATATTACTATTAATGGAAATAAGAAGAATTGGGCATACAGCTTTAATATTAATAACACTTCAGTATTACAAACAACCAAGGTCACAGAATACACTGTCACGGTACCTCATAATAGTGATGGTACAAAAAGTATTACAATTAAAGCCAATATGGAATTTAATGGTACTTATGGTGGAACATACGTGTCTGATTTAACTGCTTCTAAATCAGTTACTTTAGGCACTATACCACGTTCTTCGGCATTATCTGTTCCATCAAGTGTAAATACAGGCTCTTCATTAACATCAACAATAACACCATCTAGTTCTACATTTAAGCATAAAATTAGATTTGAAATAGATGGTAGCTCAAAATACACTAGTGGGTGGATTGCAAAAGGTACAACATCATTTGCATATACAATTCCACATAGCTGGTTGCCTAAAACTACAAGCACCAAAATGAAAGTTTTTCTTTATACCTATTTGGATTCTGCAAACAATGATTCTGATTATATTGCTCGTATTTACAAAGAAATAACTGTTAACGTGCCATCTAGTATTAAACCTACGGTGTCATCGGTGAGTACTACATTAGTTAGTGGTTTGAATAATAAGTACGTGCAGGGTAAATCAAAAATTAAATTAGTAGCTTCTGCATCTGCGGGTAGTGGATCTTCAATTAGCTCATATGTCTTTAAGGGCGCAAATATCTCAGGCTCATCAGGCACATATAACAGTACAAGTAACACTCGTACAAGTAGCACTATTCAAACGTCTGGAGCAGTTCAGTATAAGGTTGCAGCCAAAGACGCTAGGGGTAGAATTTCGGATTACAAAACTGTATCCGTAAATGTATATGAATATGCAGCACCACAGATTAATTCTATTTCTGCACAAAGATGTAATGCTAGTGGTGTTTTAGATAATAATGGTACTTATGCAAAAATTGTTATTAAAACTAGTTATGCTTCTGTTGATGGAGCAAATACTCGTACAGTTAAATTATGTAGTAGCAAAGATGATTATGCTTCTACAATAACAGTTTTGGACACAGATAATACATCAAACACTTATACTGGTGTGTACAATGGAGATTTTGCAACATCTTCAAGCTACACTGTCAAGGCAATTATTCAAGATTCATATAATACAAACAATAAATCCATAGTTTTAGGCGTGTCTGAACGCACGATTAACATTGCCAAATATGGTAATGGCGTTGCTATTGGCGGTCTAAGCACAGTAGTTGATTCGACTGCTTCTGGTCTATTTGAATGTAACTGGCAGACACATTTTAAAGAAGGAGTTAATATAGACAATTCTACACAAGAATACGTTACTGTAACTCGTAGGAGTGTTTCTGATGATATCAATCAAGATGGTACTAATGAAACTGCAGATATTAGGGTGCAATTATATGTGAACGGTAGTGGAAACGTTACTTGTCGTAGAAGATATTCTGTAGATAATTCTGCGTTTACTACACAAGGATATTGGCAGTTAAGAGATAGTGATTTTTATGTAAATGAGAATATAGTATCTTATAAAGAATTATTTACTAATGGGAAAACAGACGCATATGATGGTAAACAGGGAGCGTGTATAAGCAATAATGGTAGAGTATATTTAGTAGGAACTACAGAAGGAAAAACTGGCGCAATATCTCCGTACAAACCAGGCATCGTATTTGCATATGACAATGCAACAAATGGTACCTCTTCTATATTAGAAACCGCTTCCGGGGTACTTACATTTGATTGCACAGCAAACGTCACGGGCAATGTTGCAACAGATGGAAAATTTGGGTCAACGTCTACATATAATGATTTAGTTTTTGCCATGTATTGCCAATGGAAGGACAATGCAAATCATGATATTATCAATCGAGATATTGATGGATTAACAGCGGGTATTGGCTGGGCTGGATCATCTTCATACTCTACAGTTTTAAATCTAAGAGGTCAAACTGTAAGGGCACCTAACAATAGTGGCGTAGCTGTAACTTCAGACGAGCGACTGAAGAATAGTTTTATCGATTTGAATCAATATGAATCATTTTTTGATAAATTACATCCCGTTGCATTTAAATATAATGATGGGGCATCTGGAAGGTATCATATTGGTTTTGGAGCACAGTCTGTTGAAAACGCATTAACAGAAAGTGGTCTTGATAACACTAAATTTGGTGGCATACTACGCTACCCAGTAAAAGAAGATTCAGGTGATTATCGTGGATACAGTGAAGAGTATGGTCTTATATATAATGAATTTATTGCACTTAATACACATATGATTCAGAAGCTAAAACAAGAAAACGAAGCACTAAAACAGACAATGTATGAATTAGAAAATAAATTGAACTATGTTTTATCAGAAATAAAAGGAGAATGACTAAAATGAATATTAATTATATTTAAGGAGAATGTGATATGGAAATATTTAAAAACATTGCTACAGTTGTCGGTTGTATCTCAGTTTGTATAGCATTATTAATCACAATTATTAAACCTTTGAGGCAGATACTTGTAAATTCTATTGCTCATAAATCTCAATATCAAAAAATGATTGATAATATTGAAAAATTAAACAATAAACTCGACGAGTCTTTAACTAACGATGCAAAAATACAAGAGCGTCTTGAAAAAGTTGAAAAGAATGTACTGGAAAATGAAGCGGAAAGACTAAAATCAGAACTATCAACTTATTATAATAAGTGTTGTAGGGGGTTGCAGATATTCCCAGAAGAAATGCTTAGAATAGATGAAGTATACGATAAATATCATAACAAATTAGGGCTAAATCATATCGGAACAAAAATGTATGACGCAATTGAAAAATATTATAAACAACAGGATTTTATCAAGATACACAATGATTAAATTACATGGCAAAATAATTGAGGTGGTTCTATGAAAAACAAGAAAATGGAAACTTCAAAAAAGATTATATTATTTATTGGTATTCTATTCGCTGTAGCTATAGTATATACAATCATATCTTGTTCCATATCGTTGATTATGAATACGTATACTGACTGGACATCCATTGTAGCATTGTTAACATCCACTGGAGGTGCCTTTGGCACAGCTTGTGGATTTTATTATTCAAAAGCTAAATCAGAGAATAATTACAAATTACGTATGGCTTTTTTAAAGGAAAAATATACGATTTTAAAAGAGATTGGTGCGATAGACGAAAATCGTGCAAAAATGGAAATTGAGAATGAGCTTGACACGATAAATGGAAAACTCGATATGGAAGCTGAAGAAGCGATGTCGATTGATAATTCTATATATCAAGATGCGTCGTCTACGACAATATAATTTTAGGAGGATTTTAATTATGGAAAAATATTCGATGTGGATTGAACTTGTAGTAGCTATATGTGGGGCTTTGGCTGTATGTCTACCACTTGTTACTAAACTATGTAGTACAATTGTAGCATTTGTAAAAGAAAAGAATTGGAATAAGATTATTGAAATGACTATGGAGTATATGGCTACAGCAGAAACAATGTTTGAGACTGGGGCTGAACGTAAAGAATGGGTACTTGAAATGGTTAAAGCAAGCGCAAAAGTTTCTAATTTTAACTTAACAGAAGAATCTCTTGCGAAAGTTAGTGAACTGATCGATCAGATTTGCAAAACAAGCAAAAAGATTAATACAAAATCTAAAGAAACTGTTTAATATTATAGGGTGCAATATAAAAGTTGCACCCTATTTTTTTTGACTTTCAAGATGCTGTTTAATTAAATTTATAATCCATGAATTTATAGTACGATTATCTTTGTTTGCAGCTTTGTCAATTTGAAATTTTAGCTCAGGAGATACACGAATTGTAATCGCTTTTCGTTCATCTTTCACTATAATCACCTCTCCCCTGCATATTATCATAAAGCTAAAATGCCGTCAATATTGGGGTATTTGATAGCAAAAAAATAAAAATGCCAATAGGGGATTATGTGGAATAAATTGGTCGATAACGGCAATAATATAAATACCATATCTCAATCACCACATTTTGTACTTCCAAATATTTAAGGGACTATCTTTTGATAGTCCCTTATTTTTTATGCTCGTAACAAGTGTCTTCAGATGGGGAAAGTTCTACACGTGGCACCAATGGCAAGTTTAAAACTTGCTCCACTCGAAACACAGAATCTTCGGCTGTTACGAGCCTATAGAAAATTTACTTTAATATCAATATTGTCACCTTGTTTTGTCCATATAATACTTGAAATTATGGTCTTATACAAGTCGTTAAGTTCTTTATCGTCAAGCTCATCTTCCCATCTACTTCTTCTAAATTCTTCTATATAATGAAGTTTTTCGTGGTTTGTTACAGATTGTGCTTTTTGTAATTTTAAATTTTCTATACTCAATTGACTCTCTAATTCATCCACTTCTTTGAGTATTCGTTCTTTTGCGGATCTATATTCGTCTAATGTATCAACACCTTCATCATAGGCTATTCTTGCCCTTTTTAAAGCTATATCTTTTTTATTTAATTTATCCATAATAGTTTTTATTTGAAGCTGAATCAAATCAGTTGATTGGTCCTCACAGCTTTCTATTTCTTTTCTTATTTGTTCTTCATACTCTTTTAATTGTTCATCTATTGCATCAATTATATATTGAGCTTTTCCGCTAGAGTTTGGACACTTATTACCAAGATAATCTTTATGCCAGCATTTTTTTACAATTAAATCTTTGCCTCTTTTATATTCTAATGGTAAACCATATCCACACAATCCACATTTAATCAGTCCTTTTAGTGGGTAGTAATGATCACTCCGTCTATATGGTGATTTTAAATTTTTTTGAATTCCTATTAATATTTTTTCATGTTCATCTTGTGTTTTTATTGCTTCATGTCTATTTTCAACGACAGTCCATTGTTCCTTTGGTATTTTTTGAAATGGTTGTTTATTAGGAGATTTGTTTTTATGCCCATCGCCTTTAGTTTTGTTAGATATAATTTTCCCAAGATGTGTTTCATCTACAAGCAATCTACGAACTGTCATATTACACCAACGACCACCACGTGGAGAAGGTATATTACGCCTATTTAATTCCCAAGCAATTTCATTTGTACTCTTTTTGTCTTTTATAAATGAATCAACCATAAATCTATATATTGATAATTTCTGTAAATTAACAACAAGTCCTTTTTCGTTGTAATATCTTTTATTTGTTGCTGGGTCTATCCACTCTTGATATTCATATGGCATTGGAGGTGTACCGTTTGTCCACGCGCCAAGTTTCGCGCCAACCTTCTTACCCATAGATAATCGATGGGTAATTTTCTTATATTCTCTACGCGCAAATAAGGTTTGTAAATCAACGGCAAATTCTTCATTGTCGTCATTTAGATTATATAAAGAACTTGGAGTCACCATATAAGTGTTAGTTTTTTGAAATACTCTTTTTATTTGTCCCCAATCTACTAAATCTCCTCTACCCAATCTATCTAAATCAACACATACAACTGCATCGTAAATATTATCTTCAACGTCTCTTAATAATTGTTGCATAACTGGTCTTGCAAATAATGATTCTCCAGTTTCTACTTCTTCGTATACAACATAAACCCATCCTCTAGATTTACACAGTTCTTCTAAAATCGTTTTGTGTTTTATTAAGTCTTCTGTAGTTTCTCCTCTAGATTTTCTCAAATATTCTGCAACATATTTTATAATAATTGGATTGTATTCATTTCGCATTTCCAACGAATATCACCTTCTCTATTGATTTTATAAATATATGTTAACTCTGAATACTTTTGCTGTCAATTGTCTGCTTTAATTTTTGGGCATACTGCTTGATAGCCTCTAAAGAAGGTTCGTTGTTGTATGTAATAACCACCGTAGTGTTATTAGAATATTTTTTAATTATAGTTTTTGCCATTTGTCTCTCCTTGGTCGTTTTATATTATTGTGTATAAAAATAGCGATGATATTTTACTACCACCGCTATTTTATTTTTTTATTTTTTATCTTTTTCTATATAGCCGAAGCATGTAGAATCTATTTTTTGATACGCCTTATAGCCCTTCCATTTAAAATGATAATCTGCTCGGAAAAATAATACATACTCAGGTATCGTGCATCCATTTTGAATAACTTCATCTACTGCTTCGTAATTAGTTTCATTTGGTGTGGTACAATACAGTAAGCTAGCGGGTGTAAACTGATCTTTAGCATGCACCACTTCTTCTAATGTATCTCCCCATCGACCATCTTGCCACCTGTTAATTACTACAGATACAATAGCTTCTTGACATTCAATGCTTTCTGTGTTTGCTTCTCTATAAACTAGTCGTGCAAGCATTTCACGCTCAACAGAAGTGATTGTATAAACAGGTTCTTGTTCTCTGCCAATACCCGCAGATGCTTCAACAATTGGGTATTCCGGCGTATCAGCTTCACAACTACAAACACATATAAGTGTAATAATGAATATAATTGCTAATACTGTACATATACAAATCACCTTGGTTATATTTCTCATTTTATACTCCTGTTGAACCGTGTCCGCCACGATCTATGTTGTCTTCTAGCGTATTAGTAATAAATTCTATGCTTGGTTGATGCTCCATGATACGGAACTGGCAAATTCTATCGTTTTTACTGATTCTAGTGTCTCTCATAGCTAATGCTGGGAAAAACCATTGGTCATTGGGTCCACAATATGATTCATCAACAACTCCCATGTGATTTGTTTGGATAATACCAAAATTCTTAAAAGTTGAGCTTCTTGGAACTATATGTGCCTCATACCCTTTTGGGAGAGCCATAGCTACTCCAAGTGGAATCAGTTTAAACTCTCCCTTTTTCATTTCAACCGTTTCTGCCGCACGAAGGTCAATCCAATCCGACTTGCCATCAACATATCGAAGCTTATCGATGTCTTCTGTAAAGTATTTTATTTTAATATCCATACAGTCACCTCAATTAAAAGAACAGATGCCACAGATATGAAAATGGGTCTGATTCACTAGAATAACTATAGCAACCATAGTCATTTACATATGCCTTTTCGAGCTTTTCAAGTTCGTGCATCTTGTCTTCAATCTCTTTTCTACGGGCTGCTTTCTCTGATGCGAGCGCAGCTTCTTTTTTCTTTACTTCTTCCGCCTCTTTCTTTTTAATAATTTCCTTCAGCGTGTTATATTGATTCTGTGTAGTTTCAAATTCCTTTTTGAGTTCTTCAAGTGTTTTTTCTCTCTTAAGTTCTTCCATAGTTTTAGTCTCCTTTTCAATCACTTTGTTCTGTTTAGTCTTTTGTTATAGTTGCTATAAAACGTCCACAATGACATTCGTAAATACCTGGAACGTTTTTGTTGATTACTTCTCTAAAGCTTTCGCACATGCATTTGTCTTTTTGAATATCTCTTCTGATACTACAAGGACATATATAATTGTTTTCTTCAAGTTGCTTCAAAATTTCTACGAGAAGTTCTTTATCTTTTGTTTGTATAATTTGAACCATTTATGATATCCTCTCTGCCCATTGATTGTCCGAGGCAAGCATTACACCGAGTATAGGGTCGTAGTGTGGCTGTTGTCCTTGTTGATATCTGCCAAATTTAACTACTATCGGGGTATATAGCTTCAGCCACTCAATTTTATCTTGAATTTCGTTTTTATAGTAACCTGTGTAAATTACAATATCGTCATTGGACCAATATCTAAAATTCATAATAAAACATTGTAAATTTTCCCAACTGTCAAACGGTTCAAGTCCGGCACAAATAATTGCATGAGTTATTGGATTGCCGATATATCTTTCAATTAACTTATTTATATTTACCTCAATATCTGGTGATGTAGCCAAGGGACTGTTTTGACACAATCCCTTACCACATTTCCAATTACATCGAGGAAATCCAATGACCATAGACGGTTTTTTATAGCTTGTAAAATCTTCGTCACGAATTTCTTTTACAATCATATTTAATCACCCATCAAAGAAGTTTCGCCATACATTGCTGCAGTATCATACCACTGTCTCGCAGAGAATTCTTTAAATCTCTCTTTGCTATAAGACTTTGACGGTGTAAGAAAACCAACCACGCGCTGATAAGTATCAGAAACCTGCTCACCACATTCAGGACAAATATTTATGTCTACGAAGCCATGATGATTTTTACATACATTAATCTTAGTGTTGTAGCAGAAATAAATCACTCCTTGGCTAGCAATATAATTTAACATATTCCATGCCATATCAGTGTTAGGAAAATTGTTGTCAATGTTTATATGTGCTATTGCTCCACCTGAACATTTATTATCAAGTACAGCACTAGTACGAATTTTTTCATTAATAGTACATCTTTCAGTAAGAGGAATCCACTGATTACTATAAATGAAATTGTCATGTACATCAAAAAGGATATTGTCTTTAGCACAAAGTTTTACTGCAGCCTGTTCTGCGGGGACACTTTCAATATTAAATGAATATTCACTAGTAAAATTGTCTTTGGTCTCATTAAGTACATCGAAAATTTTTCCTGCAAATTCCATTCCTTGCTCGGTATAATATTTGTTGCCAAATTCATCGGTTTCAATATATTTAAACTTTTCCATAGTTTCGTAAAGGCCTAGAATACCAACCGTGCAATATTGTTTATCCATCTCAATACCACCATCACAGTAATTAGGTAGCAAGCCTTTCTCGATGTTTCTTTGAATGATATGTCTTACTCTATCAAGAACCTTGCAACAAAGAGTGGTTCTTTTCTTCAGCAGGGTAAGATATCTCTTTTCTGATATCTCCTCGCCAAGTTCATAGAAAATGTGAACAAGATTAATTGTGTTAACTTTTACAGAACCAATACTCAGTGCCGTACCACCAATAGAATTGATGAATCCTTTAAGTTTAGATGTATCAGAGAGCAAGCGACAACAATTACTTAATGTAGTTACGTCGCCGCTAACAAAAAAGTTAGAATCGTTCCATTTGCAGTTGTGATCTGAACACCATCTTGCAAAATCTTCGTCTACGAATTTACCATCTTTATAAAGCAGAGAGTATGTAAGCACAGGAAAGGTAAACATATTTTCCTGCCTTATTTTTGATACTACTTCCATAAATACTTTTTGATGTTCCATAAATTCGTCTACATAATCAATGGCAAATGTACCATCTGGGAATTCCAACCCACCAAAAAGGGCTTCATAGTATTCTTTATCAAAAATTGATACATTAACAAATGCACTCTGATCTATTCTCATAAATGGCTGATTAAGTCTATAAATCAATTTCTGAAATGATTGTCGTATATAATAATCAGGATTGTTGATAACAAATCCATTTTCACAATCTTTCTTCCAGAAATAGTATGTCCATACAAGAACATTTGGAATACCAACTGCGCCAGAAGATCTATTACTCATAAAACTTATAAATTCAATAACATCATCTATAAATGTTGTCAAATGCTTAGGTGGTTGAGAGTTATAATTCTTTAGAAAAAACAACCCTTCTGTTGCTAATCTACTAAGGTCATATGCATAACAATAAGGTACATATGTTGTAGAAGGAAAGTCATGTAAATAAAAACCACCAGTGTATTCAGTTTCAAGCCATTCCTTTGCAGTCTTAAGTCCATATTTCTTTTTAATCTCGTAAAAGATTTTATTGGCGGCAATAACTTTATCAATAGATTTTCCTTTTTCGGTTCTAAATGATGCAATGTCCTTATTAGAAGCATTGGCGTTTGCATCAATTGTCACGTCTGCTACATTTTTGTCAACAAATGCATCGATAAAATCAGAAAAATTCATCTGAGAATTATGAATACCATTCAAAATTTCGAAGTCTTCACCATACTTTTCTTTTAAAGCTTCAAGAGCTCTTTCAAAATCCTTATTAAATTTAAGCTCGATATCCATATTATTACTGCTCCTTAATCCACTCTACTGCTTCTTTAAAATTCATCATCGTTCCGTCCACTTCAAGTGCCGGAGCCGTTTCAAGACCCTTCGAAAGCATAAGCTGTACGTCGTTGCATTCTTCGTAATCAATATTTTTTTGCTTTAATTTAGATTCTAATACTTTACACCGTGGACAATGCGTTGACCACAAAATAATATTTGTTTCCATACTTATAGTCTCCTTATTAATTAATATTGTACTCTTCAAATAAATGTTTTTGAGGGGCAAACTCTTTGCAATGTTCTTTTTCTGCCTTGAGTCGTGCGATAATTGCATCTTTTTTATCCTTAAAAATACCAAGATTATATCGTTTATTATCTACTTGAATGTTTGCTCCCCACATATTTTCTTTTTGCATCCACCACACACCAATAACACCACTGTTATTTCTTGTTGATATTGATAAGTTTTGCGAATTTTGACTACGTGTACATGGACGCAAATTTGATTCTAAATTATTTAATTCATTTCTATCAATATGATCATAATTAGTAAATCCTAATATCTGATGCATTTTAACTTGTTTGCCTGTTTCGGTGTCTACAGCCACCAACCTAAGTGCATTTCCATGTTTATGGGATACCCAGCAATAATTTTTAATTTTATCAAAATTTTTCAAATCGAAATAAAATTCTAAATTAGTATTGGTTGTCCACCCAACACCAATATCTCCACCTAAGTCGTATTGATTGGTTTTACGCAATCTCTTTGATGCAAGCTCTTTACCTAAGCAACCACATGACTTAGATCGCCCATTCAATAATCGACTGGCAGGAACATCTCTGGTAGTTTTTGCATCACAACTACATTGGCACCTCCATTGTGCTGTATGTATTTGTGTAGATGGGTAAATGTAATCTTCCGCTTGTTCAAGAACTGTCCATCTGCCAAATTGTAGCCCTGTTAAATCCCGATGCGGCTTAACCATATTGTGCCATCCTAATTTCAATGTTATTAATTGCTGTCACGATATCCTCCCAGTTATGCGCCCGATAAATATCATATACATAGTCTTTATTTTTATCACGATTCCACGGATAATCCAATACGATCCTCTCGCACAAGTTTTTGGTTAAATTGTCCAACTTATCATCCACCATTACATCGCAGTTCAAGATACTTTTATCCTGTACACATACAATATCGTCCGGCGTTACGCAAGGAAAATGCTTACAAACCCAATCTACTTTATTAGCAAAACTACGATATGGTGTAGCTGTTGCCAAAAACACTCGATGTCCTTGTTTCATTAATGTTTCAAGTCCCCACTGAGCATCTGGAATGGGGTTAAGGTAATTATAAATTGTTTGTCCCTCAAAGATATTTAGAATCATATCTGCATCTTGGGGGTCAAGACATTCGTGTAGATGAAAAGACGTAATATCATCAAGTGTGATATTCTTTCCCATTTTAGTATTATATAACTTAATACCTGTTGAAACTAAATCACACAGAATATCATCTATATCTAATGCAATTTTAATATATCATCACTCCTTTGCTCCATCTATATGATTCTTCCAAACCCCCTCAACGTCACAAATCCATTTTAATACCGAATATGCGGTCGCAAAATCAACGTTTGGAATAACATAATCTACATCCATATTCTTTTTCATATCCCTAAATTGCTGTTTTTCCGATAGACAACGGCTTCTATATGTCATAAGATTATCACCTCGTGCCATAGCACGTTCTTTACGCATATCTTCTGGAACATTGACGTACACAGAAACAATACGTAGATTTGGCAAGTCCAATGCTTTCAATGATGCTACGCCTAGTGGGTCTACCGTATAAAAATCTGAGTCGTAAAGCTGCTCAGTTGTTGACCAATAATGCTGATTATTAATGTAAGTATAGGCAGCAATTTCACCGTTTTCTCTCATTGCCTTATAAGTATCCACCCCTACAAAAATATGTGTTATACCTTCATTTTTTCTCTGTTCACGAGTAGTATATGATATTAGTTGACTCCAACCATTTCGCTTACAAAGCTCGTGAATCAAAGTGTCTTTACCTGCTGCCGACTCTGCCATTATACACATCAACACATGTTTATTCTGCATTAGTTTCACCACCTTGATAGGTTTGATTAAATCCACAGCAATTAAACTCGTCACATTTACCATTCTTCCAATAGCACATTGGTACTAAGAATTCAGTAAACTCTGGGTTGACTTTAATCACTGCTTCGCAAATAGCTTGAACCACTTGACGAGTTTCATATGCTGCTTGTCTACATAATCGCTTATTAGCGATAACCATAAGTTCTTCAGCATTGACAAACCAGCACATATTAACTGGAGTATCCTGTCTATCTGCTCCTCTATCATGACCATTATTTCTGTCAGATCGTTGTGTTTTAACGAATGGGGTAGCATGGACGTGCCGTACAAGATGCGTCGCGCACCAGCTTGGTATGCCATTTAATCTAAAACAAAATTCAAGCGTTCTTATAGGAGAATGTCTTGCTTTAAGTATTTTCTTTTTCCATTCTTCTGTAGGCGGTTTTGAGCTTTCTTTTCCTACCGTAACTAACGTACAAGTTTTACATAATTGCCAATCATCTTCGGTAGGGTGTTTCAAAATTTCAACCGTAAAATCCATTTAACTCTTTCTCCTTGAAAAAATAATATCGAGTAAATTCTTTAGCGTATAATATATCGCATATTTCATAATCAATCCTTATTTGACACCATACTATCTTCAGCTTTCTGTATACCATAAAATCTTAATGCACATTCAAGACAACAGAAATAATAACCATCTTCGCTGATGTAAATCTCGGTATTATCATCATAGATGTCTTCATCACATTCTTCACAAACGCCTATTTTTCGGATATCATCCATATCCTTGTCTAAATTGTCATAATAATCTTCATTCATTTGTGCCACTCCCTTCATTCTCAAACTTTTCTTTTTCATATAAAATTGAATTTTTAGGTGCTCTATCAATCACGTCCATTGGCATCAGTCTTGCTCCAATAGGATTTTCTTTATATGCCTCGCTCATCGTAGAGTCCCACTGAGATTTTGATAACTTGCACACTACCTTATCAGAGTAAACGGGGATACAATAAGGCATCATCTCATGGTCAAAGTGGGTAAAATTATATTCTCTTTTACGAATACGTTCCACCAATGCCTTTTTACGTTCTAGTGTAAAATTAACCGTTGGATAAACATCATCATAAGGAGAAGTCCAGCCGACAACTACCAATGCCATAATTAACTATTCGTCCTTTCGTTTAAATATTTTTTAATCAACGCATTTGCTGGCTGCTTAAAATAATTATTTTGCATCCAATACAAATACCCTATTTCTTCTTTTGCAACTTCGGGAATTGTTTTATCCTTAAACTTACCAAAATTAAATTTCCACTCATTTATGTCTGGAAGAATTTCTGGCTCTGTACCAAGAACTGTCTCAAGATATTCTGATGGAAGCATATCAATGTCTGAACGACTACTTAAAATATCACATTCGTGTACTAGAATTTCCATTTCATTTTCTGGTTCGGGAAGAACTATATTGCTGTGCTTACTGGTCGTCCATTCTCCACTATGTCGTTCGCACATACGAGCAATTCGTTCCTTAATCTTTTCGTCAATATCGTGCTCGACGTGGGCTTCTCTTACCCATTTACCAGCTAGCATTGGATGTTCATGCACAGAATATTCAGACTTTTCCCAATTACATTTCAATGCATCGTGAAATATGGGGACACATCTCATAGCATCTCTTTGTACGGGAGATGGGAACTTTTCCTGATTGCATTTGAGTTCCAAGAGATAGTTCATAATTTTACCAAACATAACAATGTGATAAACTTGACCATGCGGTTTACATTGTGTGGCATTATGAAATCTAATACTTGTTGAACTAGGCATTGTAAAAATGTAATCTGGAATTTGTTCAATCATATCTTCACAATACAAACGCATATCTTCTGTCTCAAATTTATCAAGGAGCTCCTTAAATACTGCTCGTTTATTCATTTCTTATATCTCCTGTTGTTTCAGAGTCACTTTGTTCTGTAGATTGTGTAGCTTTTTCTTCCTCTGCTTTCTTCAGTGGAACAGATACGACTGTGACAATTTCAGTTATACATCTCTTATAGTCACGTAGGCTTATTTTAGCTGGCTGGTTAAGATGCTTGTCGATAATCTGTAATATAACACTACACATCATCCTTGCTCCGTAGGTCATAGCATCATTGCGAATTTTTTTCGCCATATGCTCGGCAGCTTCTTTAATTACTTTTGTCTGCTCGGATTCTTCGGCAATTTCTTCTTGAGGATTTTTGTTTTCGTCCATAAGTTTTGTCCTTTCTTAAGATGGTACACATATTATACATCAATCACTTTGTTTTGTCTATGGGCAAAATATACAAAAATTAATGAGATTTATCAGTAAAATCTGTTATATATTTAGTCCAAATTTCTGATTTATACCCATTATCAACTAGTAGGCTTGAAAAAAGACTAACTAAAGTGTTGACTACGATACTATTACCTGCCTGTTTATACCTTGCACTCGCTGAAACATATTGTGCAGCCCTATTATAATCCTCATCAGTAAATCCCATAAGCCTCCAACATTCAACAGGCGTAAGCTTTCTAATTCTCCATCTAGTTATAGGTTGCTCTTTTTCAACAACGCCCTCGTAGCCCAACCCATTAATAATATTCTCTTCTATATTACGGACTCCTTGCTTGTAAATTGAAGCTCGTATAGCTGACGCTACCTGTTTACCACGAGTGCTACAAGGAAATTCTTCTGCTACTTCAAGACCTATACGTTCACTTCTTAGCGTCGGTGCAGTTTCTGAATATATTCTTGCTTCTCTACTCTTATAAAAATCTTCAATGATAACTGGTTCACAAATGTAATTGTCTTTAGCGACGCTTGTGAGACAGTTTGTTGTACCGCTAAAATTAGGTTCAAATCTTTGCTCAGTCGGTGCTCCAGTTGTTCTATCAGATGGATTCTCTGGATTTCGACCACGAGAGGCAACCACAAAAGGTTCTATATTTGTGTTTTTAGATAAATTTAAAAGTTTCTCAATACGTTCATCGGGTAAATAATATTTATCATCAACATTGATTTCAAGAATATCTTTGAGACGAGTTGTGAGAGGAATGGGTTCGGGGAAAGTAAAACCTTCCCAAATCTTTACGTTTGGATGTTTTTCTCTAATTTCTTTCATAGTGCTAAGAACTTGCTTATTAGAACTGTTGCATTCCCTGATAGTTGTGCTACGACTTTCTTCATTTTCAATTTTTCTACTTACGCAGAAAATTCTCAAACGGTTCTGTGGTACTCCATAATTTTTACTATTTAGTAGTTCAAATGCACTTTCATATCCCATCTCACTAAGTCTTTCAAGATATTTAATGAAGTTATGTCTATGTTTCCCACTCAACACAGCAGCCACGTTCTCCCAGACTATGAACCGGGGCATAGATGTGCCAATTAGCCTAAGAGATTCCCACATTAGTGAACTTGTGGTACCACTACCCTCGTCTCCACCTTCTCCCTTTCCAGCACAACTGAAACTTTGACAAGGCGAACTGTGACAAATGATATCGACATAAGGTAAACTGTCTACCTTCGATATATCTCCAAGGTTTCTACTAAGATAATCTGCTATATAGTATTGCTTCAACTTGTTAATTGGTGTTCTCTTTATGATGCTATGTTTTCCGTTTTGGAAATTATATCCTAGATTCTTCGCCTGAAGTTCTTCAATCATTTTGTCTTGCGAAGGGAACTCGAATGTCTCCATTTCTTTTTCTAAATCCCACCTCATTGCGGCATAGCTAAGAACTGCGTTGGGGTCACAGTCGCAAGTATGGGTTATTTCATAAGGCAATTTTAACTGACGAAGAGAACGTTCTTGAGCTCCGATTCCGGAAAATAATTCTATCATAGAAATTTGTTCTGTCATGACTTGGATGCCCCCCTTTCAATCACTTTGTCTTGTAACCCTCGTTCACACAAAGAAACGATATAATCGCATAAAGCATCAGGAATTCTAGATCGATCCTTAGAGCCTTTAATCCCCTGTGTTCCAGTTTTACTACCTCTTGGTGCTCTTTCGTGACAACTATCACCATTTTTGCACCTAGGGAAATACGCGTTCGGATAATTCGTAAACAAATCTGTAGGCTTCATGCGTTTTTCACCCCATTGGCAGTAGGTAGTTGTATATCTATATGGAATGTCTTTCATCCAAGTCATTTTTCTTAAACCACCGACAGGATTTTCTATCCAATAGTATATAGGGTTTAAATCTTTAATAAGTTTCAAAACATTTTGGTCTACCTTATCACAGAACTTAGCATAATCGCTTACTGGGTCAAGATTACCTGTTTCTAGATTCTTTTTACGATGATGGCTTATAGCGGCAATACTAAATGTCGTACAGTCAAAACTTGCCCATAAAACGTCAGGTACACCACCACAAAGATTAATAATATCTTTTGCCGTTAAAGTACCAATATCTGCCTTTAATGTTGGTTCAAATTTTTCTTCCCAATCAACTGTATAAGTTTCCCATCCTGCTCTTTCAAAGGCCTTTGCCATAGATTTTGTGCCACAAAATAAATCTAGCATCTTTTTCATATCTGCAACCTCCGTTTAGCAATGTTAAAATATTCTTCACTCAATTCAATACCAATTGCATTTCTGTTGTTTTTATATGCAACTAATAAATGACTGCCACTACCAGCACAAGGATCGAACACGATGTCTCCTTCGTTGGTATTGTCAAGAATGAGCTCTTGTAGCAAGTTGTGATTCTTCTCCGTTGGATGTAGTTTGCTACTGCCGTTAGGGTATCTAAAAACTGTATTTTTACAATGTGCATTAAATACTTTTGCTCCCCGCTTTTTAAACCAAACAGCAAACTCAACACCACTTAAATAAATATATTGTCCATTCATTGGACTGGGATTGCTTTTTTGCCATACGATAGGACGTGTAGTTCCTTGTTTATTGGCAAAATATTTATAAATGTCACTAAATTGTTCTTTTCCACAGAAAATACAAATACTGTTTTTAGTGACTCGATAAACTTCATCGAGAAAACTCTCTAAGTCAAAAGTCAAAACATCTGCATTGCCCTTATCTAATGTTCTAAGACCATTATCTTTCCTGTTAACCACATTGTATGGTATATCCGTTAATGTAAAATCAACACTGTCATTTAACATAGATTGCATTTTCACCATACAATCACCGTGTAGTAAATCTATCATTTTATTGCTCCTTAATCATTCTGTCTTGCTTAAACTTTCCGTTATAATTTGTTTCGGCAAAAAGTTCCAACAATAATAACTGCTTTTGGGGGACTGAATTATTCAACCATGTATTTGCCATTATTAACGCAAATTTGTACTAATCACTTTGTTCTGTTATCTTTTTATGTCTTGCAACCACTGTGCATAAGGTTTTATCTTATCAACAATAACTTTATCGTCATCTTCTTTTTTGCACAGAACTGCAACCTGAGTGCCTTTGACTATTAAGTCCTGAAATTTCTTTAGTGCATCAGGCCAGCACGTAGCTTCTATCAAACCACCTGTACCAGTATAGATATTAATGAAACAGAATTGGTCTCCTTTTTTTGTTTTCTTTTTTTGTATCTTGGAGATAATACCAACAATCGTGCATTTATTACCAACTGGCACATCCTCAAAATCATCTAGAATTTCTAGAGCTTTTTCAAAAGGATTTGCGTCACTAATAAAAGTTTCAAGTGTTTGAAATTCCCAAAATTCTTCGTCCTGTAAATACTTCTCTTCACACTCATTGATATAAGCTTTGTATTTTTCCATTTGCTCTATATCATATTTCTCTTTACGTTTAGCATTATAAAGTGCTAATACCTTTTCTTTATCAATCTTTTTTCCAACTATAAAATCATCGGCATTAATACCCCATTCATCTAACAGTTTTGCTTTTGTACCGTATGACTGCACGGGAGTATATTCTTTTATTTCATAGTTATTTTTAAAATAGTTAATCAAAAAATTTCGTTTATTTTTAGCAGGAATTGCACCAGATTTAACTAAACTAATTACTTGTGTTCTGGTAGGGCATATTCTTGCAGTAAAATCTTTAAAATTAAGAAATTTACCATTAGCATTGCGTTCTGAAATCAAGACCTCCGCCAATGTCTCGCCTATACCCGTAATAGCTGATAAGCCATATAAGATTTTACCCTCTGATACCGAGAAATTTATATCAGACTTATTGATATTGGGAGGCAAAACTTCCACTCCGCACTGTTTAGCATCAATGATGATTTTATTAACCTTACCTGCTTTGTCTTTGTTTAAGTTTAACATTGCCTTAAAGAAAGCAGTTTTATGATATGCCTTTAAATATGCAGTTTGCATACAAATCACAGCATAGGCCGCCGCATGGCTCCTATTAAAGCCATATCCTCCCTTGGTTGAGAGCTCCTTGCATATATACTCTGCAATATCTTCGGTATATCCGTTATTTAGTATTTCTTGATGAAGCAATGTAACTTCTTCTTTAACCTTTTCGGGCTGCTTTTTTGCAAGGCATTTACGCATTCGATCTGCTCCTGCATCACTTCTACCGCCAAAAACTTTTGTCAGTCTCATACTCTGTTCCTGATATAGGTTCTGACCAAAAGTTGAGTCAAAAATAGTAGCCATATTCGGATGAGGATAATGTATGTGTTCGGGGTGATTCTTACAATCCACATAAGCATCTATTGCTGGCATAGCATCTGGACGATACAAGGCGATCAGGGCTGTTAACTCATTTAACGATCTTGGTTGCAATCTTGCAATCAAATCTTTCATTCCTTGACTTTCTATCTGAAAAACTGAATCGGTGCGACCACTGCAAATTAAATCAAAAATACCCTCGTTATATTCAAATTTAGGGTTGTTGATATCAATTTCCCACAAATCAATATTGTCTTCTTGCATTGCTTCATTAATTGCAATAAGCGAAGCAACAGACAATATATCGAATTTAACAAGAGAAATTTTTTCATCCATAACCTTATCAACTGAAATTACATGTTCGCCATTCTGTCCTCGTCTTATACCAATATAATGGTCATATGAGTTACGACAAACAATACAACCTCCTGCATGAATACCATAACCTCTTGGACGGTTAGTAATATGTCCAGCGATTTCTAAAAGTTCTTTATACTTAGGATTGTTAGCAATTTCTTTATTGTTATTTAAGCATTCCTCCCAAGTATCTTGTATGAATCCTTTACTTATACGTTCCATTTCTTTGTAAGGAAAACCAAGTATTTTGCCTACATCTCTAATGCTTGTAATCGGAGATGTATACACTACGTTCATAACCTGAACTACCCTATCTTCACCATATTTATTCGTAAGATATTCGATAACTTTTGCCCTATCACTTACGTCAACATCAACATCAGGAAGGTCTTTTCTCTCAATAGTTAAAAAACGACCAAAATCCAAATCGTATTTGATGGAATCAAGTTGTGTAATACCAAGTAAATAACATATTAATGAACCACAAGCACTACCTCGTCCTGGACCAACAATAACACTATTTTGGCGACACCATCCAATGTAGTCTACAAGAATTAAAAAGTAGTCACAAAAATCTTTCTTTTCAATGACATTAAGCTCTTCTTCAATTCTCTTCTTGTAGATGTCTTGTTTTTCCTGTGACCATTTATCCATACCTCGACGAGTGTACCCTTCCCACGCCAGCTTACGAAGATATTCAGCTGAATTAGCATATTTTATAGGAATTTCAATTTTTGGAAGCTCAGGTTCATGCCATGGCATATCAATATCATCACATAAGTCAGTGACTAAATCCGTATTTTTAAGACATTCACAAACGGCATCATAGCCAATTTGTTTATCAAGCACTTTATGAACTTCTTCATCTGACATTAAGTAACATCCATCATAAATTTCTGATGCAGTTTCCTTATCCTGTGCAATACGAAGAAAATAATTCTGATAATATAAGTCCTCTTTGGTAGCAGCATGGACGTCATTTGTTACTACCACTTTTGTGTTAGTATCTTTAGCAAGTCGCATAATTTTTTGGTTATACAACATCTGCTGTTCATTATCGTGTGCTTGTATCTCTAAGAAATAATATGGGAACAGCATTTTATATTCTTGCACGAACTTAAGACATTCATCATAGTTTTCTGTTCTAGATAATTTACTGGCAAGACATGCCGATAAAATAATAAGATTTTCTGCCCCTTCTTTTGCAATGTCAAAACGAGTTACACGTGGCTTATAATAAAACCCATGTAAGTGTCCGAGAGTTGAAATACGATTTATTGCACGACGTCCTTCTTCATTACGAGCAATAATAATCATATGATAATATTTATTATTCGGATCTTTTATTGCCCTATCGTCACATTCATATGCCTCAATACCAAACATCTGTTTTACATCTGGGTATTTACTTTGCAATTCGGCATAATATGGATGAGATGTAAGCTCACCATGCTCTGTAATAGCAAGACCCCTAAGACCCAATTCCGAGGCTCGTTTTAGATTTTCTTCTGGAGAACTATATGCATCCAAAATCGAAAAATATGAATGTGTATGTAAGCTACTAGACATTCCGTCACCCTCCTAAAAATTAATCACTTTGTGCTGTGCATATTATACTCTTTTATTTTCTATAAATCAATAGTCAAAAATGGAGTTAACAAATTTTTTACAATTTGCAACTCCATTTTTTTATAAAATGCTTTTATCAAATACGGGCGAATCCTTAGTTTCTATTTTAGTTAATGTGCCATCATCATTAACATTATATAAATGCCATTTCTTTTTCATTTCATCGCTAGTGACGACCTGTTTAATAGTACCATCAATAGCACATAGCGACTGCCAATGAATTTGACCTTTTGGAATTTTAATTTTCATATATCACCTAGTAGAGAGTTGTATTTATTATTGTAAAAAGCAATCAGTTGGTCGAGCGTTACTGGAATATAACCATGAATCATACAACCTACGTTAATGATATGTCCCCACGAATCAGAATTATTCATCTTAGTGCTTATTAGTTCTCTAGTCCAAGTCTCCACAAAACCTTGTTCTCTTGTTGTATGGGTATGCCCATGTAACATCCATGTTTTTGGATCATAAGAACCTTTATAACACAGGAGAGGGTAATGACACATAATGACGTGCCGACCGTTATCCGTAATTTCTTTGTACTCTTTAATATCTGCAAATTCATTTTTCAATGCTCTAGACATACTCCAGAGATCATGATTGCCTCGAATAAGTTGCTTCTTGCCTTTAAGCTGCCATAAATACTCCAACCATTTATCTTCTTTAAGCCAACAAAAGTCTCCAAGAATATATACCGTATCTTCATTGGATACTATACTATTCCAGTTGTTAATTAGTGCTTCGTCCATTTCTTGAACATTTTTATACGGACGGTGATCGAAGTTAATAATGTTAGAATGCCCGAAGTGTGTATCAGAAATATAATAATTACTCATTTAATTATCTCCGTTCTTATCAGTCATTGCCTATCTCCACCAAATACTTAATTGTACATTGATCCTCTTTATAAATAACAATTTCATCATTTTTTAAAGAAGAATGTCCTAAGCTTGCCCCAGTATGAGCATGAAGACAATTAGCTCCTTTTTGATATGATTGTAGCTTTTCATAGTTTAAATTATAATACTGTGAATCAAAATCATACACATCATATGGTGTGCCATATGCAACTTCCATAACCGCCATATAGGCAGTATTGGCGGAGCCTCCTGCCCAATAACTACCAGTCAAGCTCGTATAACCAATAGATTTTTGCGCCTTCGGTGCAAAATAAATTCCAATGCCATATAATTTTCCTGTAATCACAGCATTAGTTGGTCTAAGTACAAGCCCAGTTTTAATAATGGACCAAAAGTTTTCGCTACGGCTACCATGAAAGAGTAACTTCGTATTTGTAATATTATTGTCTTTAACAAATTTATCAAATCTTTCCTGAGTTTGTAAGTTAATCACTTTCCAGGCATTCCTAAATTTACTAGCTGATTCGTTCATAAGAGTCTTAATTAAGGCAATATCATTTCTATCAGCTTCCTCAAAAACTAAACCCAACTCTTCGAGAATAGTTTTATCTTTCTTATCAACAGGATTATTAATTTCTACTATGGGTTTTATATAAACCTGCCCCCTCATAACATCAAGCAAGTCCTGTTCTTTAGAAACAATCTTTCCAAAATCATCTTCTGAAGATGCTAGGTAATCAGCAACATTCCCCATCCTTCGAGGGATAACCATAAAGAGTTTTAAAAGAGTATCATTAAACTCTTCTATTGACAAGCTACTGTTTGCCAGCTCATCAATAATTGCCTGTGCTGCATTAATCATATCAGATGTAACGGCAGAAGCTTTAACTGTATAGTTTCTATTAATAGTGTCTTTGGCGAGAGACTGTAACTTATCCACAATAGCCTTAATAGCCTTGTTCTCAATCTCTTTATATGGACTATCAGGATTGGTAGAAGAAATATCTTCCACCAAGTCCTGTTTAAGATCGGTTACATCGACGTAGCCTTTCTTCAACTTATTTTTAATTTGCGATTCCCATTTGTTTATGGGATATCTAGTTATTGTTTTGGTAGCATCAATTCTTCCATACTCGACTCGAAATTCATTATTTTCAGGAAAAAGATTATAGTACTTATTATTGTTTGCTGCACTAACCATAACTAGGTATGTAGGTCTAATCTCTATCATCTTTGTTCTCCACAATTATTCCATATTGTTCATATAAATGTTTTTGCGGCGCAAATTCTTTAAAATATTTTTGTTCAGCATATAATCTTGCCTTAATTGCATCGTCTTTGTTATCAAAATACTCTAAATGAATCACTTTTTTATTTATGTAAATTCTCGATTGCCATTTATTGAGAGTTTTATGCCATCCAACCCCAATAACACCAGACGTATTAATACTAGATTTTGAATGATTGCGATTATTTTCTTGTTGATTTGCTGGTCTAAGATTATGCCTTCTATTATTTAGTGGATTCCTGTCTTTATGGTCATAATATTTACAACCAATCATATCTGACATAGCAATAATTTTCTTATCTATTTTTGTTATTAATCGACGATATCCACTTGCGTAAATATGTTCGCTCCAACAATAATCTTTTATTTTGTCAAAATCATCTGCGTCAACAAAAAATTTTGCATTTGTACTATTTGTATATCCAATATAATATTTTCCATATTGATCTTCACATACAGTGGAATATTTATTAGTTTTACGATTATTACGACATCTTTCCGCAGCCACTTCTTTGCGAAGACAACCGCAAGAAAGTGTTCTTTGTCCTCTTATGTTACTGCCTCTAAGTATAACTATATTATGATCTTCACAAGAACACTCACACATCCACTGATCATAATGCTTTCCATTTGAACCAATATAGTCATCTACCTGTTTGATAACAATTAATCTTCCAACTTTTCTTCCAGCTAAGTCTTCCTTGGTTTTAACCATTAAATATCATCACCTTATAGTTCACATATCAAAATATCCACGTCAGTATCCTTAAAAACATCACAAATGATATCATAAACCTTGTCCCACTGTAGACGATCAAGTCCACAACCTATCTTTGGCATTGCCAACTTAGTAATGTCCAAGTATTCCATTTGTGTTCTCATAGCTTCAAGTGCTTCTCTTAAAGTATCATATGTTGGTTTATTGTAACACTGAGGCTTAGTTACCAAGTTAAATACATTATCAATCAATAATGCTTCTCCACCATCGAACTCAAAATTATCATAATTATCATCATAATTCTTGAATAGCTTGAATTTCATGTTATATACTTCATCAAACTTCTTGGCAATTCCTGCTCCAAGCGCAAAGTCTGCCGAGATGCAATGAGCAAGATAGTATCCCTGTGGTACTGTAAAAAGGTCTCTCTGTTCTTCATGAATAGTCATAATTTTATCCTCCAATTAAATTTAAAAATTCTTCTTCTGTTATGATTTTGGTGCCAAACTTTCTAGCGTTATTATTTTTTGAGCTATTGCTATTGGGGTCGTTATTTATCAAAAAATCAGTTTTAGATGTCACGCCAGAAGCTACTTTTGCTCCAAGTTCTACAATCTTTTCATTTATAGAATCACGAGTAAAGTGTTCTAATTTTCCAGTGCAACAAATGGATTTTCCTATAAATGGGTTATCTTTTATTTTTTTCTTTTCTTTCTGAATAAATCTCATTTCCTTGGCCAGCTCACGCACCATATCCCCATTTTCAGCCCCAAAATCGGCTATATTTCGGGCGGTAATCTCTCCAAAGTCAGACAGCTTGGACCAATCATAATTCGTCTCTAAAGCTTCAAAGAATGCGTCAAAATCATTGTTGAATGCGTTGGCTATAGTCTTTGAAGCGGCAGTACCAATGCCGTCAATGCCTAATGCTGCTATAAAGCTACCAAGTTTTACAGTTCGACTTGTCTCAATAGATTCCAAAATCTTTTTAACACTTGCTTTGCCAAAACCCTCACACCTTTCCCATTTGTCCTTGTAATCTGTTAGATGATAAATATCTTTAAACGAATGCAGCCAACCTTTATTGATTAAAAATTCAAGTGTTTTCCCCGATAAACCATCAATGTTGGCACAATTACGACTTACGAAGTGGGTAAACTTAGCAAGTAGCTTAGCAGGACAATTAGGATTAGTGCATATAAGAAACTTACTGCTATCTGTATATTGAATCTCCGTAGAATGATTACAGCATGGACACATTGTAGGAATTTGTATATATTTCATATTAAATCTCCTTATGTCTTTTTAAGATTTTTTTCATTTGATTAAACCAGAATTCTGTAGAATAATCTAATTTCATTCTATTGCAATATATACAGCAAGGTACACAATTGTCTACAGTATACCCTTTATTTGAATCAATTCTATCAATTCCGTTATAATCTATTAAATCACCACAGTAATAACATGGTTGCGATGTAATTTCATAAAATTTTTCTTTTGTTAAATTAAATTCTAAATTGCGTTTTTTTGCGCTCTTTTTATATATATTATATCTATTTTCTTTTGCTGTTGACTGACATGTTTTACATTCATTAGCATGTCTATCTTTTGTGCAAGAACTGTTATAAAAATTATTAAGTGGTAGCCATTTATTACATCTTGAACATTTTTTTAATATGATATTACCATATTCATCTCTTTTATGGATCAATAAATCGGCTCTATTTGATGCTACTTCTTTTTGGTTACATCCGCAGCTTGTTGATTTTCCACTTAATAAGCTTTTTGCTCTTACTGGTTTTTGAGTGTGTTCTTCGCAACTACATTCACATACCCACATAGTATTTGAACCATCGTTTTCTGTTCTATACAAAACAGTCCATTTACCAAATTTTTTATTTGATAAGTCCTTTACTGTTCCAATTTCCTTTTTAGGATAAAGCAATTGTAATTCTTTTAAATCCATTGTCCATTTTCGTCCTTAGCTCTTTCGATTTGTGGGATGACCTGATTACGTCGAGATATTTCTATACATTGACCAACATACGGATTCTTTAATTTTGATTCTAATATTGAAATATTGTGCAGACTTGCCTTGTGTATAATTACTCCATCTATTTCAATTGGTTTAAATATTGCGACTGGGGTAATTTGACCATTCCTTCCTAATTGCCATTCAATATTTAATAATTGAGTTTCGTAAGTTGAATCAGTCCACTTCAATGCCATGCGACAGCCTTCGTGATGAGTCGTTGCTGAAAGAGATTTAGAATAACTATCACTATTTAGCTCAAATATAAGTCCGTCCACTGGGAATTCGTATAACTCTGGCGACATTTCTCTCACACAATCATCAACATTACCAATACATCTTTTGACCGTTGTAAATCCAAGATGGTCTAAATAGGCAAGCTGTTCCCATTTAGAATCCCAATCTTTATCACTGGTTTCTTCATCATATAAGCCAGAAACGCATTCAAAGACTATATAGGAAAGTTTTCTCCGTCTAGTAATATTAGTATCAAGATTTCTTAACGAGCCTGCGGCAAGATTTCTAGGATGAGAATAAGGTTCTGTGAGACTTTCGTTAATTTTATTAAAATTATCCCAAGATACAACACACTCACCACGAAGTTCTATATAATTATCATAAGGAATAGTCATAGGAAGATTTTCAATCATTTTGGCTTGTTCTGTAACGTCTTCACCTATAAGCCCCGTACCTCTCGTAACTGCTCTCTGAAATTTACCGTTATACCACGAACACACCAAGGTTAAACCGTCGAGCTTATAACTACAATAAAAATTATTATTGCCTATAAATCTCTTAATCTCATTGATATCCTTTGTCTTAGCCGCAGAAAGCATAGGCTTAGAATGAGTTACCTTTTGGAAACTTTCAAGTACTTGCCCTTGTACTGTTCTTGTGGGAGAATTAGCAAGCCAAAAATTAGCTTCATCTTCGAGATGTTTCAACTCGTCAAATTTTTTATCATACTCAGCATCGCTAATTTCAGGGGCATCTAAATCATAATAAAGATGACAATGATATAGTAATTCTTCAGTAAGCTCTTTAATTTTCTGAATCTTGCCCATTAAATATACTCTCCCTTCACATGTCCACTTAATATACCAAACGTCTGAAGCCATTCCATCTCTTTTTCGACCTTCTCGGCAATATCAAAAGCAAACTGAGGTGGATTTTCTTTTGTTTCAAGTATCATCTGATAATCATAAGGCTGAAGAAAATTTTCATCCAGCACATCAATTGAGATGTCACTCCCATCAAGAGGAATAAATACATTGAATGTAATATTATTACCAAGAGACTTACAATAATACCAACCCTCATTTCTGTTATTACTAAATCTAGCTTCCCGCATTTGTTCATCAGATAAAATGTGTGCTTTGATTGCGGCATTAACGCCATTCTTGTTAAGCTTAACCAATCTTATAGCCCTCCTTAATCACTTTGTTTTGCATTGGAATTATAACACAAAAGCACTTGTGTGTCAAGTGCCTTGTTAAATTATTTACATTTTATTCATAAATTACATTACAATTACAACCTGTTCAACAGCTCTAGTACAGGCTGTGTATAACCATTTTGCAAAATACTCTCTGTCCCCCAACCTTTCGGCATACACAAGCACTTTATTTGCTTGGCTACCTTGAAACTTATGTACAGTAACAACATATCCATATGCAAATTCTTTAGGTTTCTGAACCTTATAAAAATCCATATAATTTTCCTTAGTCACTGTAGGGATGCCTGTACGTAACAATTTGTAGTCTATACATACTTTGCGGAACACCCCACTAGTATCACTCCAAAATTGCGCAGTCATTTTTGGTTTAAGCAATTTAGTATTTTGGGTACGAATATTACGAATTTCACCAAGCTCACCATTTATTAATGCTTCACCAGTATCACTAGAAAACCACCAATCGTTTTTGAGGGCAATAATCCTGTCACCTTCAATAGGAGCATCTTGATAATTATTACCCCATTTTAGCTTTCTAATATGTGAATTTAATGTCATTCTCGTATCGTTACGTCCACACAATACAATGTCTGCACCAAGTAATAATTTATTAGATACTTTTTCTTTTGGTATTATTCTTGCTTCTTTGGGACCACCATAAGACAATGTTTTTCCTTCTCTGATATCCATACTAAGCCGAATAATAGGATTATCTAGAGCCTGTCTCATAATTTCTGTAAGCACCACATGAGGATGCTCTAAAACTGTTGCATTGCCTGAAATTGGTGGTAACTGAAACATATCTCCCAATGCAATAATATATATCTGATGGGACAATAATAGCTCCCACATTTTTTGAGGCACCATAGAAACTTCATCTACAACAACTATTTTATAATCGTACTCAAGGGTAGCTCGCTCCTCAAATTCAACATCTCCGTTAGATAATGTCTTTGGAATATATAAAAGTCGATGTAATGTCATTGCGTTATGGCATCCTTTGTTGCGCAGAACTAGACTTGCCTTGCCTGTAAATGTCGCAAAAACGACATCACTCATGTCTACGTTCAATGCATCCACAATATACCTGACTGTGGTCGTCTTGCCGGATCCGGCTGCCCCCGCAATAACAGTATATTTTTCATTATCTTTATACCTTTGTACCGCTACTTTTATAGCTTCTTCTTGTCCTTTAGTTAATGTAATATTCTCCATAATATAATATTTCCTTAATCACTTTGTTCTGTTATTTGTACATCTTTAATAATACATTGTGGCTGTAGCACTCCCTGATAATCATTTAACGCACAGGTAGCTACCACATCAAAAGTAATCTTATCCTCAGGGTCTCCCCAACTGTTAACATATTGAAGTAGTGGTGCATCTTCAGGCATTTTAAATTGAACATATTTTATCCCATTACACTCAAAAGCTACACTGTTATTATCTTTGCCCTGAACGTAAATATCTTTACGGTGCAGGGTGATGTTAGTGATGGCAAATAACGGTTCTTCAACTTCTTTAGCCCAAACTGATTTATATTTATCTACCTCATTACATACATATGCATCAATCTTGCTGCTATCCACTTCGAAATCCACTCTATAAATTTTTGCAAAATCAACGTCGGACAACTTGTCATTAAACCAAAGAATTGCATTATTCACATCCTTAGTAGGTATTTCTACACCGAATGCTGCTGGATGTCCTTGAGCTAAAGTAACATATGGGCAACTTTCCACTAGCCCCCTAAAATCTTCAATAGGACAATAGTCAAATGCCCTACCAGAGCCACCATACAAATCAGGGTGTTCTGCTTGTTGTCTTAATAACAGAGTGGGGCGATTATACTTCTCGGCAATCTTAATAGCTACCAAGCCTGTCATTGATTGTTCTAAGTCTTTAGTGCAATCACACATAATGATTTTATTATCTGTACCCTGAGCATCTATGATTTTTGTAATAGCATTAAAGCCTTTTTCTTTTAATCGATCCTGCTTACCTTTATATGACTTCATAAGACGAACGCAGTGTTCATAGATATTTTCTGTAATAGGTTCTGTCGTTCCTCTTTTGGTATATTCAAATGTCTTTGACTCATCTTCGCAGAAGGCTTTTAATAGCAGCTCACGTTCATCTTTCGTTGCCATACGTAGAAAACTGTTAATCAAAGGTGCAATATAGAAACTGACCGTAAAGGGATTGATGATACCTTTTGTACTAAACTCTTGTGCTTCGAAAATTTTAAGTAGCATTTTATTTTTTAAATTACATAATCCCCAATTAACAGAAGCTCGTGTTTCTATTGATTTAAGTGACATTACATCAGCTATGTTGGCTATCGCAACCAAGTCTATATATTTGTCAGCATAGTCTGTCCAGTTTTCATCATCGAAAGCTCTACAAAACTGCCATGTAATTGCCGCACCACATTCATCTTTATTATAATTTGGACTACATTGGTTGTTAACAACTATAGCGTCGGGAATTACCTCAACTGACTGCTCATGGTGATCTAAACAAACAACATCAATACCTTGGTCTTTAAGCTGTCTGTGAGCAATAATATCATTCGTGGCCGAATCTGGGCATATTAATAAGGCTGTATTAGTCGGTATGTCAAAATCGCCACAAAGACCATGAGACTTATTTTGAGTATGAACAATAAGCTGGACATCGACATCTGGTTTGATGTCCTTCAAATATTTATATATAATTGTAGAGCTGCAGGCACCGTCAACGTCTGTGTCAGATAAGATACAAATTTTATTATCATTATTTAAATGTTTTTTTACACATTGTACAGCTGAATATATATTATTGAGATTTTGCCAATCTGCAACATCTTTTTTGGATGACTGAATATATTTTTTTACATCAACGATACCTCTATTTTTTAATGTTGTTCCAATAATATCATTAATATTATTTTCAGAGTTATTAATTAACTTGTATTTCAAACTATCACCTCAATCATAATTAGCACAATATTGCAATTATTCTGCAAATATGCTATAATATCTCAATATCGAACAAGATTCTACAAGGAGGAAAATTAACAATGGCTAACAATAACGGAACTAGTGGAGCCATGGTTGTGTTTCATATTTTTATGACAATCATTACAGGTGGCGTATGGATAGGTATATTACTCATCTGGATTATCATCAAAGCTTGCTCAGGCAAATAATATCTGCTTTGGCTATTAACTGTACCAGTTAGTAGCTTTTTTCTTTTTATGTTTCTATTTGGAACAATGAACCATTTTTGTCGGGGACGGTTTCAAATGTTACGTCTGTAGTCAGAATTTGGTTTGTAACACATGAACACAATCTTTCATTATATCTTCCGTAAGCGTAGGCGCATTCATTATTCAATGTAAGACCTCCGAACTTTGGTACCACAAGCTGTGTTACATAGATGGTTTTGCCATTCATTTTAGTTTTGATTTTCAGATAGAACGGCTCTCCGTCTTCAAAGTCTATGGCTGACATATCGTAGTAGCTTGTTCCACAATACGGACATTTATTTTTATCAATTTCATATACTGCTCCACAGTTTGGGCAATTTTTACCTTTTGACATATGCACTCCTTATCAAACAAAAAAAATGGAGCGTAGTTCCCCCACTCCACCATTCACTCTTCTAAAATATCGTGTTTTGTATAACAGTTTTCACAAAAACATTCTTCTGTTTTTATCTTAATAAAGTCACCCTCAATGTATTCACCACAACAATCACACTGGATGGCTTTGACAAACTCATCTGAATGACAATAAGGACACACACTAACCATTGGACCATCTGGGTAAGGGTCTACCACTATAATGTCTTTGCAGTATTTAGGAGAATCAAAAACGTGATGACAATTTAAGCAATACCACATAATATTTATTCCTGCTTAGGCAAGAACTGTAGTGTATATCCACAATGATTCTTGAGGTAATCTGCCGCACTACAAGCCGTAAGTCCGGCGAAACCACCACGCACAATAATGATTTTATCTTTGATCTCATAGTTTCCTGAAAGGGCTGCAAGTGCTGTCTGGGGTGTCCAAGTGTGTTTCATAAATTTCAGTCTCCTTTTGTTGAATATGTTTAAAATGAATTGGGGATACAGGTTACGATCCTGTGCTTAAAGTTTCAAAGACTTTCTTGCTCCCATTACAACAATCCCCATTATGTGTGGCATTGTTATGCTACCCTTAGCCACTAGCAGCACCACATTTAAATGGTATGTGATAACCTTGCCGATTGGTTTTTACGAGTTCTTGTATAATAAGACCGCCTTTATCGCCAATCAAGATTAATTACAACCTCACCACTAAGATAATGTACACTTTCTCAGAAGAAAACTAAGAAACTTTCGTGGCTCAATACCCTAATCGATTCTTTACAAAAGCCTTAGTTGCATGACTTTTCAAGCGATATATCAGGCTCGAACTGACGCTTTTAGCTTGGGAAGCTAACGTGCTAACCACTAACACTAATATCGCATAATCAAATAGCGTATTTCGGATTCGAACCGAAACTGCCGTATGTTTGAGACACGTCTCTCTGCCTGTTGGAGTAATACGCCATATTGGATTAAGCTTTGCAACTCAATCACTTTGTTGTGTATGAATTATATCATAACTTATTTATTTTGTCAACAAGTATTTTATGTTATTCATGATTTATTTACAATTATTAACAAGGCACTTTGGTATTATAGATTACAAGTCTATTCCAGTGAATTTGCTGTACGTGCCTTTTCATCAAATTATATTACATTTTTAAAGCTTCTTCGACGGGTTTGTATCTATCATCCTGCAAGGCCTTTACCAAACACTTGTAGGGATCTGTCTCCCCAGACATAATCATCTTAACGAGATTCTGGCTGTATCCAGAAATAAGCACTACACCAAGTTCGTTTTGTTGAATAGGTACTACATTTTTATAAACCTCATTAACGTTCCAGAAAATTAAACGTCCTATTTTATATCCATACCTCTCATACTTCTTAGCAATACTTTCAAACAATGGCTGAGTGAAATTAAACGCCTGTCCGTCAAACTGCATATCAGATATAATAACAATATTCTTCGGCATATCCTCCTGAGACATATTGCTATTAACAGCAGTTCTAAGAATTAAATCAAACACAGCTTTAATATTAGTATTACTACAATCAGTCTCCTGATAAGTCTTTACAAGCTTTTCTCTCAAGGTATCCATGCCATCAAGACTAATCAGCTTCGGCTTTGCACCAAAAGTAATAAACTGATTATGGAACTCACCAGTGCTTCTTTCAGCCATATAAATTGCCATAGCAGTACTTACGTCCATTGGCTTACCATACATCGAACCAGAGCCATCACGCACAACTAAGGTATTCTCCGTAGTGAGTGTCGGCAGTGCTTTCCACAGTCCTTCAAGGGTTTCGTCGTACTTTGTAACATAATTGCCCCAACCCTCAGTATACCTATGAACTATATCGTCTGGGAACAATACAGATGCATTGATCTTAGCTTCTCCCTTAGAAAGGGCACTAAGATACACTCTTCTACGTTCTTCATCATTTCTAAGGAACGCATTGTTATAAATCAGATTTGCACGAGAAGGCACAGCTTCATAGTTAATTTCATTCCACTGTTTGGCAGACATTTTGCATTCTACTACATCAAGATATTTACGCATCCGAGAAAGCGTCTGACGGTACTGTTTAGAAGTCATCCCCAAATACTTACGAATGGTTGCAGCATATCTTTTTGTTATATTAGACGAGGCCACTTCGGACGGAAGCCATTTCGGAAGCAAGGAAATGGACTGACCATCATTCATATGTGCAATGTCTATAGATAACTGTGTAGCAATTAATGCCTTAACTTCATCCTTAACAGGAGTATCAAGCAAACACAACAAGTCATCCCATCGTCCATAGTCACTAATCAGATGTAAAACACTACGTACCATGTCGGGTTTAAGAGTTGCGAGGTATGTCATGACTACCCTAAATAGTCTGCGCTCACCGATTCCATATCTACAATCCCTACAGTAAAATAACCAACGCATAGCTACAACAGGATCTTCGTAATAAGCATCCATAAACTTATTAATGATTTCTCGCTCCGGTTGCTTTCTCAGTGAAGTTACTGAAAAGTTTAAATCGAGCAGCTTTTTGCCAGAGGTTACGTATCCAACAGCACCATTGGTCGTTAAACATTTCTCGTCATTTAACTCGTTCTTAAGAGCATTTATAAAAGCCATTTTCCTTTTTCTCCTTGCCCTCACATAATATATTAATTTCTGTCCATGCTCTCACATATGCCTCTTTCTGAGCCTCAATACTTTTTTCACGCTTTGAAGCTTCACGACGTGCTTTCTTTTCTTCATTCTTCTTTTTGCGTTCCTTGCGCTCTTCCTCTATCTTTATCTTTTCGGTTCTTTTGGCATCATTCTTAAGAAAAACTCTGATAGCTCTATCAATCAGCTTATTATAAATTGAGCTACCACCAACAAGCTTCTTAGTGATACAAATTGAAATGCCCTGTTCTACAGAGAATTCATCGCACTGATGAACTACTGCTTTTTCGGTTGTACCATCCATAAACTCTACAACAATTGCACAATTATTATAAATTCTTACATCTTTGATATCAGGAATCAGTTTCTTAGTGGATTGTAGGAATCCATCTTTATAAAATTTAGCGACTAGCTTACCGTCATAATCATCCCTCGTAAGCATTGTTTTTACTTCGGGGTTAACATCTGGTTTAACGTTTGCTTTCACCAAAATATCATCAAAGTTATCTTTTGTGCTATAATCAATGGTAGTACTTATACTAGTAATAGTGTTACTAATTGGAACTGTAGTCGCATTTACAGTTGCAGTTGTAGTTTCGCCATTATCAAAATAAATTGTTCTATCCGTCGCATAAAAACTATTAATATTCTTATCGTTGTTAGTGCCCATAATTAATTCTCCCACCTATTTTTTTATTAAACATAGCAACTGTTATCATTGTCGCCACCAGAGTTAAAGAATTTTAAAATTATCCACATTATTAGTAGCAAAAGCCCTAGTGATCCTAGTGCCGCTAATATACTCCATACGACCTCTCCCATATTGTTTGCCCCCAACCTCTTTGTTTTGTGTATATATTATATCATACTATCTTTTATTTGTCAATACGGTATTTCCGTAATTCACAATTTATTTACAATTTACCTAATTCGTTGCAAATCATGATTCAATAGATTAAACCACTTGTCTGGCTCGTCACTGGGACTTTCTTTTTCATCCAGAATGTCATCAGCATCGATAATCGCCCAAACAGGAACACCTTCTAAAAACTGATTAGCAATGTCTTGAATAGTTTCTCTATTAATATCTTTATCATACGCAAAAATAATTTGCACACCCAGTCTAATTAACATTTGGATTTGATGCTTAGAAATCTTACTACCACCCGTAGATACACCATAAAACCCCATCTCGTATAGCTGCATTACTGCTTTTTCTGACTCGACTACGAACACTCTACCTTGTTGAATAATATTATTAAGTAGCTTATCAAGCCCATATAGTAAACGTGACTTTGAACAAGGTTCAAGGTAAATGTACTTCATATCAGACGAATCTAATTTCTCTTTAAAAATACGTCCTTTAACACCTACTAAATCCCCTATCTCTGATCTAATAGGAATAGTAATGTAATTGGTCTGAGGATCATACCCAACTTCAAAGAAACGCTGAGTGCTCAAAGAAATATTGTCTTTCTCAAAAAGATGATTCCCTATTGGTAGATAATAGTTCAATATCTTCTCGCTAATCGGTTTAACTAGGATGTCATCTGAACTGTTAATACAGTCACCTGATTGCATATCCTTTAATAGTTTTAAAATTTGCAAGCTCTCAGGAATTGGCTCTTCTTTGTCATAATAATCAATAGCACAAATATTACAAAGATGCCTGAGGGCATCAATGAAATTTAAATCTTTAGCCCACATTACAAGGTCAAGAATATCTGCTGTGCGACTCTGCTCCTGAGGTAATATATCACGAGTGTAATCAATTACAGTCAAATTGTCATTTAAATATACTGTAATAGCGCTCTTGTTATCACCATCAGGATTCGAGCATGTAATATACCCATTACTATGACGTCGAATAAAGCGACAACCAATGTCTTCGAGAATTTCTTCAATCTTATTTTCTTCTAAGATTTTTTCTTTTAAAATCTCGACCCTCATCGATTATCCATCCTCTCTTTTAGTGTGACATTATTATATCACAATCACTTTGTACTGTCTATGGACAATGCCGCTAAATTATTCGACAATGAATTCTTTTAATTTGTTATATATATCTATATCAGAAACACACCAAAGTTCATTCCACTCCAGAGAACATAATGCTCCAAGTATTGACTTTGCACTGACAGTGTAATTATTACCATCAGTAAGATAAATATTCTCTCTTTCGGCAGAGCATATATTAACAAACTTATTAATGTCTGCCATCTTATCCAATCTAATCTTCACTCTCATATTCTTATTGCCACCTTTCTTCAGCAAATCCATTTTCTATCGTATAAAATACTTTTTTGATGCCAAGCGAACGAATAACTCTTTCGCAACCCTCACAGGGTCTAGCTATCGCAGGTTCTCCATTCTTATGTTGGCGAAAAATATAAATAGACGCATTGCTTAAATCTATTTTATTTTTAATCAACGGAAGTAATGCGTCTATTTCTGCATGACATTTACCAGGACATTCTATGCCATATCTTTCCGTATCAAGCTTCGCCTGTAGTGGATTGCATTTAACATTGCTATTACACCCACTAGAAATAATTCTGTGTTTAAGTACCACAACTGCCCCAAGGGGTTGCTTGTGGTCTGAGAGTTTTGATACCGCCTTGGCAGCAGCAAAATAGGCTTTCTGTGTCCTAGTCATATCTAATTATCCTTTTTACTTTTTCTTTGTGTACTTGAGCGAAATCCATCCAGCACCAGATTTTAATTTTCCCCAACCATTCTTCTCTTCAACAATAGTATATACTTCGTTCTTTTTGATAGAAGTTGTTACTTTATACCTTGTCCCCGGACCAGACCGAACATTAAGTACATTCGCTGTTACTCGCACTGTATAAGGCATAAATGTCTTTACTGCAATTTCCTGTAGGTCAGTTGCGTCCACCCAACCATATGCTGTAGAGCCACCACCAGAAACGGCTATAACCATATATGGATGTCTACTTTTTCCTACTCGATAAACATTATTAACCTTTACTTTGCCTGGTTTACAAATATAACCTTGAATTGCGTCGGAAGACTTGTAATGCTTAGTACCATTGAACTGTACAACCTGCCCTACTTTAAAAACTGGTACTATAGTATTAGTTGTATTAGAAGACGAAGAAGAATTAGTTACTCCGTAATATTTCTGTACTGCCTGAAGAAAATTATTCCAAAGCCCCTTGTCTCTAATTGTTTGAGGACAGTTCTTTCCATCAGGAGCAAAGTCATGATGCTGTTTAACAGCACCAATAGTTAGGTTATTTTCTTTAAGAAGCTTTGCAGTAAGCCATGCAGCATTATCTCTAGCTTTGTCAAAGTTTCCATCAGAGTTGACGCAGATTTCTATGCCTATTGATGCCATATTACCACCACCCTCTACTCTACCATCAGAAGCATGATACGCAATTTCGTTGTCTGGAATATGGTGATAAATTTCATGATCGTCAACGGTGTAGTGCCAAGAGACATAAGTTGTATTTGCCTTGGCAAGATTCTTTAAATAAGTAGAATGGTTCTTTGCATCGGCACCTTTAGATGAATTACCTGTTTCGTGAATTACAATCCACTTCTTTTGTCGCACATCTCCTGGTCTAACTTTTCCACCTTTCTGTGGAATTATATCTTCAATAATATTCACTTTACCCACTCCTTTATTATTATTCATTTCTATTGGATTTTTGGTTGGCGTGGTGCTCGAAGATGTTTTGAGATAAATTACCAACATATTATCAACTGCCCTATTTTCCAATCCGTTCGTAATGGTCTTGCCATCATAAATCATACGACTCGAACCACCACCATCAGCATTTAACATAAAACTCAAACCAAGAGATAATCCAAGATTTTGAAGTTCATCATAAGTCATACCTGGAGAGTCAACGCAAATTACATAAATATAATTCGCATCATATCCTATACAAGTACGTCTTGTTTTGTATGCCAGTTCTGTCGCATATGTAATGATAGTCTTCTTACCATCCTTAATAAGCATCGGGTACGCACTACAAAAATCTTTCCAATCTCGTTCTTTATGCCGCCCATATAAAAGCTCATTGGAATCAGTGATTCCAAAGCCTTCGGTTCGTAACCCGTCATATGCATACTGTTGATGATTGCTCACTAACGAAAAACATGGTAAACCAGCACTATTCATGCCGAAGAGCCCAAGATTCGTAACTAAATTGGGTTTTTTGGCCTGCCTATCGTAGAAAGACTGTAATGTCTCGCGAGGCTGTTGCCCTATTTCAATGCCAATTTTGTCAATTTCCTTTTTAGAAATTTTAACAATATGAACGTATTTTTTGTTTGTAGGTTCATATAATTCCATAAATACTACTCCTTTATAATCTCACAGACAACCACTTTGTTCTGTTTGCTGTATTCTATCATATTTATTTTGCCCTGTCAATATGCACAACATACAAATATTTTAATGAGCTGCTAAATCACATTCGTGCAATTCATCAATCATCTTTCTGAGATAGGGTGACAACCTGTTATAATACCTTGTATCTAAAAACGGATCCATATGTGTCGATACAAGCCATGCTATCTCTATCGCAGATTCACCAAGACCATATATCATATAAGCCGAAACACATTGATGCTGATAATAATGTGCTGAATCAGACAATTCTCCTTTTGTATTTCGAAATGATTTTACATAAGGTTTTCCTATGTCATGATAGAGCGCAGCACTGTACACGTCCCAATCAAATGCTTTTGTTACCCCATAAGAATATGCCTTCATACAATGATCATATATACTCAACGTATGATGTGGGTTATCATGTGGAATTTTTGCACTATTCAAAACTTGCCTGATGTACATTGTTTCATTAAAATCGTCAGGACGAACAACTTTAATTTTAGAAATTCCTTCGTCGTAATAAGGTACCTGAAAACGCTTAAGCATTCTATCAATCACCTCTTTGCCAACAGTACGCTCCCTCGCCGCATCACGAGTAATACAAACGTGAACTACCGACTGTCTAAAGCCAGTCGGCTTCTTGCTTCATCGTCCTCGTGACCTACTAACTCCGCAAGCGTAAATTCCGACAGTTCCTGCCGTACTAAATTATTATTTAGGCTGATTTAATCAACCTTAATCCTTCATTCAGAATATTCATAGCTGCGTTTATATCTCTGTCGTGATGTGTATTGGTACTATGTCAATAAAAAGTACAAATTAAACTTGGAAATTTTCCGTCGAAAAACACTGTCTAACAAAAATATCCATTATACTTTTAGCTAACCTTTGAAAGCCTGTCTTCAAGCTTTTTCATATATTCCTTCTCATACTGATCAGGAGACATATATCCACAGTGACTGTGAATTCTTACTGTATTATAGAAGGCTTCTATGTATTCAAATACCAGCATGTATGCGTGGTCATAATCTCTTATTTTGAATCTGTTTAACCATTCTCTCTTAATAAGGGCGTGGAAGGATTCTATGCATGCATTATCCCATGGATATGCCTTTTTAGAATAGCTTCTCTGCATATCTCCAGTTGCTTCAATAAATGCTTTTGAAACAAACTGTATGCCACGATCTGAATGAAATACCAACGGTTTATCTATTTTTCTAATAGCCTTAGCTTTATCAATGGTTTCTATCACAGAGGAGGTCTCTAGGGTTCTACTCAGAGTCCAGGCTATTATTTTTCGTGCATATAGGTCCATTATGCATATAAGATATACAAATCCCTTCAGAGTCCATATATACGTTATATCTGAGCACCATACTGCGTTAGGCTCTTCTGGATTAAACTGTTCATTAAGAATATTCTCTAATTCATTACTAAAATCAGAATCTATTGTAGTAACTGTATATGGCTTAACATATTGAGCCTTAATATCCATTTCCTTCATATATTTACCAACAGTCCTTTCAGAAATATTATCTCCACTCTTATTTAGCTCATTAGTGATTTTGGGTGCCCCATAGTTTTGGTGCGATTTATTATAAATATCCAGTATTTTTCCTTTTATTTTTTCTTTTCGCTTCGCACTCTCCGAGGGCGCTCGATTTTTCCATGAATTAAACCCAGATCTTGAAACACCTAGTTGCTTCAGCATTCCGCTAACAGAAACCCGGCGTTTCCCCCTGAGTTCCTTAGCTTTTACATCTACTTCATTATAAATAATTTCTGTTATTTTCCCAGAATGCTGATAGCTTTTTTTAATACATCTAATGCATCCTGCGCATCGCGCAGCTCCCTCTTAAGTCTTGCTATCTCTTTAGCTTCATCACTTGAATAGTTTCCAGAACCACGTGTGGGAACCTCTCCTCCATTTTTAAGGGAAGCTTTTATCCAGCTGCTTAAAGCACTCTTGCTTACCCCCAGATTTTCTGCACATCCTGTTAATCCTAAATCCTTATGACTGCTATAATAGCTTACGGCATTCTCTTTAAATTCTTTACTATATTGTGTTCCCATGATAGTTCCTCCATCTTTACTTCTATACTTATTGTATCATTTATTTGGAACTTCCATGTTTAACTTGTTCTATTTATATTCTAGCATCATATTACAACAAGGACAAACCCACTCTCTTACAGAAAGGTCTTTTGTTTCCTTGTTTACATAACCACATACGTTACAAGTCTGACTGCTTGGAAAGTAAGTGTCAACCTTGATATACTGTCTACCATTCCATTCAGCCTTGTACTGTAATTGTCTTGTAAGTTCATACCAACTACAATCAGAAATACTCTTTGCAAGATTATGATTTTTAACCATATTGCTAATTCTCAAGTCCTCACTCACTATCAGTTGGTTTTCCTGAATCAGTTGGTGAGAAATTTTATGTAAATTATCAATACGAATATTTGTTATCTTCTCATAAAGCCTTGCTATCTTAATACGCTGTTTGCTTCTATTGTTGCTACCCTTTGTCTTTTTAGCAAGTTTTCTTTGTTCCTTTGCAAGTTTCTTTTCATACTTGTAAAGAGTTTTAGAGTTGTGAAACTTTTCGCCATCAGATGTGATAACTAAATCCTTGATGCCTAAATCAATACCAACCATAGCATTAGTAGACTTCATCTGAAAATTCTCACAATCTACAAGAACAGAAACAAAATATTTATCACTTGATGTTTGAGATATAGTAGCTGATTTAACAATACCAACAAATTCTCTATGAACTTTAGCTTTTATCCATTTAAGTTTTGGGAGCTTAATTTTGTTATTCTCAAAATCAACCTCTATGTTGTTGTTTGTACTATTTGTAGAATAAGACTTATAATTATTCTTCTTACTTTTGAACTTAGGATAGCCAGAATGTTCTTTGAAAAATTTCTGATATGCACTATTCATATTATAAACAGAATTAGTAAGAGCAAATTTGTCTACTTCTTTGAGCCATTCATATTCTTTTTTAAGAACTTGGTTGACATAGTTGTTACAACCCATCTTGTTCATAGATTCCTTTTCTATTTCATAAAGATTTTTTCTATAAGCAAGTGTCTGATTATAAACAAATCTACAACAACCAAATGTTTTTTGAATTTGTATTTCCTGTGTTTTATTTGGATAAAGTCTATATTTGAATGATTTAAGCATTGGATTATCACCACCTTCCTATATCACTATTATATCACAGTGATAGCACCTTGTCAAGAGGTTCTAAAAATTTTTATATCACCTTGACATCACCTTTTGATATGCTATACTATCATCAAAGGAGATGATATAGATATGGGAATATCTAAGGATAATACAAGGATAGCACTCACTATTCCTAAAGAATTAAAAACTGAATTAGAAAAACTTGCACAAAAAGAAAATCGTAGTTTGAACAATTTAATTTTAATTTTGATTAAAAAATCCCTTAATGAAAAGTAATTTTGTAACCAGCCTAACCCATCGTCTAAAACCAATGGGATTGCGGCTGGTCTTCCCTTCCAAATGCATTGCTCTTAGCATATGTAGTCTTGCCACTTCCTGGAATTCCACATAGCAAGATTAATCTAGGTCTATTCATTTTTATTCCTTTCTCTTGAGTAAATACTCGCGGCTTACGTTCTTAAATGACCTCTGACCATCAAGACTTCTATAAACCCAACCTTCTCTTAGTCCTTCTCCAACTAAACAAGAACCATCAGCGTCTTTTTTTAATTCTTCCATCGTATCAGGAAGAATATAATGTTCGTCGGCAATCGGCACCCACGGAATACCATTTCTGTTACAAATCTTCGCAGCATCAATAGAATTTATTCTACCAATATCAGAACGAATAAGGTTGTATCCAAAGAAACAAATTTCTTTAAGCTTGTGAGGATTGCCCTGAATGTTTGGTCCCGCAGTTTCTCCCTGTATACACACATAACTAAGATGATTTCTTTCTAGATATTTTTTCAAGAAATCAAATATGTGATATTTCTCCGCCATCATCCAATATACATTACCATCAATATCTTTATGATAATTTGCCTGCGATGGAGTCAGCTGTCTTACATTTCTAGAGCATACATATTGTTCGTATTTTCTGCCCTTTTTCTCAAGAATGTAGGTACTACTTGTTCCGTCCACCTTCTGCGTTTTAATCCACGGTTCTTTATTTTCGAGAATATACGGAAGATTTTCGCATCTTTCCTCGTCGGTGACTTTAATAAAAGGAAAATGTTTTGGAAAACCTTTGGGTGCATCTTTCTTCTTTCCGAGAAAAACAAAAATAAGTTTTCTAAACCATTCATACTTCATCAATTTCTTAACAAACTTGTTACTAAAAAACTTGGGATGACGTGCCTTCATAGACTTATACTTAGCATTAGGATCTCCATTACTTTTTCTAATATTATCTTCTTCAACTGAATATTTAATACCCAAAATATCAGTAACATCAGTTCCCTCTCTGAGCCCATCCAATTCTTTGAACACAGACTGTGGCAGTGCAAGTCCCTGTGAAATACAATTAAACTTACCAAGCTTCATAGTCTTAACCTTAAATCCCTTGGTACGCAAAAATTCAAACTCTTCTCTTTCAGGTACTTTTGAATCAATCTCAATATATACGCAAGGATCTCCCTCTTTGAATTCACCCTTCTTACATATCAGATTCCAACCAAGAACATAACATTGTTCGATATTATCTGCTCCTTCAATAGGCCTGATATTGGTGACTTTTTCAATATGAGCCAATGCTCTCTTTCCGTTTACAATCATATTTATCTCCTTAGTTCATTACATTTTTAAACTCTTTCGTAACTAACTTCAATCCGAGTTATTTCTTTTTTAATCTTCTTCACCTTATACGGTTGATCCCAATACTCATCCTCCTGACACTCTGTCAACCCCCTCTCCCAATCGATCCTCCACAGCTCACCATCAATTTCAATAATAGTACCAATGTGCTGCGTCCACCTACCACTATCACCTTCGATTTCGTCAATCCTAACACCATTCCACACAAGGGTGTCAATTTCCCTCTCGTTTAACTTTTCACCCTTCTTAAGCTTGGCTACAGTTTCATCATAATCTGCCCAAAATCCCATAATTAATTCCTTTCTATTTTATTGTGTTCATCACACCACTTTTGACATTCTTCCATAGACTCAAAGCACATATCTTCTCTGTGCCGTGGTCTAAAATCATTTTTCACCTGATAAGTTACATTCATAGTGTTTTTCTCAATTTCAATAAAAATTTTTGCTATCTCAAATGGTCGCTTGGGTGAAGTCCATTCATCCCAATATATTGGAATGTAAACCTTGCTCCCAATATGATACTTAACTTCCATCTTTGTATCCTCTCAATCTTGTTGATTTCTCTTGTGCTTATTGACAGCTCTGAGCGTTCCTGGTACCTGCTGCCAAACATTCCTATCTAAATCCGCTTCTAACGCAAACATATCCTTACCACCATTTCTATTTTTTATCAAATTGCATAATACATATTTCTTCTTTTTGTCTAATGGTGTGCTAGCAACCTCATCAGTCCAACCCACAAGTGGTTTATCATTATTAACTATTTCGTAATCATCATATTGATTAGACTTCAAATGAAGCATCATGACCATATTCGAAAATAAATGGAATATATGCTTTGCAGTAGCAACAGAAGTACTATTTACATCTTCAATCTTTAAAGCGTTCGCTGCATCTGCCATCTGAAAGCTCATAATGGCAGCAACATTCAAAGAAACATTTAATTCCGTCAGAAGCGTTGTAGTTTTTACAAAATCAGACCATGATGACATATCTGAATTAGACGAATGCTTTAGAGTGTCATAAAACCAGCACTGTGTTTTATTTACACGCACAGTTTGCCTTACTAAACGTGTGATATTCTCATCAGAGTAATTCGCCGCAACATTCTTAAATAAAATCATATCTTTACGCTCTTCAAGCCATTTCATAGCATCTTTTACGTTGCGATATTCTTCTGATTCATTCTGTAGCCGCTTAATGAACTGTTCTACTGTTTCTTTTTCGGGATTGCGATAGATTATTTCTTTATTGCTATTTAAATACAATCCATGTTTAAATCTCTCTTCTGTGATAGAAATTTCGTGCCCAAAAAGCTTCTGAATCGCCGGAGAATTTAACACAGATACGTGAATGCATCGTAACATCTTGTCTGTCTGCATTTCGTTAGCAAAAAATGCGCACTTAACATTCTCTACTAAAGCCAAATGTGTGCATAGATAAATCAACGATCTACCCTTACCTGAGTTGCTTAAGGCTCCAATTCCGTATGTATCGCCCGGTAATATGCCACTACAATATTTAGTAATAAAATCCCATGCACAATTATAACCTTGAGCAGGTGTTTTGAAATACTCATCCATAATAGAGCTTGCATTTGCAACTGCATCTATTGGCTCATCAAGACCAGTAATCACTCTAGAGCATATAGTATCAAGTCCTCCACGAACAATATTGGCACAATCATCTGCCGTTAATTGCTCGAACTTAGGATGAGATAGTACTTTTGTTACATCATAGGTCTTGTTGAGTGAACGTAATAAACTATATTTTTTAAGCTTATCTACGAATTTGCCTAGCTCATACTGCTCAACGGCTACGCTCATAACTCCTTCGATGAACTTAAAACCACCAAATTTTTTATACCCCTGTAACCGTACCTCTGATGATGCCGCAAACATATTGGCTTTTGCAGCAGTGAATGTATCAGAACAATTTAAAATATAATCTTGAAAGAACTGATAGAAAAAAGCGCAACCTTTATCGAAAAAGTCATCATTTTTAATGACGCTAGTATAAGAAAAAGATACTAAAGAATCTTTAAAAAATGTTCCAAGCACAATCATTTCTGTTTGCGTAGAACATAATTGTAGTTCAAGTTCTTCATTCATAAACACACCGCCATCTTATATAAAATCGTCAAGAATATTACTCAAATTTACATTATTATCCTGTGTATGGGTTCCTTTGAGACCTTGCACCTTACTGTAGTCAATATGCTCTTTTGTTGCTTCTTCTCTTACCCTTTCTTGTTCCGCTATCTCTCGTTTACGCATGTCTTCTCTATATCTTGCATTCCAGTCTACTAATATACTCAAATCATACAAGATTGCGTTAATACCACCTTTTATATTTCGCCGATAATGGATTGCTTTTAAATCATCTATATAATATTTCCATTCTTTAAGCAGTTCTTTAGGAGAAATTTCATAGATTTGCCCTTTGGCTTTCCCCTTGTAAACCTGATCGAGTTTTTCAAATACTCTATCGTTTACTTTAGAAATATTATATTCCTTGCTAATCCAGACAAAAATATTATCTTTGTCTATCAGCGTATTTATCTTTGATTTAAACTCTGCAACAAACAATGGAATGCCACTTAAAGCCTGTTTCCAGATAGCTATTCTTGCCCTTGGACTACTAATTTTTATTTCGCACATTTTCTTAAAGCAGTCTATATGATAGTACTGATTTTTATAAAACAATATATCATCGGGGATATTATCTTTATCTATAGCAATATTTTTTTTACACTCATTACATATTCTATTAATCATTAGCCCCTCCAAATCTAAAAAAAATATGAGAGTGGGAGTAATCACTCCACGCTCCCATTTAGTGTTTAATTTATGCCTTAAGAACTGTAAGAATTTCCTGAAGAGTTGCTGCGTCAGATTTCTTCATTGCTGCTGGGGTTGAAGGGAGGTTTGCTGAGGCGAGAGCGGACTTTTTCTCGGATTGTTGTTCTTTTGTCAGCCCCTTCATAATATTAGAAATTTCGCCGAATAGCTTATCTTCCTTTGCAATATTAGATGTAGCTTCAAAAGCTTCTACAGAGGAAAGCTCATCTTTATGTTCGTGATAATACGTTTCTTTTTCATTCTGTTCCTGTTTCATTTTTTCAGCCATATACTGATCGTCTACTTTTGTGGAGGTGATTGATTTTTTAATAGCTTCCGTAACAACTCTAATATAGTTATCTACAGAAAAGTCAACTTTTTGTTCAATGTCGGGGAATCTACCTCCTGCATCCACAAACCCGTCTCCACGGAACCACATATATCTTTGCGTATCAACAACCTTGTTATCTTCAATTTCCTTTTCAGCATTAATCATCATAACTATATCGGCTTTATTTGCAAAAATACCGTCATAGTCCGTATTAAGGTTACTAGTTAACAACTGATACGCATCACCGTTTTTCTCAGTAATTTCCTTATATTTAGTGTGACCAATCCAGATTAAACCATATCCACTTCTTGACAACCTAGTCATTATATCATCAATAAGCGTTGTTAGTTTTTCTCTAGGTGCCCCAAAACCACCAAAACAGGCATTGAATCCACTAGGAATTTCCCCCTTTTCTCTTCTATGGAGCCTGATAACTTCCTTTTGCCCAATTTTAATTAATTCATCCACGGTATCGAAGCAAACAAATTTAAAATGATTGTCTTCTTTATGCTCGCACAGGTCATCTACAATTTCATTTAAAGTTCCCCAGTCCGGAACAGTATCATATACGACCCCATCTAGTGCTTTCTGTCCTTCCTCATTACCTATTTCAAGCAATAATCCATAACTTAAGTCTCCATAAAGCTTTTGAATAAAATCTTTAAATAAAGTAGTTTTTCCTATTTTTTTAATACCTCGCCAATAGTGTCTATAGTTCGCAAGATCTACTTTTACTTCATTTGTTTTATATTGTCTCGCCATCGTCTGCCACATCTCCTCTTAAAGTATTCAAATAATTATTTAGCTGTTCCTATGTTACATATCCCTATTCTATTGCGTTATCAGCATATGACCAATGAAGCTTTTCTTAAATCACTTTGTGCCATATGGGGTAGATACTAAAACCTACCCAAACAACACGATTCTTACTCCACTGATTACCAATCTACCTCATCTTCGTTACTACTTACATCATCGCTCCAAGGTAGTTCATTGCTACTTGCTGATGTTGATGCTGTTCCCCATGTATCTGCATCCTTTTTAGGAGCTTCACCAAACTGCTTATCAGCTTTCTTATTCTCCTCAATAGCTTTTCTCGCCGCAGCAATTGAGTCTTCTGCATAAGTCTCCTTGTCAATTGTGCTAGGCTTTGCATTCTTAACAACAAGCTCGGAAATTCTTCTACCAGTAGGTCTATCAAATGTGGTTTTCTCAGTGCCCCAAGAGTCTTCCACTTCTACAGTCTCAGTAGGCACAAAGCTAGATATTGAACCAGCAATCTCAATAGAATTAAAAGGCTTAAGTCCTTTTTTTATATTCGTTGCCAGTGAACCATCTGTAGCAACGAATGTCGTCGGAACGATATCAGCATAAGCAACATGCAGTGCGTCAATTACAAATCTACCAGTTGCCTTATCTTTATCATCTTTCTCTTTATCAATGCCCTGGTAAATAATTGTAGCCCTAAAATCTGCCGTGGGCTGAAAATCATCTGCGTCAAAATCTATAGGCTTAGATAAGAGAGAAATCTGCGTTGGTACAAACTTAGTGCTTCTTTTAGGATTACCATCTTTATCAACGTAAAGACTAAAATCAATTGTGCCACGAATATATATAGACATATCGTCCTTGAGATGATTTCTAACATATTCGCAAGCATCGTATTCCGTCATGTTACGATTGATATTCTTGCCAGACTCAACATCTTTTTCAAGACCAATCTTAATACCAATTAACTGTCCATTATGAGACTTATTTCTATCTGCCCAAGCTACAGTTTCTGTTTTCTTTGACTTCGAATCATAGAAATATACATTCTGTCTTGGCATACCATTTAAAGATACATACTCAGTCTGTCCTGGAGCAAATTCTACTCCGAAATTAATTGCTCTAAATCTAGAGCCATTTTTGGCATCCTTTTCAGTATAAAACCCATTTTTTTCAGTGCCACTTATTATGCCTGAAAGCACAAATTCTGTTTTTGTAACAGGTAAATCAAAAATTCTTTTGCTAGCCATATTTATCTCCTTATTAAATATAAAATTTTAATCACTTTGTTCTGTATTATACGTATAATAACGGTCATCCGATACTACATCGTATAATTCATATCTTTCTAATATGTCATTGCCTACATAAAGATGAGATGTAACTGCCCTACATTTCGAGCAGTATACATCAATATATAATTCATCTTTAATTTGATTGTAATTTATATTAGAACAATGTATGTGTCCACATATACATTGGAAATAACTCTTATTATGTTTCAAATCTGACATTTCTCATTGCTGTCCCCCTTAGCCTCTTTGTCTTATGTACTGCAATGATTATACTACACTTTCACGTTTTTGTCAAGAGTCATTTTATAATATTCACAATTTATTTACAAATACCTTAATTAGCTGCTTGTCTGACTTAATTAAAAAAACATTTTTGTCATATGCAAACTCGATAACATCATTCATTGGGATATATAAATCTTGATCCTTAAACCTCACTCCTATCTTGTCTTCATTGCAAATAATATGAATACAATCAGTTTTATATCTTTTGCCGCCAAATAGCTTATGATAAATATGAATAAGTCCTGGTGAATTATTGATTGAATTAAATAATGTTAAAAAATCTTGCATTTTCTGCCCTCCTCATTTGTCAATTCAAATAATATTTTGTATTCAGATTATACATTTTTTAAAAGACCATTGTCAATAAATATACATATGGTAAATTTTGGCTAAAATAATATAATCACTTTGTGTTGTATGTAATGCTAAAACTTGCTAAGGACAATAACGTCCTTAGCAAACTATACATATTGCTCAAATTTTGCTTTTAAAATCTGTGGATATAAGTCAGAATAAATATCATATCTCCTAGCTATTTTCTTACAATTTTGAGTTGTAATAAAATTATTGAATGTCATATTTTCTTTTTGCATTTCAAGTTTAATGCAATGCAATAAACCACTTTCTTGAATACTTGTTGGTGTCATATTAATATCTAAATACTTTCGAATTGTCATAAAGCGTTTCTGGCACCATCTATAACGATGCTCGGCATCAGAGGGATTATTTGAATCTGAATATGTGTCTTTTACATTCGCATTCATTTTGTAGATACCTAAATTTTTTACTTTTCGCACAATTACCGGATCAGTAGAATTATATGATACTAATTCCATTTCACGAAGGGATTTTTCTAAAATAACATATGCACGTTCATCTAAAGGAACAACCTTTCCTGTTTTAAAGTAAATACACATATTATTTAAACTAACTTGTGTTCTTTCTAAGTAACATAATTCCTTAAGCCATTGTCCTCCTACCCCCAAAAATAATAATTCTAATATAGCTTTATCTGTCCAATTAAGCAATTCATTTTGAATATCTATTAGCTGCTCCCTTGACAGTATCATACTACGTTTTTTATCCTTATTCACACAAGGAATCAAATCCGCTTTAGTAATTTCATCATATACATTTGATATCTCTGACCCTTTTTTATCCTTTGCCCATCGTGCAAAATATTTGGCAATCATATTAAAATTTTGCAAATACTTTACTGAAATTGTGTTTGTCTCTCGATAAATATTTAATACTTCTTCTTTAGAAAAATCATAAAAATATTTTTGATATTGATTCTCATATGATACAAGTTTATATATTTTTGCCTTAACAGATTCTTCAATATCAAATCTACTACGCATATATTCCTCTAAAAAATCTTTTAATTCCACCTCTGCTGTATAATTCATTTCGCTTCCACACTCCTTGTGGGTATTTTCAATTTATTATTCTATCATCACTATACAATATTATCAATCATTTTGTACTATATCAAAACAAATTATCTAACACTTTAATTGTCTTTTCTTTCTCTTCTTTTAATACATCAACATATCTTTGTGTAATTGCTATATTGCTATGTCCTAATTGTTTAGCTATTGCTTGAATACTTACACCTGCTGCCGCCAAATTAGTTGCACTTGAACTACGTAATTTATGTGCAGTAATATGTTTTGCTATACCAGCTTCTTTAGTATATTTTTGAATCATATTATTAATTGCGTCAGGAGATATTCGATTGTGCTTTTGGGAGATAAATAACGCATTAGTATCAACATCCTTAAAAGCCCTACCTCTGACAGCAATCCAGTCACGTAGCAGTTCCGCTGTTTGTTCTCCAATTTCAATATTACGAACCTTGTTGCGTTTTTCAATAACATGGATAACATTGTTATCGAAATCTATATCCTCTATATTTAAGCCAATAATTGCTCCTGCTCTTAAACCAGTAGCTAATCCAAGCCCAATAATTGTTTTATCTCGTGCGGCAGTAATCTTATATGGATTTTTATCAACAACATCCATAATTTTTTTAATTTCTTGTCTAGTTAGATAGGTGACATTATGCTCGTTATTAGTGGTGCTAGGTCTCGATGTCTTATCAATGGGATTAGAAACATAATAACCACGTTTTACTAAAAAATCATAAAAGTTTTTTAGACCACTCCATCTAGCGGCCTGAATATCTGTATTAATACGTTTAATTGTTCCATCTGCTTTTCTTGACGTTTCCATAGAAATCAAATACTCTTCAATGCTTTCAATATTAACTTTATAAAAATTTTCATCATAAGAATTATGAGTAACAAATTTCATAAAACTTATCACATAATTTAAATAAACATCAATAGAAGAAAATGCTTTCTTATTTGCACGAAGATAGGTGTAATAAGTGCGTAAAATTTCTGGTTGCCCTTTAAGTTTTTCCTCTATTCTATTTTGAAGTTTTTGTTCTTTCTCTAGTCTACCATTCATAGTAATACACCTCCACTTTTTTATTGATGTCTAGTTCTAAATTTTACATACACAATTGTTGCCACAATCCAAATTATATATCTATCCTTAAAAATACAGCCACCAACCATAGTGGCAATATAGAACAATAATGCCGTACCATTTGCCATAGTCCCAGGACGATCCATATATTTATAATTCCAATGGTTGTTATATACGTCTTGCTGCTGTAACTGGCATTCTTCATTACTAGTATCCTGATTTTCTAATACTTTTCTTTTTTGCTTGCCTATATACTCCCGGCTCTTTATCGCATCTTTAAGAGCGTCCACTATACATCCTCCCTAAATATTTTATTAGCTTTTTTTGTTGCCTTTTTCTGTTCTCTTTGCCTCCAATAATCATTTTCTTCGTGCTTTTTAAGTGCATGACAATTCTTTTTAAGACATTCATGTCTTTTAAGTGTCGCTACAGTTAAATGAGCGTGATGTTTACGACAATAACCAACTGCTTTCGTTCGAGATATATAACTACCGTATAATCCAACTAAAGGCTGTGAATTTATCATTTCCATTTGTATTCCTCTATATCACATCTGTGCATTCGAAATGTAATCTATTGCTTCATCCATCGAATCTATTGCCGAGCTCAAATTATCAATTGCATCTTCCATTGCCGAACCACGCATTGTTGCTTGCAGTCCTTCTGTTAAATTGTCGAAAGAAAGCTGCTCATCGTCCATAACACTTTCAATTTTATTTTTCAACTCTGTCAACTCTTTAATAATTTTTTGTAATTCCTGCCGTCTTATTTTATTCATCTTCGTCCTCCTCGTCATCCTTCGTCCAATAATTTCCCATCACTCTGTCCGAACAGTCGCCGAGATCCCATACATATCCATCATACAAAAAAGTAACGTGTTCTTTGCCCGCATTTGCTACGGCAACTCCTTTGAAGTTATCAAGAAACTCCGATATTCTAACCTTTGTGCCATCCTCATGAACAGGCTGTTTGTGCTTAATCCAGCCATTGTCCTCAAGGTATCTACCGTAAATATTTGCAACGAACATAATCTCTCCGTATTTTACGGAATATTCGGTCAAATCCCTCAATACCTGCTCCCATGTTTTATGCATTGGTATGCATAACGCTCTGACAACGCAATCGTCGGTACGTTTGCCTTTAGGATTTGCGTTTACATATCTCCAGTACTTGCTATCCATGCAGCTTCCCATCTGAAAGGACACCTCCAATATTTTTATTATATTATATCATATTTTTTTGCGTTTGTCAATCACTTTGTCTGGTGTTTACATTTTATTTACAATGACCTTTGTCAGTTAATAAACGGTTTTATCATTCTAAACAATGGTGCCGATTTTGTACCACCAACTCGCTCTATATTATTATGGAACAAAGCCTTAAGTATATTACACATCTCATTCGCAGACATATCTAGCTTTCTCGGTGTCTCTGGATAGTTCGCAATAAATTCTCCACCCGGCTCAAGACTATCGTAAATCTGCTTAATAGTTTCAACAAACATCCCCAAACTAGACTGGACATTCAGAACATTACTTGCGAAAATCACTTTATATTGTTTAGAAAGTGCGTTTTTATTATGAATTCCATTAATACAATTGTCACCAAAGTCGTAAGCTGTACAATCAAAACCCCGATCTTGTAGCCACTGTGTATGAATTGCTTCCTTTCCTGCCCCATAGTCTAAAATTGTACTCTGCTTATCAATATGTTCTGCGATATAACGTGGAACTATCGCCCTGATGCTACCATCTTTGTTTATTGCCGAAGCTCCACGAGAACGGCTTGTTGCATTAGCTATACGAATTTCTTCAGCTGTGAACATTTATTTTCCTCCTTACTAAAAGACCTATGATTACTCACAGGTCTTTTCTTCTAAGCTATCTAATATATTAAATTTACTTATTAAACCATAATATGCTTCCATATATGGACATTGTAGGCAATCAATATCTTTTTTCTGCATCTCTTCGAAAGCACAACCAGAACTACACGGACGTGTATCGAGCATAATGATTTGAAGCGCACGTTGTTCATTCTTTGTAAGTGTAACATTAATTTTCTTCATAATCATTTCCTTAATTCCGTTTCAAAAACTTCCCATTCATAATAGATATCTGAATCTGCTACATAAATGCTATTTGTTCCGTCAACAGTTGGTTCATAGCCATCTTCTTTGAGCATTTTGAAAACACTATTCATATCCTCTTTAATATCTTTTAACATTTTATCTTCGGAAACATACACTTCAATGGCTGATTCGCCGCTATAGTCATATGTATAAACTGCGTAAACTTTCATCCTTATCCCTCCTCAAATATGCTCACACAAATAATAGTAATAATATAAATACTCATCATCACAATCTTGACAATCATAAAAATCATCAAGAACTGTTTTAATTTCTTCAGCTATAAGCCAAAGACTCATATCTTTTGGGTCTGTATCCTCAAATTCAGAGCCACCAAAATAGAACCAATAATCACCGATATAAGCTTTAAGACCGTCCTCCTCCAATTTTGGGATAATAACTCGTGAAATCAATCCGTCCTCTATCATTTTCTTTGTGATTATATGCTTCATAATTATATAGCCTCCTTGTATTTTGATTTTCTTTTAACTGGAGTAGTCAATGCTTTTTCGATAGACCACCCTCTTTTTAAGCGGCTTTGGATTAAATGAAAGCCAAACCCAGTCAGTTCTCCCCACTCTGTAAGAGTTAATAATTTACCATCATATTCTACTTTATGATTATTTCGTTTGTTAAATTGTTGTTCTTTATGTGTTTTCCAACAACAGTTTTCAGGACAATAATTTCCATTTACATCAATTCTTTCTATGGTATATTGACCTTTAGATGCATTCTCATCATAACCATTTTCATAAGCCCATTTTTTAAATGATAAATAATCGTTGTTCCACTCATCACATACCTTAATACCTCTTCCTCCATAATTGTAATATTGTTTGTGGTTGGGATTATTACATCTTAGTTTCATATTACTCCAAACTTTATATAACCTTTCTTTATAACTTTTGTGAGTACTATGACATTCAAGTTCCCAACATCCACAAGATTTAACATGTCCTGTTCTAATACCATTCCCTAATGTTGTAAATATTGTATGCTTCTCACAATTGCATTCACATAACCACATAGCCCTATGTTTTCCTTTTGGACTTACATAATCTTCCACTTGTTTGATAACAGTAATCCGACTATCTAAAATACCGTGCTCCCACATTTTCCAACCTGTCATATCTTCTTTTACCTTAACCATATTAACATACACCCCTTAATTTTAAATCATTTTGTCCTGTTGGAATGTTCCTAAACATATGAGCAATAACATCTATCTGCCAACCATCACCGACCACATCTGCTGCTTGATTACGAGTAAGACACTTCGTATATCCTTGAGGAACACAATGACATTTCTCTATTTCTTCCTGATTGAGATATCTAACTCCATCAAATATGTATCCATCATAGTTGTCAAGTTCTTTTGCTGTTACTTTTCTTTTCCCACTAGTTATTCTTTCATACTCGGCTACGCAATCCTTGTAGTGTTGTTCATCTTTAAAAATTACGGTACTAAACCCAGTCGAGTAATAGCGATGAAACATCTTTACTGGTGTGGTAAGAGGTCTACTGTCGCTAACAAGCAGATTTCTTGCTTTTTGTCTATCAGTATAACCATCTGTCAAAATACTCTGAAGAGTGATTCCTTTATCTTTAGGCTGTGTCAAATTGGGTATGTTAGTCCAATAATATCTTCTTCGATATGCTGGACCAACTAATGCTCCATCAATCATGATTGGGTCAACACCCATACATTTTGTAATAAAATCTCTGTCTTCATTTTTCATAGACTTTACATTTTCTAAGAAAAAGTAAGTGGGTTGTACTTCTTTTAAAATTCTATATGCCTCAAGAAATAATCCCGACCTCATTTTATCCTCAAGACCAATTCTCATATCAGTTTTCATAGAAATTGAAAACGAGTTGCACGGGCTCCCAAATGCCAGCAAGTCAATATGCCCAACATTAAGATCCCCATTTTCAGTATAAAGAACCCCATCCTTATAACTAACCTTGTTTACATCTCCAATCTGTATGGTTTCGGGATAATTCTCCCGAGTAACCTTAATTGCAATTGGCTTAATTTCTGACGCATAATATTCGTCAACTTTAATTCCAACTTTGTCGAGTGCTATATGACAGCAGCTCATTCCATCAAAAAGTGATAATACTTTCATCAATTCCGTCCTCCGTTAATCGCTTTGTTTTATCCTTAGCTTATAATTATATATCAATCACTTTGTACTGTATAGCACTTACTTTATAACCTCATTAATTACCTTTACTCGTCCACCTTTCTTATAGCATGACAAACAATCTATACACTTTTTACCACCACAATTTATCTCAACATTCTTAGCTGTCTCCCTATCCCACACTGTAAAAGTCTTAACTTTCAATCTAATTGCCTCAAACGGTGCCGGATTAATAGGTTTATTAACCATTAAACTTGAGATAATTATATTCATATTCTTAGGCTGTTTATGTGTCTTAAAATAATCCAGAACAATCTTATATTGCTTGGTCCACAACGCAAACTGACAATGATGATTCTTCTTTGCAATATTCACAAAGTTCTCAAGATGAATTGCATTATGTAAATCTCCATGGCTTTCAAATCTACAATATTGACTATTAATAAAGGGTAGCTGCTCTTTCGGAATAATACTACCACTCAAAATTTCTCCGTTTGCTTCATAACACTTTCTTACGTTCGGACGATAACTAAGTGCCGATTTTGAATAACAATGCTGACAAATAGTTCCGTTACACTTAGATAATTTCTGACAATTTGCGTTATTTGTCATTGAACTACTTATTACAGTCATACCTTCCATTTTTCCCGTCAACTTTGTGCTAACCTTTAATAACTGTGCCATTTGCATAACCTCCTATATTATAATCACTTTGTTCTGTTATTCTTATGTGAAAGAATCATATCATTAATCACTGTTGTTTTATCTGTGTATGTCTTTTTCTCAAATTTTGTTAAATCCTGATCGAGTAATTTGGTTACATTTTTACCCTGAAAGGAATCATATACGCTTCGTAGTTTATCACACTCTATTTTACATACTCTACGTTGCTGTTGAATATTTTTAAGTTGAACTGCTATTCTCACAAGATCTACTGCGTCACAAGGTTCGAATTCCATATAATGAAGCAAATCCTGTATTTGTAAGTCATAATGAGATATTTGGGCTGACAATTTTTCCCTATGGTCTACTATACTTTCGAAGGTTTGTTTTAATTGTGTCTGTAATTCTTTTGCTGTCATATTAAGCTCCTTTTTTGTGTTTTATCATTCGTAAATAAAATTATCTCTTCCTATATACTCACCGTCAACGTAATCTTCATCGGTTACTCCTGAGTACCAAACTAAATTTCCATGCTGCTTTTGTTTTTCAATTCCCTCCATCTAAAATAATTCTTTTAATCTACTTTTAGCCAATATTTTTTAAGTTCATTTATTGATACTTCTACATCAGTTCCATTTTCTGTTGAGTGCATATATCCATTTTTATATTCGTAGACCTTACCACAAAGAAAATCTACTCCATATTCTTCAATTTCATCATTGTAAGTTTTCATGCACATGTATTTTCCATCCATTTTATGTCTTAATGCTGCCATTTCTTTGCCCCTCTTTCAATCCAATATTTTATGTTCGTTAGCTTGTATCCAATTGAACGATAGTAATTAACTATATGCCATTTTTTATAGTAGTCAAAATCAACGCCATATCCAAAATAAACTTTATATTTGTCTCCTTTATAATTCCATCGACAAACATAATAACCATTACGTTTAGTTACTATGATATCGCCGTATCTAGTAAGATGTTTCCACTTTGACCATATATAATCTGAGGAATTTAAAATTTCTATTTCGTGCCGAAATTCATCGTTAATCCTCTGTACCATCACTATTGTGCATTTATAGAATGCCACGGTGTATTCTTGGTCGCCAATGTACGCAAAGTAGTTTCCTTTAAGACGTAGGGGTCTATCTTCCTTTGTATCGAAGTCGTAGTATGTATCATGTTCGTCATCTTCCCATCCTACCATATCTTTCATTGGCGTAAACATATCAGTTGAGATGAGCTTTCCATTTTTAAAAGCTATTGCTCCATAATCTATCATTGCCATAAACTACCACCTCTTTTATTTAAAATATTCGTTAATAGGTTTATCGTTATCGTCTATCGGCTCTCCCTGAGCATTCACCACTGCAAGTAACCACAATACGCACTCACCATAGCTATCAAATTCTTCCATCCAGGCATCTCCCTCAGAATTGTCCATAGCTATATATTTTCTATCATCCATTGAGTAGTAATAAAATAATCCGTATGGTTCTTTGTATTTACCATTACATTCAGTTTCTAGGATATTATCTATAAACTTTTTTGTAACATGTTGAATTGTTGTTGTACCTAAAATTCCATTCATTTTATCTCTCCTCTATAATAAGTTCAATTTCTTCTTCTTTAATAAGTGCTTGAATCCAATCATCAAAATCTTCATCATACTCACCATATATCCACTCTTGTTCCAATTCTCTTTCGGTCAATATTCTATCAAATTGTTTATCTTTGTACTTTAACATTATTCAATCACCTCATTCTCTAATAATCAATGCTGTATTTCCAACTCTCACTACCCATTCGTCTCCGTATTCTTCGCGGAGTTCGCTCATCCTTTCTTCGTCTCCGCTGAATGGTTCAACTTTGAAGATATCAAATATATCTTCTATCCATTCACACAGTCGTTTTTCAGGTAGATTCTTAAGCTCATCTACGTATTGGTCAGCTAATGCTTCTGCGTCATCTCCCTCATCTTCAGCGTAGAAGAAATAATCAATAAACTCCCCGTCAGAATCGAGCAAGTCAAGTCTATCGTTATTCCATACAATTGAAATTAAATCATTTTTAAATAACACTTTATAGTTAGCATTCATTTCTGATTCTCCTTTGTAAATTCCCGTTCAAGAGATTTTTGAATATCCCATCGAAACTCTTCTGTTTTTACCCAATATTTGTCTTTATCAATTGCAATAATATAAGATGGTTTTATTTTGATAATATCATCAATAATTTTAATATAATGATAACAATTTGGAATACTATCTGAGCCAAATCCTCCGAAATCAAACTTATTATCTGATTCTAAACAGGCTGCATAATTTGCAGCAATAGCAATGCCAATTAAACGAACTTCTTGAATATCCATACTTTATTCCTCCTCAAAATCATGTTCGTCAATCTTAAACTTATGTGTATAATCTTCATTGTCCTCATCTGCCCACACAAGAACTTCGGTGCCAATGTTGACATCATCCACAATACCTATACCCTTTTCGTTTGCTCTTACTAACACAATATCCTGTAATGCAACACCTTCTTCATCTTGAATACATACCACAATTTCAGGTGGAATTTCGTGACCATAATCGCACAGCTCTGCGACAATCTTGTGTCCATTTGCTAATTTAATTTCCAATTTGTTCATCGCTTATACCTTCCTTTCTTCAATGACTTCTTCACAACAATATGCAAGCTGATAAAACCAATCTTCTGATTCATATTTTCGGCGATATAGTTCTACGACCTTTTTCTTTTCATTTTCGGTTAAATCATATTCATTTACCTCACAAACATTTTCAAGATCTTCCATATCATACTCTCGTTGTTTTTCACAATAAGCGTCATACACTTCTTCTCTTGTTAATTCAATTTCTTGTCCATTGCGAATGATTTTCATTATTCATTCCTCCTCATCTTCTAGAATTAAGTATCCATATCCTAACTGAACAAGCTCATCATTACTAAAACCAGCATTCTTAAATGCATTATATGTCATAGTAACTTCATCCTCGCCATTATGCTCTACGATACAGTCCATCAAATTCGTCAATAGTTTAATTGCTTTCTGATAATCAAGCCCACCTTCGAGCGACCAATACATTTCCTTTTGAATATATATCAGCAAGTCATATGTTGAAATTTCAGCTAACTCCTTGGTACAATTTAGAAATGCCATATCTAAGCTTCTTGTTATGAATGGAATTTTGCCATTTGCTTCACGTTCATCGTGATAATCATTAATCTGTTTTATTTTCTCAGCGAACGCTTCTTCATTTTGGAATGCTTTTTGTCCATCCTTTAAAAGATCCTGGAACGCAACTTTCATAATAAGATTGCCAGCACAGCTATATTTTGCTGCTATTTTATCAAGTACTTTTTTGCTTTCTGTGTAGTTTTGCATATTTATATCTCCTTTTTTATAAAGTTATTGCCGCTTGCACCATATTTATTAAATATTTCATAGTGCAAGGTTCGTAAACATTTCCACAATTAATAATATTTTCATCATGGTATACAGTCCATGTATTATGACCGAGAGAGTAATGGTAGTCTCCCCAAATTTCATTTGTTTTTGGATCATAATTTACTTGTATATATTTCCCACTATAATATCCTGAGAGATTTTTTGTTTCTGATGAGAGCTTCTTAAGTCCTTTTAATTTCAATTCCATAGCATATCCTCCAATCACTTTGTTTCCTTTCTTATTAATCAATAAATTTAATTTCCATAGGTAACTCGTCTAATATGCCATTGCTTTCAAGTTCATCCCCATAAAATCCACTACAACCGTCAATCACCTCCCAATCATCATAATCGTCTACTTCAAGCACTTCGCCACAATGAGGACATTTTTTCTCATTATGAATATGAACTTTTTCTTCCAAAGTGTAGCTAAAAACTTCTCCTCTGAGATAATCATCAAGTGTTTTAACTTCACTATCAATAATATCCATTGCCCGGTGTTTCCAATCCTTATAAGCACCACAATTAGTCTCAAACGTTTCTTTGTCTACGAAAGCAAATCCTATAATGCCTGAATCCCATCTGTCGTTATAAGGATAAGTAGTTATTGCTGTAGATATTGTGATTCCCGAATGTTCATAACATGAAATATACTTAATTACAACATCTTTCGCTTGCTGAAGTTCTCTTATCATATCATTTTCGGAAGCTGCGTCAATATCGTCGGCTTCCATATCAGTATATTCCTTGCACATATCTGCAAGTACGTCCCATGCTGTTTTCCCTTTGGGCTTGTCATCTCCGATTGCATAATGCTTATGCCAGCAATAGATAGTTGAGATGTTATCATACATATCACGAGGACTCTCTGTGTAGTCATCTTGTTCAACTGTCAGAAGATATTCTTTTCCATCTTTATCAATCATATTAAAGGATCCTGGTGCATAGTGTTTCATAATTATTTACTCCTTTTTTATTTTAATTGTAAGTTACTGTTTTGCCGTATTTCTTTCATCAACGTCAAGCAAGAACAATGCTCTTTCGTTGATGTCCATATTATTCCATGCTGTATTAACAATCTGACAAAAGATTCGTTTTAAAGATATTTTGCCCATTCCTCGAATTGGCTGCTTGTTGGATATAGCGTTAATAAATTCTCCATACGTTGTTATTCTATTTCGTAACAATCCATTCTTAAGTTTTCCATCCAAGTTAGCATCTACTATAGACATATTACAAATCTTGTCATTCAAACGAAATCTAATTTTTGAAGTAGAGTAAGTCTGAAGAATTGCTGAACTGATGGTTGAGCCACTTGCTACGAAATTCATTACCTTTTCAATAGAATTTGTCATAATTTTAATTCCTTTCTTGTTTCTCAATGAAATACATTGTTCCATGCCGCTTCTGCTATTGCACCAAGACTATTTCCTGCAACACATATATACCTACCACCTACGTCTGTTTCATTAGGATACAGTGCAATAAATGCTTCCGAACTATGCCCACACCGAATAACATGATATTTGCAATGATCCCAACCGCATTTTGCGTAATGAATAGATGGTGATAAATATTGTTCTACATATGCACTTGCTTCAAGCTGTGTATCAGAATAATCACGCCATTTTAATTCCTCTTTATATCCTTTAGCCTCAAGCTCCCATTTCCAATAATACTTACTCATTTCCATCATCCTTTCGTGTATATTCTTGTAGCATTTCTTCATCACATGTTTGTCCACGCCAGACTTCATACTGAGTTATCTTTACATAACTTACACCGTCTTTAATACAGTCATAGTACCAATCCCACGCAAATCCTTCATCTCTAAACAGATTAGATTCTCCATACTCGTTATAGTAATCACTTTTCTCCGGAAACTCCCAATAAACTACCCAATACATTGTTCTTTATCGTCCTCCTGTTTATCGTTGTACCATTCTCTTAAATAATTTTCATCAAAACAATCAACTTCCCAAGAACCATCTAAAAAATCTCCATTGTCTGGAATGGGAATTACCCCATCTTCATCTTGAGCAATATTAATTGCTTCCTTGAGGGTATTTGCTTCTACTGTTATCATACCCATCACAGTCCATACTACAGGAATTTTCCAAGTTTTCATTTTATTCATTATCTCCTTCATTAAGAATTAAGCCATCTTTGCTAATTTTAAACTTTGATAAAGTCTGATACTCTTTCCAGAACCATTCAACAATTGCTTTATAGTTATTATCCAATGATACTGTCAAATCATTACACCACACATCTCCATTTGAATAATATGGACTATTAATCCAATCAAAGTCAGTTCTGAGATAATCGCTAGTCCATACCTTAATTCCTGCAGTAATACAAAACGTAGGATTTTCTTTTGAATGAATGCCCCATGCGTCGTTCGGGTCATATCCATCACTCCATCCAACGCACACAGCAAGTCTATCATCGAGCTTAATTGTTGAACAACCACAATCTTCTTCGATGAGCCATTTTACAGCTGATTGAATTTCTTTTGCAAGCATATCTTTTATCATGGTTAAACCTCCTTGTTATACGTTATATAGTATTTCATTTTTAATTCTATCCTCTTACTGACCATTCGCTCGGATGCAACAGTTCTGGAAAGTCACTATACGTGATATATTTTTCTGCCGCTTCTTTTGTAGCGAATACACCTTCTATTTCCCATGGGTCTGGACTATATAAACTTCCACGTTCAATAATCCATACTGTTTTTGTTTCCTCCTTATCAATATCAGCAATTACATCAAGATATCTTTTGGCATATCCATTGAGAATTGCTCGTTTATCATGTTCCGCTTGTTCTTTGAAGAGCTTTAAATTTGATCGACAACCCTTTGCATTTTCATCAATTCCTGCGCCACCTATTGGTTTACCTTTGTAGTAGAACATATAACCCTTTGTGTTGTATGAGTAAGAAATGTCGTTTGCGTTAATCATTTTGTTTCCTCCAATCATTGTGTATTGTTACTGAATTTCCTGCATTGCCTCAATTTGCTCTTCTGTAAAGCAGCGGCAAACATCATCGTATTCTTTCACTACAGCGTTGTAGATATTCTGAATTTTTTTCACATCAGCCCATTCATTAACTTCGTATCCAAATTCACTCATAAAGTCATCAATGCTTCCGACATCGTATTTTTGCAAACATGCAAGAATGTCATATACTGTGGGATAAATTCGTACCCTATTAGGATATGAGTTTTTAATTGTGTTACTGATACTATCCCAGAATTTAACCTGCATGTTTCCTTTGGGAGTTGCAATGTTTACTATGTAGGTGTCCCGTCTTTTATTATCATTCCAATCTGCATTTGCTTCTTTTCCGAGATACATAAATTTCATTGTTGCATTACAATCTTGCATAAATTTTCTTGCTTGTTCTGTATATACTGACATATGATTTAACCTCCTATAACCGTTGATTTTTTTTCAATTTCTTCTCTGTGACATTTCATTCTTGAAGCAAATCTACCACAAGAATTATCTCTATATTCCCTAAGTCTTTGTCGAGCCTCGCTGTAAGTGTATTCAGAACATTCTACTTCCCATCCATAGCCCCAGTTGGTTTCTATGTCGTAGCGATCACGAGTTTTACGTTTATACATTGTTATTTCCTTTCCTCCTGTTAATATAGCCCGTATAGCCGATAGCACAGCTTTGATTTATCTTACCAACTTGAACGGTAGCTGATTACTTGCTTGTCAAAATCTGTTTCTGATATTATTTTCGGAAGCAATTCAAATGTGTATTTGACATCTTCCATATAATATTCATCATAGTCTGTACCTCCAAAGAAGAATCCACTCTGTGTCGGCAAGAGTTTTGCGGCTAATTCTGGATTGGTGATAATGTATCCATCTTCATAGATATTTTCCCATTCTCCATCTTTATTGCATTGCTGTCCACTTACTATTTTGTTTGGTGCAAGAGTTGATTCTGTGACGATGGTCTTACAAATCAAATAGAGCTTCATTAGCTGCTCTTTGCTTACTTCGTGTGACTGACAATTATCTATGTTATTTTGTACATTCTTTACGAACCACGCATGAATTGCATTTGCCTTTCTCCAATAACCAATATCCTCAAAGACTGAATTAAATCCATATTTGTGTTCTTTGTCCCATGCTTGATATCGCTTTATAAAGTATGATTCAAGCTGCTTAATTGCTTTCTTGTTTAAGTCTTTATATGAGGTGCCACACCATTCTTTAAGAGTGCATTTTTCTCCCCGAGTTTTTGCATTTTTCCAGCAAAAATAGCCCTCTACCGCTTCGATGTCCTGTAGTGTGCAATTTTCAATTTTTGGTGTTCTTTGTAAATACATATCAAGTCCCATTTTGAACCCTCCTTATTCAATCACTTTGTTCTATTATAGCTTCAAATTATTTCTAAAATTACTGCATTTTATGACTGTGATGTAAATTTCTCATCCCACCAAGCCATATTGGCGAATGGGATATCATACCATAATTCGTGGTTAATATTATCTTTGAAAATCGTAACATTTCCTTTGAATTCATACTGTTCAATTAGTGCCTTTGATATAGGTGTGACTTTGAGATACAAGTCACTTCCTAATTCGTGCTGACTGTCTATTTCCTCTGGTGTCATTAGCTCTTTTGCCTTGTTGAACAATTCTCGTGCATTCATTCACTTAATCCTCCTTGAAAGCATTGAAGCACTGTTTGAAAAGATTCATTTTTGCTTCATATTCCTGATTTTTCTTTTCAAGCAATGCAATCTTTTTTATTGCTTCGTCGTTCATTTCTTTTGCCTTATGTGCTTTTTCCATAGCGTTAGAGATATCTATTATGTGAGATGACATATCCGAAACCAAGCAAAGCTGTTTGCCTTTTACGGTCTTACACTTGCCCGAACAACAATTGCTAATTGTGCTGTTGTCAACCCCAAGTGCTTTAGCCGCCTCTTTCTGAGAGGGGAATATTTCTCCTGTTGTAATGCAAAATACAGGCTTGCTGTTTCTTGTGTTGTACCCATCAATAACGAGTTCTTTTGTGATAATCATGTGCTTCATAAAGCTAATCCTCTTTTCTGCCATGTGTTGGCTTATTTTATCTTTTGTTAATTAATTTGCTTGTTTATGCAAATTAATATATCCACAAGTTCGTATGGTCTATAGGAATATATTTGTCATTCATATTAGGCCATTCAATTTCCTTGTCGGTAATGAATGTGCCACAAAAGTTAACTACTACGAACGGTTCAATTGTCACAGGTTCGCACCAATCTCCATTGTCATCGTGCCGACAATGATACATATATTTTCCTTTAGGAATAGTTGCTTCGTCTATGCGTAGGTCAATGAAGTTTCCTTTGTATTCAGTTCCGTCCTCGGCCGTGAGGATAATGGACTGTAAGTACCTTTGTACTTCTTTGCTGTTGTAATCATATTTCATTTAATTTTCCTCCTTTTTGCTGTTTCTGAGAGTTAGCCATTCGTGGCCAGAAGTACTATAATATACTTCATTAAGAGTAACTTGCACCTTTGCTGGATAATATTCATCTGGCTCAAAGTCAATTTTTACTGAATAAATTACTCTGTATATTGCATCTAACTCCTGTGGAATTTTAGTTGCAATATATGCGTTATTATCAACTCCGTATCTTCTAAATCCTATGTATAATGTTTCTGATTTTTGTGCTTCAAGGTGATGTTCAATGCTCTGGATATCATAAAGCAAATCACTTGCAAAACGGTCACAATAGCGACCTGCTTCTTGTATGAGCTTTGAATAAATACTGCTCATATTGATTTCCGTTTTACCCTCGTAAACATATCCTGTCGCTGTGATTTCTGGTTGAGATGTATTTTTAAAGCATTCAAAGTAAATCATTTATATTTCCTCCCATTCAGATTCTTCTTCACCATCTTCTGTTATTGCGTGCATAAGCACAACTGTTGGAGTTGATGGTTCTACTACAAATTCTCCGTCTTCATATTTTTCTCTGGCAAGTTCCATTGCTTTCTTAATATCTTCAGCTTCTATTTCAAAATCCTGTGAAATGGTTTCTTCTATCGTGATTATCCATTTTTTCTTTTCCATTACCAAATTCTCCTTCCTATTCTCATTACTGTATTAACGAGTTTGCCGTTATTCATTTCGCACATTTCCTGTGTGAAGCTTGAAACTGCCCATACTTCATCAACGCATTTACTCATTGTTGCTGTTTCTGATTTCCATCCGCGCATGGTTTTATTGTGGAGCTTTTGAAGTCCCTGATTGCCACAGGGCACACGCATTCTACCATTTCCGAAATTTACAATTCCTACAGCATACATTTTTTAATTCCTCCGTTCCATAATCACTTTGTGCTGTATATTGCTTAGAAAAAAGGGCTGCTTTGTGCAACCCTTATGTTATGCTTTGTAATTTAATTTGTCGTTGATAAGTGAAAACTCTAAGTCATATTTCTTTGCGTCGCTTTGCATTAGTCTTACAGAGTTAGTAAGTCTGTCAACTTTTGTTTCCAATGTATCAAGTCTTGTTTCCATTTTGTCAAGTCGGTTTTCAATTCCGTCAAGTCGCTTGCCCAAAGTTGTCATTTGCTCTGTTACATTCATAAGCTGTTCCATAATTGCATCAAATTGTTTATCTTGCATTAAATCACCTCTTTTATGTTATTATATTATTTGCTCAGAGAATAATCAACTTCCTTATGTGCTTCATATCCTCTGACAAAAGCATCAGTGTATAATTCTAATTCCCTCATAGTCATATAGCCATTTATTTCCGACAGAATGCCATGATAGATGATATATAATTCCTTTGAGTTGAGATAGAAGTATGTGCTTCGTAAATAATTCCAAACGGTTTTTGAATCCTTTGTTTGAGAGTCGGCAATATCATCCCATATCCAACAGCCATTTCCTACGGGATAAAGATGGAGCGTTTTGCCATTAATAGTGAAATCCTTGCCTTTGAATTCCTCTGTTTCGGCTTCGTCATAGCCATAGAAGATGAACGTATCTTCTGTTGCATTATAGATTGCTCGTGCCTTATTGTCAGGCATAAGTGCATTGTATGCATCGACAATTTCTAAAGCTGTTTCCTTTGTGAACCAAGGGCAAGCCCATCCATTCCAATGAGTGCCATCGGTATATCCGTCATAGATTGCTATGTTGTCATCAATCTCAAATGCTGACTTGTGCATTTCTGAATTCCTCCTCTTTTAATCGTTTCTGTGATTATAGGCATATGCTCTTTGTGAAAAAGCATAGTATTCTTTTGGGCTTAAGCTGTTAAGAAAATCCTTTTTTGCTGAGTCGTTATCGCAAGCTGAAGTTATGCTGCCTATGATTGCTATAACTACGAGTACAAGAGCTATTTGTCCAAAGATATTGTGTTTGTTGTTGTTATTGTTATTCATATTTCTATCTCCTTTATAGCAATTCATCATAATCAAAGTCAAGTATAAGAATCGGATTATTTGCTAAATTGCGTTCCATGCGAACGGTAATAGATTTTACGGCTTCTAAGTCATCCTGTACAATGACTACACGTGCCGTGCGTGAATGCTCATTTTCACGAATTGCTTGCAAAGCAAGAGCCTTTTCGAGCATGGTTTTTTGCGATTCGAGCTTCGCAATGCGACGCTGCAATGTTGTAATATCTGTATTCATAGCTATATTCTCCTTTTTTATTTTAATACATTGCCTTATAATATTCTTCTTCTTCCCATGTTGGTAATCCTTCATTTTCCAAATTTTCACTTCTTCTTTTAGAAATGAAATGTCTCTCTCTAAAATCACGCTCTTCAATATAATACCATTCTATTGCGTCTTCCCAGTTATGGAATTTTACTTGATATACTGGAGTTCCATTTTTTTCACTTACTCCGTAAATTATCCCATTTTTTCTAAAATTTCTTCTTGCAGTTTCTAATTTCATTTTTTCTTTCTCTCTTTCTGTTTTATGTTTTATTGTAATTATATTTCTACTCCAACTTTCACCGTAAGACAGAAGAGTAGTTTTGTGACGTGCTCAGGTCAAGCATAGTTATGCTAAATAATCTAAAGAGAAGTCAAAGGGTTTTATGACTCCTGCTTTTGCCATCATATCAGCAAGAGTGCTATAAAAGAGGTCTATGTAAGACCTCTTTGTATAGACAGCTGTAAAGTCCTTGCCTTGTGATTTGATAAGTTGAGTACCTGAAGCCTTTTTCTTGCCGATGTCGGCAATAATTGAGTTTATCGTCTCAATGTGGGCTTTGACCCCATGCTCAATAAACCATTCGGCAACAGCACGAACGTACTCCCTTTTGTCAAGAGTACCCTCTTTGTACCCTTTGTAGGCATAGTACGTGTTGTTGTCAACTTCACCTATGGTCATTTTTGTTTTGTTGATTTCGGCAATTTTGCTGGAGGCTAAGGCATGAATAGCCTCAATCTCGTCATTAAGATTTTTGATTTCGGCATCGAGACTCGTCTGATTGATGTAAGCCTCTTTTGAGGCTCTTGCGAGCTTCTCTTCTATCAAAGTTCTACGGGCTGAAGTAGAACTCTTGACAGCCTTATTAATGCAAGCAACCTTGCAAGTTGCATTTGCATAGTTATCGACTGCCGTTGTGAAGTCTTTAGAAGTCGTAAAGAAGTTAAGTCTGCCTTTTTCAATGGTAATTTCAGCGTTAGTTCTTTCGTAAGTTTTTGTCATAATTTTACCTCTCTTTCGCCTATTTAGGCATATTAAATATTTTTTGAAGTGAAAAGACTTTGTTTATCGGTACAAAGTCTAAAACCGTTGTCAAGAAATTATTCTTGACGTGCTTGCATTTCGCAAGCAATTGAAGCTAAATCAGCAATTATGTTTTTGCATAGAGTTACATATAGCGTTTCTTTTTTTGCGTTCAACATAACTTTTGCACTTGCAAAAAAGTCACTTTCAATGTTGAAACGCAACTCTTCACAAAATGCATAACCCCATTTCCCATGCATAGAAGATATTATTGCAAAAAGTATATCACGGGCATTTTGTTCATCTTCCCATAATTCACTTATGGTTAAAGTATCTTTTTTGCGTGGGACATAGATTCTTTTGATACTCATAATGTTTTCACCTCACTTTCGTTATAGTATCTATACACCGACAAATTATAAGTTTATCGGCATATAGATACCATAATCTTTGAGATTATAGTATCTTTTTCTATAGTCAATCGGAGAGTTTCCCCCCTATGTAATCTTCCAATTTTTGCACACGGTTAATGCAAGGTTAGACTGATACATTTATCCTTCACTATGTGTCACGTGTGGGACAAGTCAACCACCATAGCTAATAGGTATCACAATGCCTGATTGATATCGAAGTATGCTCTCCGTTTACAATTGTAACTTACAATTGTAAAAACCGTTAATTCAGTTGTCAAAGAACTAATATATAATATTATGTTTTTTTGTAAACCGTAGTCTACAATTGTAGTTAATTCAACCGTAGTCGGATTAACCGATAATATTATATCTTCAAAGAGTTAAACCGTTTCTTTTGGTAAAACGTTGTCGCACTCTTTGGTGTTCCGTTGTTGTCGTGTCCCTTGGTGTGCCTTAATTATACTACGGGTAGAGGTAAAACACAAAAAAATAGAGATTTTTATGTGTTAGGGTACATAAAACTATAATATTTTCTCATCCGGCAGCAAATACCCCTGGGTGATCTTGTAACACACTGACTTAAAATTTGACATAGTTATTTTTATCATTACTACCCTTACACAGTTCATTTTAGAATATTAAAAAATTAAACAAAATCCTTACAATTTATATATTTAAATACATAATATTTATATACTTTTACACCAAATCGTTTAATTAAAAACCATTAACAAATATGAAATCATTTTCACAAACCACATTACACGGTCACATGAACGCATAACCAAGCACCTTCATTTCCTATAAAACCTTAATCCCTACCCCTTCTTTTTCACCCCTATTCACAATTTTCACCCTCATTCACATAAAAACATTTACAGTCCTAATAAAACTATCACAATTCCATTTCCAACCTTAAAAAGCTAAATTTGCATACAACTTCGCAAATATCAACCCCAATAACCCACTACAGCTTCTACAAACCTTTTTAAGGCTCTTTATATCTCCCCTATCAAATAGTCTACCCACAGCCTTATCGTTGAAATTAGACTCAAAAACATTGAACTCTACTGTAAAAAATTAATCTCTAAAATTATGCCGGGGTACTTGTAATCTAAATACTAATACACCCCCTTCCTATACATACTCTTGCCATAAAAATAAAAAAAGAAGAGGGGCTACTTGTACCCTACTCCTCATTAACATTCTTAACTAATTAGCATTTTTACATTTTACTACTCACAAGACTTCTACAAACTTCTCAGAGCTTTTAATTTTCACCCTAACAAATCCTCTACCCATACCATTAACCCCCGAAACAAACTCAAAAACGCACTAATGAGTAGTATATTTTCAATGCACCAAACGACACTATGCTAGCGTATTTCCTTATTTCATATTTTTTTAACAATTTATCTATTGACAAAACTCTTTCTAAATGATATAATATCACCAATACAAAACAAAGTGATTGCAAAGAAATGGCATGTCCCCTCCAACTAAAAAACAATAACCGCTTGATGCCCTCCCCTAGCCGAGAGGTCATATTCGAAAATTCATTTCAATCCACATTCGTTTAACTGTTCGCTGAGGGTTTTGGCTTATGCAATAAGGCAAAACCCCCGAATAATATTATTTTTATATTTTACGGAGTGTAACGGAGTAAAATATAAAATAATATTATTCGGGTTTTATATTTTACGGAGTGTAACGGAGTAAAATATAAAATAATATTATTCGGGTT